CAAACCCTGATTTCCGTGAAGCATACGATGCAGAAACAAAGGCACGCAATGCAATGCATTATGACGAGTTTGAGGACTACAAGATTACTGACCTTGAAGTGCAAGACGATTGGGAATCCAAGGCGTTTAGTATCTGCAACTACGCAGACTACGATGAAGGCATTCTCGTGCCACTAGACTTCACTGACGAAGAATTGCTACCTATCTTCAAACTTGCGCACGAAGCAAACATGTCTTTCAATGACTATGTATGCATGGCTCTACGCAGGCTCATTGACGAACGCAAATTGACAGAATGTGACAAGACCTGCGAAGGTTGCAAATGTTAAGCACTGTTTACAGTAACTCGCCGTACATACAGGTGTCAGCGCCTGTATTGCCTTACATAACTCCAGGGCCAATGACAGGGCAAATGCGGTGGAATACACAAAACAACTGTGTGGAAGTTAGCAATGGTTCTGGCTGGCAGCAAATTGGCGGAGTGGCAAGTCTCAATGTAAGCGCAGAGTTTAAACAGATTATGGAGTGGGCTAAGGAAGAGATGGCTAGATCCATCAAGATGAAACAGTTGGCAGATCAGTCGCCCACAGTAGCCGCAGCACTTGCAGACTATGAACTAGCCGCAGAGAAGTTAGCAGTTATTATGACATTAGCAGACAAGGAACTAGCATGAAGATTTTTCGCAAGTGGCTCCTAAAGTGGGTGCAAAAAGCCAAGGATGAAGCTGACCGTGAGCAAAAGGTAGCAATGGAAGAGCCGATGAAGGCAAACTACGGCGCAACTATTGGCTCTGCTAACTATGCAACGGCAAAGGAAGATGTGCCTATGCGTATGAACTTCAATGTGATGCCAGCCATGGGCGGTGTAGTAATCAGCATAAATAATTATGACCGCAAGACCGGTCGACACACTGAAAATCTACACGTCATTCACGATGACGAAGACGTCGCAACTAACATCGGACAAATTGTTTCTTTGGAGTTGCTGAAGTCACAATGAACACATTAACTGATATGATTGCTAAACCTGTCCTGAAGAATAAATTCTGGGTCGTCGAAGACAATGGTAAAAAGATTGCAACGATACAAGCTACTGACGTTGGCTTTGTATATGTGCACAACGATGAGCGTGAAAAGTTTCCGTCCATCAAAGGATTGAGCAAGAAGTATAACATCACTTTTGAAACTGTCAAGTTCAAACCACCAAAGGAAGATTCACATCATTGTTATGGGTACCCCACTGTCGGCAAACCATACAATCAAATCTACGACGTCCAGCGCAAGATAGCAATATACACAAAGACCGCAAAGTCTCGGAGTTTATTTTGTGCAGGATACTTCGCCATTAAGTACAATGACTCATGGGCTAGTGAGTATTGCCCAAAAAATATTACCATCAACAGGTATGAATTTGCTGGGCCGTTTAAAACAAAGACAGAATTAAAAGTCTTTCTAGACTCCAAGAAAGCGTGGCTATAATGCAACTTACCATAGCAATGCAATCCTTCAATGAGAAGGTGCGACAAATGAACCAAACGAACGGTAAACAGCTGGTTTTGAGTGCAGCAGAGGCAAGAAACCTGCATGTCGACCTTTATGCCCTACTCGCAGAAGTAACTGTCTTAGCTAGAAATGAGAAACCCGATGATGAAACAATGCAAATAAGCATGGATGGTGGCGGGTTTAAACAATAAATACATATATAATTGCATAAATAAGAGTGCAAGGAATATAATCAATGTCGAGACCCAAGCCAACTGTTATTTTAGAAAACGTAAGTAAGACCACTTATAAGAGTGATCAAGTGCTGTCATCTGACGGCATTTGGGCAGTGTTCTACGATGGTCAACCCGTTAACCTAAAGTCATCGCATTCGCTGGTCGCTTACCCTGGTCCGAAATATAAAAAGTCAGCCTTCTCAAATCCAGGCCATGCTATCAACTTGGCAAAGAAGCTCAATGTTCAGTTCAAGACAGACAAGTTTACTGTCATACTGTTGAAGCAAGGTGACCAAGTCTATCCATGACCCGCAGCTAGAGTGGATTAAAACATTCATGGCATCGTTAGTGGATTGCCCCCTAACGTTACAGCAGGGCAGAGTGCATTGGTGGGTCAATCCGTCAAACCACAATAGTCTAAGGCTGGCGGGCAAGGCTTATATGTGGTTAAAGAAGTACACACAGATTCCGCATTGGCAGATTCCAATTAACGCTGACATTTCAAGCAAGCAAGTGATACAGTTAGAGCGAGTATTTAAGAGTCCGTATTACTTGCATAACTCGTTAAACATAACTTTGCTGGGTGAGGAAGATGTCGTCATGCTGCAACTACATGCAGGGGATCTGGGCACGTACCTAAACAATTTACAACAATGACACAATTTACAAGTAGAATAATTCCTCTAGTAGACGTAAACAATCCCGCATACAAAAACAGAACTCCACTCACAAGGGCAGACGTTCCTAAAGAGCATCAATGGAATTTTGTTCAGCGTAAGATGAATTTTGAAAAGGATCTTGGCTTACAAGGTCTCTACTGTTTTCACCCCTTCAACACGATAACGGTTGACCAACTTGGCGATGTGTATATGTGCACTTGCCAAGCAGACTTACCTATACCTGTTGGTAAGATATGGGACTTTGAATCGTTGGATGACATAGGGCGTTCGCCTATTGCACGTGAGTTGCAGGCAAGCATATTGGATGGTACATACAAGTATTGTAACGGCGACAACTGCGGTCTCATTCGTGGCAAGGTATTGAGTCCTGTAATCAGTCACAAGCCAGACACTATTAACTGGATAAATTTTGCGCTTGATGCCAGCTGCAATTTAACTTGCCCGTCGTGTCGCAAAGAGTTTATCTTCCTTAACGAAGGACCAGAGTATGATCTACGCATACGCATGGTCAACCATCTTGTTAAACTCATTGAGAAACACAACCATTGGATTAAGTTCTCCATAAGCAATGATGGCGATCCGTTTGCATCATTAGTCTATCGCGACTTGCTGTCTAAGCTAAAAATTAAAGGCATGCCTGTTGAAATAGAGATTGTTACTAACGGCATCCTTGCCAAAGCTCACTGGCACAAGATGGAGGGTATTCACTCTAACGTCGTTGGCTTTAAGGTCAGCATGGATGCAGGTACTCCTGAAACGTATGCAGTAACACGTCGTGGTGGTTCGTGGGACAAACTCATTGAGAGCATCAAGTTCATTGCTCAGTGGAAGAAGGATAACAACTCACAAATGGAACTCACTGCGAGCTTTGTTGTGCAGAATGCTAACTACAAGGACATGGTTGCTTACGTTGAGCTGTGCGACTCGTTGGGCTTTGACCACATCAACATGTCACGCATACAGAACTGGGGTACGTTTGACAACTTTGCGCAAGAAGCAGTGTGGGACGAAAACCATATAAACTATACAGACTTTTTAACGTGCCTCAATGACCCAGTGCTCAAAAATCCCAAAGTAAATCTAACAAATTTGATTGATTTGACAGACAAATCCATTTAATATACAATGGTTGTATTAAATGATTAAGGATGTTTATGCCTGCGCAAGCGTTAAGTTTGGTTCCCGCAAATTCCCTCAAGAAAAAGCTCACTGTGCTTACGTATGCGCAGACGCAAAACAAGAAATACGAATCCGTAATTGACGATTACGTCAATGTCCCAGAGCGTATCAATGCGCTCAGCGCAAAGCGCCCTGACTTGCTCGCAATCTTCAAAGAGTTTGCGCAGGAGTTCTTGGAGCGTTTCCCCTTTAAAACGTACGAAGAGATGACTAAGTCCATGGTTGGGCTTGGCAAGCAAGGGTACGAGAACATCCTGGATCTTGATATCAACGTTACGATGCAACGGGATCTGGACGGCGATTGGCTTGTCACATTGATGGGCACGTTTGATCCCATCCTTGTTAATGCTGTCCGTGCATACCGTGATCCAGACCGCACTGACGGTGGCAAAGCTCGTCTTATTGCATGGGACGGCCAACATACCACCATGCTGCTTTACCTAATTGCAGTGTACGGTTTTGGTTACGAACCCAAGGACGTCAAGGTTCCCGTAAGCGAATACCCAGGGCACGATCGTGCCTCCATCCGCCGTCAATTCGTGTATTACAATAGCGGCGCAGGTTCTAAGAAGCTTGACGCAATTGATTTGTTCATGCAATACGTGTATGGCTACAACCACGACGGCGACCGCGGCGAGATGCACATTCGCTGCCACGAGATTCAAGCCCTTGCTGAAAAGTATGGCATGTTTTTGACTGACGAGAAGTTTGGCGATCAAAACGAAGATGGCGCTGTGTCCCGCTTGTCAGAAATCATGAACAAGAACTACAGCGTCGCAGTGATTGACAAGGTGTTTTATTACCACACTGTGTCCAAGAAGAAAGAAAGCAAGTCCCGCCCAATGTATGCATTGGAGATTGACAACCTTGCTCACTACTTCAAGGCCTGCGAAGATCAGTCCATTATGATTGATTATGCTTACATTGACGGCATGGTTGCAGTACTCAGCAAAGTCACTGACAATACGTGGCACGTGGGCAGCAAGAAACACAAAATGGTTATCACTGCATACGGCAACTGGTTCAAGGCTGCACAATCCAAAGGCACCATCCTAAGTAGCGAGAAGCCACGGTGCAACCAAACAGAAGTTGCTCCTGTGTGGCTTAGCCAAGTCTTGGTGCGTCACGCTAAAGCATCAGTACCGACGTTTACGCAAAGCTTCAAATTTGCAGCAAAGGACTTGGGTTAATATGTTCCGCGATTTTAAAAAAGACGAACTCAAAAGTTCAGCTGAAATCTTCAAGGCTGCGAAAATGAAATGTGTCAACTGCGGCGACCCTGTTACTAAGTACAAGGGCCCAGGTGATTCCACACTTTGCCGCAAGCACCAGAAAAACCTCGTTGAGTATGGCGGCACTGGCAAAGTTGGTGTTGATCACTCCCACTCACGTGGCAAGGTGTGTGTATGCTGCGGCTATGACCCGCAAGCAGATCAGGCAATCATTGATGCTGCAAACGGCGACGCAGTCGTGCTAAATCAAATTTTGCGGAAGCTCATTCACGTTGACCACATTGATGGCGATCACGAGAATAACGATCCGTCCAATCACCAAACACTGTGCTATAAGTGCCACGCAATCAAAACGATTATCAACAAAGATTACTTGCCCAAATCTCTGCGTCCAAGATTCTTGGCAGAGGAATTTGACGAGTAAATCCACTTAATGTACAATGATAGCTTATTAATTAGGGGTGATTATGAGCTTGTTCCGTCCAACCTGTATCAACCACGGCTGTAACGAGCCAGTCACATTCCAACGAACTAACGCTGACGGATCAAAACGGTGGCGTGTCCATTGTGGACATTGTCAAAAGGCAAGCTATGGTAAAGTAGAGCATCGTGACGGTGTTACGCCCTATAAAACTGGAAAATGCGCAAACCAAAATGGGCACCTTAAATTCAAGTGCCCAACAAGTTACAGGCGTGGCAGCGTGGCATTTGGCATCACTGAAGTTGACCACATTGATGGTGACCATTGCAATAATGCACATTCTAATTTGGATGAACTGTGCCCAATTTGTCACAAAGAAAAAGGCAAGCGTGAGGGAGACCACAATAACCAAAAGCACTTTGCGTAATTTGACGCTTAATTGATCTTAATATACAATGACAGCATGAACACTAAAATCCGTACTGTACTCAGCGACATTGCTCGCAAAGAAATGGGCATTGAAACGCTGGAAACCCAACGCTCTGACCGCTTGGATTTTCATGAAGTTGCAGTGTGGACCATACTAAATGCTCTTGAAGCCGCATACTTGCAAGGCTTGAAGGACGCAAAGGATTTGACGATTAAATCCACTTAATGTACAATAGTGGCTTAGTAAGTTAGTTAACAGATTTTAAAGGAGTTAGTAAATGGCTACACAAGGAACCGGCGCTTTGACAGACACCATCACCGTCACGCCCAATGAGGCTCGCAGTCGCGTCCTCCGTGCATTCAAGGCAAAGCGCCCTGTTTTCCTCTGGGGCCCTCCCGGAGTTGGTAAGTCCGAAGTCATTACAGACCTCGGTGCAGAACTTGGTGGCTACGTGGTTGACCTGCGTCTGTCCCAAATGGAACCCACTGACCTGCGTGGTATCCCGTTTTACAACAAAGAAATTGGCAAAATGGATTGGGCTCCCCCAATTGACTTGCCTGACGAAGAACTGTGCTCGCAGTATCCTATCGTTATCCTGTTCCTGGATGAAATGAACTCTGCCGCTCCTTCCGTGCAAGCCGCAGCATACCAGCTGACACTGGGACGCCGTATTGGTAAGTACCGCCTGCCAGACAACGTCGTGATTGTTGCTGCTGGTAACCGCGAAAGCGACAAGGGTGTGACATATCGTATGCCCACTCCGCTGGCAAACCGTTTCGTCCACTTGGAAGTGCGCCCTGACTTTGAGTCCTGGTTTACTTGGGCTGTCAACAAAGGCGTGCACAAGGACGTCGTGGGTTACTTGAGCTTTGCCAAGAACGACATGTTTGGCTTTGACCCCCGCTCTGCTTCCCGTGCATTCAACACACCGCGTACCTGGGTTTTCACTTCGGACTTCCTGTTTGACGAAGACGCTACTGACGCTGAACTGCGCGACTTGATCGCTGGTACTATCGGCGACGGCTTGTCCAAGAAGTTTATGGCTCACCGTAAGGTGTCCGCAGACATGCCAAAGCCTGAAGATGTGCTGGCTGGCCGCGTGAAGGAACTGAAGGTCAAGGAAATCAGCGCCATGTACTCGCTGACAATTTCCATGTGCTACGAGTTGCAAGATAACTTCAAGAAGCTGGGCAAGGAAAAGATTAGCGACTGGCATGCCCAGGCAGACAACTTCCTGCGTTTCATGATGGACAATTTCACAACGGAACTGGTTGTGATGGGTACACGGGTTGCGCTGACCACTTACAACCTGCCAATGATCCCAGGCAAGATGAAGAACTTTAACGAGTTCCACCAACGCTTCGGCAAGTACATTGTCGCAGCATCCGGCAAGTAACCTAAAATAGGTAACGGGGCTTCGGCCCCGTTTTGCATTATGGACTACGATTACGATTACGAAATGCGGATTACTGATCCTGCTTATGTGGTTGAAGTAGGCATGGAACGCGATACAATGCGTGTCGCTCAAGAAATGATGGACACGTTGGGCGTTAGAGGAATTGCGATCGTAGGCAGACTGTGCTTTTTCAATATGCAGGACATGCGCCAATTTATGTTTTACTGGAAAGCAAATGGACCAATTTGATGAGGTGTGGCAGACGGAGAACCAAGGTCCAATCCAGGTGCGGGACATGAAGCGTTCGCACGTTCGTAATTCTCTCCAGTGGGTATTGCGCAGACAGGACCGCACTGTGCTTGGTACTGAGTTTGATAATTTTGATGATGTTGATGCCGGCGGACCGTACAATCAAAAGGACAAGGACGGACTGTATTACAGGGACTGGATCGCGATTTTCACTGCACGCCTGCTTGACCCGTCGCTTGACGAATAAATCATCTTAATATATAATAGTGATAACAAATAAGGAAAGCTAATGAAGCAACTCTCCCAACCCTACTTTTTGCGCACGATGAGTGATGCAGAAGTGCTTGAATACGAGAACGTATTGCGCATGGCCACCGCCGCAGTGGCAACCGCTACAGGCAAAGAAAAGGTCGAGATTGACCCCAAGATTGACGGTCCCGCACGTGAACGTCTTATCACTTCACGCATTGGCCTTTTGCTCAAGGCCCCGTTTTTTGGCAACATTGCAACCCGTTTGGAACTGCTAAACGGCAACGACTGGTGCCCCACTGCCGCAACTGACGGTCGTCGCTTTTACTACAATGACAAGTTCGTGATGTCACTGCCCCTTAAGCAGTGCGAGTTCCTTATGGGCCACGAAGTGCTTCACGCTGTCTACGATCACAGTGCACGCCGCAACGGTCGCGATCCTAAGATCTGGAACTTTGCTTGCGACTTTGCAGTTAACCAAGACCTGATGGACCAACGCATCGGCGAGAAGATCACAGTGGTTAAGATTCTGCAGAACGACAAGTACAAGAACATGTCTGCTGAAGAAATTTACGAAGACTTGGTGCAAAATGCATCCAAGATGGACTTGGAGCAATATGCCAAGATGCTGCTCGACGAGCACTTGGACGCAGAGTCCGGCAATGGTCCTCAAATTTCCGACGAAGAACGCCGCGCTATCCGCGACGAATTGCAAGAAGCTGTACTGAGTGCCGCAGAAGCTGCTGGCGCTTCCAACTTGCCTGGCGGCGTGAAGCGTTTGTTGTCCCACTTGACTGCCCCAGTTATTAGCTGGAAGGAATTGTTGGAACAGCAAATCCAAAGCACCGTGAAGTGTGATTTTTCCTTCTCCCGCCCGTCGCGTCGTAGCTGGCACATGGATGCTATCCTGCCAGGTATGATTGTTGGTGACGCAATTGAAGTTGACATTGCAATTGACCAAAGCGGATCAATTGGACAAGAAGACGCCCGTGCGTTTTTGTCAGAAATCAAAGGCATTATGGAGTCTTACGAACAGTACAAGATTCGCGTATGGTGCTTTGACACTGAAGTTTACAATTGCCAAGAGTTCAACTCGGACAATATGGACTCCATTGAAAGCTACGAGCCAATGGGTTGCGGCGGCACTGACTTTATGTGCAACTGGCGTTTCATGCGTGAAAACGATATCCAGCCAAAGAAGTTCATCATGTTTACTGACGGTGTGCCGTTTGGTGAATGGGGTGAAGAAGAATACTGCGACACTGTGTGGATCATCAAGGGTAACGAGAATTGCATTCCTCCTTGGGGCACCTGGGCTATTTACGAACAGAATGCTAAAGCAGCAAAGACTAACTAAGGAATATTATGTTTGAAGATACCCATGCAGCCGTTACTGAAGCTTGTGTCCCGTTGATGGACAAGGAAATGCGCGAGGATTATGCACAGCATATGGCCCGTGCACCCGAAGGCACAACAGTAGTTGATCCCAACAAGCTGCCAAATCAAAACATTTTTGACTTTGGTGACAAGTTGCTCAATTTGCCCGAGACACTGGAAGCAGCAATCGAGCGCATTCGTGCGCTGGAAACTGCACTGGACGATTTGAATCGTGCTTCCGAGATCGCACAGTACAGTGGACAGTTTGAAGTGCTTACTTCTTTCCGTGCAGTGGCAGACGAGATTCTAGTGAACAAGATTACAGTGGACCACAGTGCGCCCACTGAAATGAACATTACGATCATCGGTTAATATGCCCCTAAAGTACGGCGAAGTTAATCCGCTTGTCGTGTTTGGACTGCGGCGCATGACACACATGCCGCCGCATTTCGAACCTATCTTCTTTGATAACAAGGGCAACGACAAAGTAATCACAGACTGGGTTTGGGAAAACCTCGACGGTCGCTTCTTCTACGGTGACCATTACAGTGTTGGCAGCAATGGCGCTGTCGTACTACAAAAAGTAATCGCATTTGAGGAAAAGAGCGAAGCAAGCTACTTTGGCCTTATGCTATCCACAATCAACAATTCTACTGGTCTTCAGTTTATTTGAAATAAAAATATTTCGATGTGATTCTTCCTTGTTAAATAAATGTAGTTAAACATTACTTTAATAAGGAAGAATACATGACTGAAGTTCAACAAGAAACACAACCAGCTGAAGCAGCGCCAAGCTTGTCTATCAGCGATTTGATTGTACTCACTAACCTAACGCAAGCTGCCGCACAACGTGGCGCAATTCGCGCAGATGAAATGCAATTGGTTGGTGCAGTGTATGACAAACTAATCGCATTTTTAACTGCCGCTGGTGCACTTACTCCAGCTGAAGCAGCAACAGAAACACCTGCTGAAGCAGTATAAGGAGCAAATATGAAACACGTCGGTAAACACGGAGACAAGAAAATTGTTCTCCTTTATAGGGAAGTTCCAGACGAAGGCCACATGTGCCTTTTGATTTACAGTGATGTCTTGCCCCGCATGATTCACGATGAAGTAATGAAAGTCGTGGAGAGCGATCTCGGACAAAATGCTAAGGAAATTTCCGAAGTGTTGCACCGTTCGTTTATGCCAGACGGTCGTAAGATTCTTGAAGTCTTGCACCGTGAAGGAATGATCAAGAAGGTCCCAACTAATCAAGTGCTCATTACTCCTAACAACAAGTCAAGCGTTCGCTTAGACGAGTTGAACAAGATTCTCAATGAGATGGCACAAGGCGAACATGCAATTGCTCGCTTGGCAGAGTTGGATAAGAATGCAGGTATGACAGGCAAGCGTGGTCGCCCAGCTGACCCACGTGAAGTTGGCATGCCAGCAAATAGTCGTGCTAACGCACCAGTGGAAGGCAATACAGCGCCTGAAGCATTGGTTGCCGGCGTATTGAGTGACGCAGACTTAGCAAATCAAAGAGCAGCACAAGCAGCGACAATGCGAAAAAATGCAGAGTCTATGTTAGCAGAAGCTGCACGTTTGGAAGCAGAAGCGCAATCACTAAACCCTACACCGGTAAAAGCAAATGGCACAAGAAAAACCACAAAAACCACAACCAAAGCCAAAGCGACCAAAAAGCAAGAAGCTTAATGTAGACAAGAGTGGCGTGAAGAAAGAATGGGAACGAATCCTACGTGAAGTAGACAAAGAGGACATTCCCATTGAAATGCTTGACGCCATAATGGTTACATTACAAGACGGCACACAAGTTAACATCAATATCAAAGAGCTATTGGCAGATGGAGCAGATCCTGACTCGCTAAGAGATCACATTGATGAGCGCTTGAATGCACTAGACCATATCATTGACGACGTTGACTTTTATATCAGCGTTGACTCTGTAAAGGACACTGTGCAAAGTGCAACTGACTTGCTTCTAAAAGATTTATGATCCACGCAATATTCGCAGTAGACAAGTTTGGCGGAATGGGGCTCAATGGCACATTGCCTTGGCCCCACCATGCTGAAGACTTATCCTACTTTCAACACCAAACCGCGGGTCACATTGTCGTCATGGGACGCAATACGTGGGATGACCCAAAGATGCCAAAGCCTCTACCTGGTAGAGAAGTTTATGTGGCAACTAATAAACCCATTCAACATCCTAACACCATTAAAGGTGACCTCAAATCAGCATTGCTAGAGTTGGAACGTGCTAACCCAAACAAGATTATTTGGGTTGTAGGCGGTCCTGCCATTTTAGAGCAATGCGCCGATGTATTGGACAAGATACATTTGACTCACCATAAGAGCAGTTACAAGGTAGATAGCAAGATAGACTTGAAGTCGTTCTTGTCGGGATGGATGCCACACACTGCGACATCTGCTCCTACCACTAACTGTTCATTCGTAACTTATGTCCCTATGTTTAAGAGGAAATCCTCTTCTGATATGGACCACGTTTAACACCTGTTCGCATTGCGCTCATCTTAGCTCGTGCAGCAACGGTATGAACCTTTCCATACATACCGTTGTTTTCACCTTTATTTGCTAACCCTATTTTCTCTTTAGTGGCATCTGCTACCTTAAGTCCCTTACGTGCGGCTGCTGATTTACATTTTTGCTCATCAGTTAGTGCTTTGCCCAATTTTGCGACAGACATCTTTTTACGAGTTTCCTCTGACCTTGGGCCGCGACGTCTATTAGCTTCACTGATTTTTGCACGATGACTTTCGGAAAACTTTATCCCAGCTGACCCTTCCCCACCATCTGTCTTGTTAAGTAAAATTCCAGTATTCAAATCTTTTCTTCCGAACCATCTTATAAGGCGTCGTTCAATTGCAAGAGATCCAATGTTGCTTAAATTGGTTTCTAATAGAACAATAAGTGATTTATCTTTTGGTAAAGTGACACCAGGGTGTGGCGAGAATGCTCTTAGGTCTTTACCTTTTCCGATATAATACGGTGTTCCTGCTTTGGCAGTGATTGAATCTTTGCTGCGTAGGTATGCATAGACGTAATAAATATTAGTGTTGGACATATAGCCTTTCTGGGTTGTCTAAAGTAGTTGGGAACGCCACATTCCGCGAGCTACACTAATATTTATACCGAATCTATTTACAATCAAATTTGATTCCTGTATAATTTACTAATGAAACAATACCTCGACGCACTTCAATTAATTCTCGACAGCGGAAAAGTTAAAATGGACCGCACATCAACAGGCACTATCAGTTACTTTGGGATGATGCAACGCTATATCTTAGCAGACGGCTTCCCGCTAGTAACAACAAAACGAGTCCCCTTCAAATCAGTCCTCACAGAACTACTATGGTTCCTGGAAGGATCTGGTAACGAGCGGCGTTTAGCAGAGCTGCTATACGGCGAAGGGAACACTGAAGGTAAGAAAACAATATGGACAAAGAATGCAGAAGCACCATATTGGATTGACAAGGCACAGTACGAAGGCGATCTTGGTCGCGTATACGGTGTGCAATGGCGCAACTGGACTAACCAGTTTGGCGAAGTAACAGATCAACTCTTGGAGTTAGTCAAGGGAATTAAGCAAGACCCGCACGGACGTCGACATATTATTACTGCATGGAATCCAGGAGAGCTATCTAAAATGGCACTCCCACCGTGTCATTGTTTTGCTCAATTTAACGTCGTTGATAATAAACTAGACTGTCTCATGTATCAACGATCCAACGACTTCTTCTTGGGTTGCCCTTTCAACATCGCATCGTATGCACTGCTGACGCACATGGTTGCTCAAGTGTGCGGATTGCGAGTTGGCGAGCTAATTCACACCACAGGCGATGCTCACATCTACTCCAATCACATGGAGCAAGTTAAAGAGCAGCTATCACGCACACCACACCCATTGCCTAAGCTGCACATGAGGATGAGACCAGATGCCGACATTACAAAGTTCACTATGGACGACTTTATATTGGCAGACTACGTGCACCACGAAGAGATCAAAGGCGCAATGGCGGTATAAACAATGAAATTTTTAGTAACAGGCGGTGCCGGCTTTATCGGGCACAATGTAGTAAGACAACTAGAAGAGATGGGACACGATTGTGCAATCATTGACTCGTGTACAAACTATAACTTCGTTCCGCAAGCGGAAATGGATTACTTGGTCGAGGCACGTTGCAAACGCATTAGTGCAGGGGTTGACTATGTTGACCTCCGCGAATATGATTCAGTAGCAGAGAGTCTTAGGCTTGCGCAACCAGAGACAGTCATTCACCTTGCATCCTTTCCTCGACAAAAGGTAGTAGGCGAACAGCCTGTATGGGCGTCTGAAGTAATGTGCTGTGCCCTTGTCAACTTGCTGGAAGAGTGCACCAAGAACAACGTCAAGCGTTTTGTGTACATTAGCTCAAGCATGGTATACGGCGACTTTGCAAATGACGTCACCGAGGCTGCGGATTGCAACCCCCAAGGCTTGTACGGCATCATGAAGTACATGGGCGAACATATCGTTAAGGATTATGCAAAGCGTACTGGGATGGAATATGTAATCATTCGTCCAAGTGCAGTGTACGGTGAATGGGACGTAGAAGATCGTGTCGTCTCTAAGTTCATGCTTAACGCTATGCGTGGTGGCATTCTTAAGGTAAACGGACCAGACGAGGTATTAGACTTCTCTTACGTAGAAGAAACTGCGATGGGCATTGTGCTTGCTGCTACTCAACAATCTGCATCCAATAACATCTTTAACATCACACGCTCTGACACTAAGCTGTACACGTTGCTGGATGCAGCGAGTATTGCTATCAAAATTGCAGGCAAGGGAACTGGCATTGCAGGTGCCCGTGACCTCAACTTCCCTAAGCGTGGACGGTTGAACATTGACAAGGCACGTACACTGCTTGGTTACAATCCAAGGATCAGTGTAGAGGAAGGGTTCCAACGCTATCACGATTGGTTCAAGAACGATCCATATTGGAGCAAGACCATATAATGTCGTTCGCAAAAGAGAACACCAAAGTATTGCACTTAGAGTTAACTACTCGATGCAATGCTTCTTGCCCACAGTGTTCTCGCATGGACCCATCAACTAAATACACTGAAGACTATGACCTCACTTTAGACAGAATTAAAGAACTGTTTTCTGAGGACTTCGTGCGACAGTTAGACAAGGTGTTTGCATGTGGTGACTTTGGTGATCCCGCTGCTGCAAAAAACTGTTTACCTATACTCGAGTGGTTCAGGGAAGTAAATCCTGATATAACGTTAGGCATGAACACTAACGGCGGAATACGTAACACTGTATTTTGGACTGCGCTGGGACAGCTACTAAACAAGCCATCAGACTACGTTGTATTCAGCATTGACGGGCTTGAGGACACCAATCACATCTACCGGGTCAACGTGCAGTGGAAACAAGTTATGTCCGCCGCTAAAGCGTTTATAAGTGCCGGCGGCTCTGCGCATTGGGATATGCTAGTATACGAGCATAACGAGCACCAAGTAGAAGAGTGCAAGAAGCTGGCAAAAGACATGGGGTTTACATGGTTTAGATGCAAGGTTAGCTCTAGATTTGCTACAAAACCCGTGCAATTCCTGAACCCACCCAAGAGCTACGCACCAGTGCACAGCGACGGCCCGGTTAAATGTCATGCACTGGAAGAGAAAAGTTTGTATGTTGCGGCAACAGGCAAACTCATGCCTTGCTGCTTTATGGGGCACAAGGTGTTTACTCTTACTGAGCCATTGAAAGGATTCCTTGACGATCCTGATTTTAAATCCATTTCAGAAGCATTAGCGACCACACCGCTTACAGTATGTAAAGAGTACTGTAGCACCAACAACAATGTTAATCGGTTAAACAATCAATTTAGAGAGAATACACGACTATGATACAATTTACAGACTTACACGCACAATACGCAGAAGCAAAGACAGAGATTGATGCTGCTATAGCAAACGTCATTGCCAAGTCAAGCTTTATCACTGGCCCGTTAGTAGAACAGTTTGAAGCAGACTTTGCATCGTACGTTGGGTCAGATGCTTGCTGCGCGACTGGATCAGGAACCAATGCTCTAATGTGCGCAATGATGGCAATAGGCATAGAAGCAGGTGATGAAGTTATTACAACACCGCATACATTTATCTCTACATCAGAAGCAATCATCTGGCAAAATGCACGGCCTGTATTTGTGGACATTGACGAGCAGTATCAGATTGATGTAAACAAAATTGAAGCTGCCATTACTGATAAGACAAAGGCCATCTTGTTTGTTGACATGTATGGACAAACACCTGACATTGACAGATTAAAGGAAATTGCTGACAAGCATGACCTATGGTTAATCGAGGATGCTGCTCATGCAATTGGGTCATCGTACAAAGGTCAGTTGGTTGGCAGTCTAGTAGACTTGACTTGCTTCAGTTTTAATCCAGTGAAGAATCTTGGTGCAATGGGCGATGCTGGTGCATTAACTGGTGACCCAGAACTTATTAAGAAAGCTAAGATGTACCGCGACCACGGTCGCGTGATTAAGTGGGACTTTGACCTTCGCGGCATTAACGCACGAATTGACAATTTTCAATCGCAAATTGTACGTGCCAAGTTACCTTACTTAAAGGGATGGTTGGATACTAAGCGTGATATTTGCCACAAGTACACACGTGAACTAAAGAACTACGTTGTTACCCCAGTTGAAGCAGAATACTCGCATCATACGTATTACGTCTATGTCATTCAAGTTAACAACCGCGACGCATACGTAGAGTATATGAAAGAGAAAGGTGTGGTGGTTAACATCCATTACATTAAGAGCTTAACTGAGCAACCTATCTTTAGACAGTATGGCGGCAATTGCCCTATTACAGAAGATATGTGCACTAAGATTGTCAGCTTGCCTTGCTACCACACATTGTCAGACGACGATCAAAATTACATTATACGTTTAACGCAGGAATGGGCAGACCAAAATGGGAATTAAATTAGCAGTTGTGGGCTCTGGTTACTGGGGCTCTAAGGTGGTGGCGGCACTTGAGAAAAATCGAAGTGTGGGAAAGTTGCAGGTTATTGATATCCGCAATGGACAAACTATTGACGACATTGACTCTGACGTTACCGCAGCTATTATTGCAACACCACTGTGGGATCACTTTGACACTGCAACTAAGCTATTAGAGCGTGGACTTGATTGCTACATTGAAAAGCCAATGGCAGAAACTGCTGAACAATGCAAGACACTTAGTGGCTACGCTAGAGATCGTATCGTAATGGTGGGCCACATCTTTTTGTATCATCCTGCATTGCAAGTTGTCAAAGATGCTATGTCACAGATTGGTAATGTTACACTAGTTAAAAGCGAGCGTTTGAATTGGGGCATTTACCAAACCAAAACAACGCCGTTATTAAGCCTTTTACCGCATGACATCTCTATTGTGCAAGAACTGTTAAAGGGAAGCATAGTAGTGCAGTCTGCGAAACAGATGACGTTTACCAACAATATTGTGCCTGATTACATTAATTTTAGCGGTAGAGTAGGCAATATCAGCGTTGATATTACGGGTTCGTGGTACTGGCCCGAGCGTGTGCGTAAGCTTACAGTGATAGGCGATAAAGGGCACATCGTGTGGGATGATAACCAAAACAAGGTGTACGTGTATTCTGGTGAGGTTAAGGAACGCAGATTGACTGAATTGAATATGGCCACCGTGCAGCCAGACGAATCTCTTACTCCGTTGGAGCACGAGTTGAATCACTTCATTGATTGTGTTGTTACTAGAGCAACACCGCATAGCGATTGTAATAACGCTATTGATGTTGCTTTAACTATTGACGAGGTTAACTCATTGCTCGCTGTGTAAGCTAACAAAATACTGCTTCAACCAAACCCAGTCAAACGCTTGTTTGAGCTGGGTTTTATCATGACTGTTGGCAGCATAAAATGCCACAGCATCCTTAGCACCTTGCAAGCACCATTCGGCATATTCACCTTCTGCTTTGGTTGTCCAAGTTTTAAGCCTATAGCTATTCTCAATAGTAGGAGTCTCGTCATTGAATTGCGATAGCTTTGCTACTTCACGGAATGCTGTGCGCCAGGTTTGATAAGGTGTAGTATTGAACGCTGCGATAGCAGACACAATAGGTACAACTTCATGTGCTGCACTCATTGTATAGTCAATACCAAAGTTTGTCATGTTCTTAACAATGTTGCAGTTATACATAACAATGCCCATGTGCCCGTACTCCAATCCGTTCATAGGATTGTGTGCATGGAAAATGTAGTGCTTGGGTTGCTGGAACAAGTCAGGTTGGAAAGTAAAGTCAAACAATGGCTCTACGATTGTTTTTGCAAACACTGCATAGTACCAATGCGTCTTGCTCATCTCTGCTGCCTTCTTAAGCGCATTGTCCATACCTTCCACGCCGTGTAAACGTTGTGCACTTGGATACTGTGCTTTAAGTATTTCCCAATTTTCATCTGCATCTGTTTCGTCGTACGATATAAAGATAACGTCCATTGGAATACATTCCACTGACTTATTGTGCGACTTATCAATAAATGGATAATCGTATACTTGAGTCTTTAGGTATTGCTTAATATCACGTGGGATTGCCACACACCCGTTGTCAGCAGTTGCAGAGGTGGCAGTGCGATCTTTCTGCGTCCACATGCATGGTTCGAATCCTAACCCGCCTGCACGGTTCATAAACATAGCATACGGTCCTTTGAACTCGTGCTTCATAATCTCTGCAACTAAGTTATCTGAGTTGTAATGTACGTGCTCGGGATCGTAACGTAATAGCAAGTTGTCTTGGTGGTAGCATATAACGTTGAACCAGTCTAATAGCTCTAGCTCTGCCATCTGTGTCTTAACCGACTCTACGTGTATATAGAATGTATCACCACGCTTTTGGAACTCAGAGCCAAAGCAGTGGATCATCTCTGCTTGCCAAGGCTCTGGCGTCCATGTAAAGTCAAACGCCGTGTACTCGCAGAGTGACGAAGTAACCCAAACGTATTCAGACGTAGTTACGTTCATAATGCGGCGCAGTGCATCTAGTTGGTTGTCAACAAATCTTGTTACTTTAATACGCGGGTAACGTGACTTTAAAGACATCAGCGATTCATCAGGATTGCCGTGATCAACATAATACATGTCAAAGTTGTCATTGCCAGTTTTAACATACTGATCTTTGACAAAGTTCAGGTTAGGAAACTCAGCTAACGTTTTAGCCCATTTGGTATGGCGTTCAAATTCCCATTTGTTAATGAGGAATGTGTCACTCCATTTTTCCCATTGTGAGCCAAACACATGGGTCATGTAGCTTTGCCACGGTTGAGCGTGCCATTCAAAGTTAAAGTCGTCGTATACGTTTTCAGAGCTAATGACCCAAAACTTGCTTGTCTTGGCTTTTGCTATGCAACGCTGTATGGTTTCAAGATTGCTATTAACATAGCGGATTTTCTGCGCATTAGGGTACTTTTCAAGCAGTTTCCTGTATCTTTCTGCACTGGAAAAGTTGCTTTTGTCCATGAAGAAGATATCAAGTACTTGCACAGCTTTGCGCTCTTTAGCGAGCAAAGGAGGCTCACCTTCAAACTTAGGCTCGGTTGCACCTGGCACTGTGTACGTTAGTCCCATGGACATTTGGAACTCTGAACCAAAGTGGTGCACGTATGGCTCGTCTTTTGGGTGTGGTACCCAAGAGAAGTCAATCGCAGTTTGGTCTACTTCTTCTGGTATGCTCCAGCGTTCTTTATTGGGCAGTAATTTAGCAACAACTTCATCTACATACTTTAATTCGGTTGCGCCGGGCATCCTATATTCTGCTGTAGGCATGACTTGTGACGCATAGTGCTGATTACCAAATACATAAATGTAAGGAGGATCGTAAGGATTAGGTGCCCAAGAGTCGAGTTCGGACGTATCTAACTCAGCATAGTTGTAATTCCAATACTCATTGATTGCACGTTTGGTGACTATTACTTCTTCGCAATATTTGTAGTCTACTGCACCAGGTACTCTATACTCTACCGTTGGCATTGCGACAGACGAATACCATGCGTTACCAAATACATAAATGTAAAGAGGATCGTGTGGGTTAGGCACCCAGGACTTGTCAATTTCCCAATCTATTTCATCTTTGAGCACAACCCAATTTGCATTGTTTTGTGCAAGCTTGGCAACAATGTCGTCTACGTACTTTGTCTCTGTCGCACCAGTTACCTTGTATGCAATAGTAGGTTGGATGACACCAGGGTGCCACTGGTTGCCAAACACATAGTTCATAGGAGGATCAAACGGGTTAGGTTCCCAAGAGTAATCAAACTCCTCTATGCTAAAGTTTACATACCATTGGTTGCCATAGTTAGGCAGACGTCTAAGCACTTGCTGCATGAACTTATATTCTTTTGCACCTTCGGCGACGAAGGTAACGCATGGCCTATACTCTGCAGGTACCCATTGGTTCCCCCAGGCGTGTATGTAGGCTGGCCCCGGATCTGGACGCCATTCAAAATCGAAGTCAGTATAGTCGCAGCATCCGTCTAGTAGCCAAAAGCTGCCAGTGCGGCATTGTGCTTTAGCATCAGCTAAGTCCTTAGCTGGCTTTTCAAACGGAAATAGATATGGTTTTTGGTTTGTGTAAAATACGTCGAACATTTAGACATTGTAGCATTAATCTCTGCCCCAGTCAACCCTGTCCCACAACCGTTCATGTATCCAGTATAGCACGGTGTTAAATGATAGTTGAATGAGTGCAATAGTACTCGAGGTAGACAGGTTGCCTAATATGGCATATGATATAGCAAAGGTTGCACCACTGCCGCATATACGCCAGCTTATCGTTTTGATAAGTGACCGTTGATTAGACTCATGCATACATTTTTGCAGATATGCGGTCAACTATTATCTCGCTCCACCATTTACAATCTTGTGTAGTTACCCGAAGATCATATTTTGAAGGAGGAACAAAGACTTTGTTTGTATCTTCATATCGACCTTCTTTGATTGTGTCTACATAGATTACAATATCAGGATCGATGTTGGTGCGCATAATAGGCAGCGGACACACCATGTCAATTACGATAATGGACTTGCCTGATGCATCTGCTAAGTCACGCATACGTGTGCTTTGGCGTATGCGTCCTTCTTCACTGAAGTCCCAATCTTCATTCTCTTTACGTACTTTGTCGGCATTGAGCCACAGTACACCAGTCCTAAAAAACAGGCCCGAGATCACAGCTTGCGCTAGTGTAGTTTTACCTGATCCCGGCAGGCCCATTATTAGAACTATCATGAATAAACTTTAACTCCATATTCTTTTTCGAAACGTTGTGCATCCTTAACGTCATTGACAATAGGTTCGCCGCGAATGTTTAAACTCGTGTTTAGCAGCATAGGACAGCCTGTTATAGCGTACCACGCTTCTAGTAGACCACGAACACCAGAGACACAGTCTTTAGGCACTGTTTGTACTCGGCTCGTTCCGTCTTTATGCACTATAGCAGGATACTTTTGCGGCTCACGACATTGTGCAACCACTTGCATATAAGGACTAAGTGGCATGTTTTTGGGCATGTCAAAAAATCGATCAACATGCTCTTCCAATATAATAGGAGCAAACGGGCGGAACTTTTGACGTTGCTTGATTTCGTTTACTTTGTCTTTAATCTCTTTACCACGCGGATCAGCAAGCAAGCTTCTGTTGCCTAGTGCACGTGGCCCAAACTCTGCTTGTCCAGATGCAACACCAACGATTTGATTTGATAGCAGCTCATTGAGCAGCTTGTCAACTGGGTATGGTCCGGGAATAAAATTGCCCAGGTACGGGTGCTTCCAGTCTAGCTTCTTTCCGTATGCTAGTGCGGCGGCTCCTAAACTAGAGCCTGCGTCACCTGGGTTAGGCATGATCCAAATATTCTTGAAATATTTCCCAAGGTTGTTATTGGCGAGACAATTAAGTGCAACACCGCCCATGTATACCAAGTTTTCAGAGTCACCAAGTGCTTGCGCCTTCTTCATTACAGTATAGATTAGTTTTTCAGCAAGGTGTTGCCCTGCTGCGGCAATATCGTATTTGTTCCATTGTGCAATGTAGTCCCCACATAATCCCATATGCAAATTTCTAGTAAACGTCAACGTTGCAGGGTCAGAAACTAAGTCTTGCGCAAATGTACCAGCAAGTGAGCTATTACCGTAAGCAGCCATTCCCATCAATATGTATTCTTCGTCCATTGGGCGCAAGCCTACTTCTTGAGTCAAAGCTGAATACATCAAGCCAATGCTGTGTGGGTATTTTTGCCCCCAAAGTTTTTTGTACTTTGCTTTGCCTTTGTCGTCATAGTGTGCGGCATAGATACTAATTGTGTCAAATTCACCAACTGCGTCAATGACTACCACAGTAGCTTTGTCGTACGGACTTGTTTGGAAACCTGCGGCAGCGTGAGAAAGATGATGGTTCCAGCAAGATGTAGATCCTTTGAAGCTTGTGAAATGTGGTCCGAGTTGTTTGTGCAGGACTTGACTTAGTGTTATCTTACCCCATTCAATACCTTGACCCGAGTACAATTGACGCAACTGTTTTACTAATGGACGTTCGTAATACGCAATGTGCTCTACATTGTAGTATCCCAAAATATTTGCTAGGCCAGGGCAAATATTAGGATCGCTTTTCTCTTTTGAATAGCGCTCACTGTGTGACGCATATAAAATTTTACCGTCAGCCCCAATAACGCTTAAGCCTGCGTCATGAAATCCAGCTGATATTCCTACTATTGGCATATTAAGACCATCCTAATTCTTTGATTTTATCTAGCACTTTATTTGCCACGACACGGTGACCGTCATCTAAAAAGTGACCGTTTGGCCCTTGGGGAAGCCCGTAAGTCCATTCCGCCATACCTGTCCCTAATATCTCGTCAACAAAATATGTAGCATCCACTTGTTTTCGCAACTCAGTGAATTTATGCTTGAATTTATTTTTATAGTATTCGTTACTAACGACCGGCATCATTATATAACGGATGTTGTTTAACTTTAAAAATGATTGCGCTAAAATAACATTCACTAAGTATTGCTTATAAATGTGTTCGTCATTGTAGTGTTTATTGATGTAGTCAACTAACTCTTTTCGTCCATGTCGCACCCATTTTCCAGTGTATCCTGGCCATATATCGTATACACCTTCTTCGTCTGCAAACTCCATCCTACCTGGTGACGTCCAACCTATTAGGACTACATCATCAGGCGTTGCATGTTCTACTATATTTCGTACTACTTGTGTATTGCCACCGGAAGGTATACCACGGTTATCAACAGTGGCATTCAATTCTGCCGCAACTAGGCAAGGCCACGCATTGGTGCGGTCCTCTAGTTCTTCACCATATGTAAAGCTATCACCTACGGCTAATATGTTTTTAATCATTTATAGATAAATGGATCTCGCTTGCGTAGCTCTTTAAGCTTTTTACGATAACGGATCTCTAATTTGATTCTGTTGTAAAGAGTTTTTAACCAGTTCATATTTTATTTAAGCAATTTAATTTGCTGCTCCATGTAATCTTTGTCAGACCATTTGTAGTCGAATCCACAGTATGCTTGGTTTGTTTCTATGCTGCGAACGTTTAAGTGCCTGCTTAACTTTTTCCATACACGACGATGGCGGTCTGTTTCAAATGTTCGGCGTAAATCTACTTGTCCTACTTGTGGGTGTCCAATTGTTAATGACTTATCGTTGGGATCAAAGTTATTTGCAATAAGCCATTGTTTGAATTTCTCAAGTTCTTGTTGCATATACAAGTACGATCCTGGATTCTTCGCCCATTCAATGTCAAAGTCTCCCGCTGCTTCTGTTTGTGATCGCATTGCCACAGTTATTAACTCAGATACGTTTCTTCCTTCGTCTTGGAATACTTCCCAGTGATGTTTTCCCACTGCTTTGTTAACCCCCACATAAACTGCACCTTGTGAACGGCAAATGGTATCTACGCCAAATAATTCGTAATCCTCTTCTTCCAATGCAAACCGTGGTGCATTAAGGAAGCACATTAGTTGGGATGGTCTACGCCACTCTGGTGCATGAATATTTTTCCGCATACTCAACACTAATGACTCATATTCATGACACAACAAATTCAATTGTCTAATATGCCAACGTGTTGCATGGTCTGCTTTATTGTAGTATTGCGACATTGCGCCGCTTACGCCCTGTAAGTCCTCAAAGTACCTATGCAACCAGTTCATTTTGTCGTGAACTATTTTGCACCCTGGCAAATTAGGTTCACCCACTGGCCCAGTAGTAATTGTATTCGCTACTGTGAATGTATCATTGATCTGGTAACCCAAGTCAGCTGCATTTATTGCTGCGATAGACTCATTCATTCGATTGCACAAAAATTCTGCATTACGCTTAGATTCCGTAAACCCAACAAAGCAGTAATTTTTTTCTAAATGGTAGTTATTATCCAACAAATGATTTAGTGCTTTAAGCCATTTACGACTTAATGAAGTATCAAAAACATCTACGTAAACTTTTAGCTCGTGCCCATCATCGGCTGTGAGCACCATTTCGATTTCATCTAACTTCGATTGATTCCCACCACTCATATGCTTCCTTGCGTTGTTTTAGAATATCACCCATCGTGTACTTATCGTCGCGAATACGCTCTAATTGTAAAATGCGCCGTTTTCCTGCTTGCTGCGCCAGCTTGTAGGAATCAGGCCATTGTTCATCAAAGGTGGGACGATTTTTAAGTTGCACTAAAATATCGTGCATTTCACCCGGCGGGCAGTCTGCGATAATTTCGTCTATCCACGGATGTAATATAGCCCTGGGCATTGCCAGGGGACTCATCATTATGTCTGGTCCGAAGCTGAAGACGACTTTTGCGAGGACATCAACTCCTTCGCTTCTAGCGAGTTCAAGAATGTTTCTACATTCTGTGAGTCCCGGGAGGGTAAGAGTAAAATCGATTCGAACTTGTCTGCAGTCACGTCTGAGTCCCTCCGACCCCCTAAAGTTCTCAAGCCATTGATCATAGCGGAGGCCCGTTCTAATGTACTCCCCAGTTTTTCCCGTTCCGTCAAGGCTTGCACATATTTGCCAATCCCGAAGATGAGCCAAGATATCTGTATAAAGATTATCACCTTTAAACTGAATTCGAGATAGGTTAGTATTGTATCGTGCATAAACTTTTGGACCGTCACCAAGCTCAATTATCCTTTTCATATACCGCCAATGTTGCTCATACATTAGAGGTTCGCCGCCCACCCAATAGACTTCTTCAACTCTATGCTCTTCAACCGCATCACTGAACTCCTGCTCAATCTGCGTATCTTGGAACTTACTAATCTCTGCTCGCACACTAGGAATCATCCAGTTGTTCTTAGTGTTTGATAAATCTATCATGTTATGTTGGCGCTGCTCGCTTTCCCACGAACTGCTCAACATATCCCCGCACATCCTGCATTTAAAGTTACAGAGGTTGGAGAAACGGTAGTCCCAACTAACAGGCTTTACTGTGGTATAGCCCGTTGCGTCAGTGTTTTCCATTACACTCTCGTACTTATGCCCAAAGAGCTGATTAAAGTAACTGCGGTAAACTGAGGTGTTTAGCATCTTGGAATTGCATACTTCGCACTCAGGGAGTGTTTCGCCAGCCATCATTCTGCGGCGAACGTCCTTCATGTGCTCACTGTTCCAATGCTGTTCTAGCGTTACGGGGATGTATTTGCCTGTACCTGCAGAAACATCTATATATTGCTCAAAGTTTTGTGCTGGTTCCCGTGACGCACAGCACATTCTACGCTCAGTTTGCGGGCTAAGATATGTGTGCGTCCAAGGTGCTAGGCAAAATGTTTCTGGTTTATTGTGCATCTAATTTTTGCGCTAATTCAGGGAATGTTTCTTTGAAATGCGTTTTTCGTATTAAATCTAGTTGATTCGTTATGTTCTTAAAAATTTCTGCGTTTGTTTCGTCTGTCTGCACATCGCCAAATGCTTTAACTAACTGCACTTGTAAGTAAGCAGGCAGGGTTGCCTCGTAGCGTTTATGTAATTCGTCCCTGTATTCTTTTGGCAGAATGGCAGGACTATAATAAGCAGGGTCCGTTACAAAATTGTAATGAATGTAACCTTCGTGGAAAAATTTAGAAAACTCGTCTAGCGAGTCGTAGTTGAGTGCAGAGATAGTCTGCGTAATAGAAACCTCTACACCTGACGCTTTGAGGTTGAGATAGTTTTCCACAACTGTTTCCCAATCTGTGGGGTAACGTATGTAAGTGTTTTTATCACCCAATGCATCAATGCTGCAAGAGATACGTACCTTCTTAAATGCTGCCCACAATGCGTATGCATAAGGAGGTATGTTAGTCATATTGATCGAGTAGTTAAGCTCAATGTTCTTAGCACGGTCAGATATAACTAGGCTCTGCAAAAACTCCCAATGCTTTTTAATCAGCGTTGGTTCACCGCCATTGATGTAGATGACTTTCAAGTCGCTTGATAGCTGCTCAAGGTCGTGCCAAAATACTGCTGACTCAGGCCAGTCTAATTCAAACACATTAGAGTTAGCGTAACCAATTGGCCATGTCGTAAAGCGATCACGGTCCATCATCTGGTACTTGTCTTTGAGGAAGTCAAATTTCTCTGCAAGCTTTAGATAGTCAGAACGCCATTGCGACGAGCTCAGTGGGTTGCACGTAACGCAACGTAGATTACAGATGTTACCTAGTCGCAGTTCCACAAACTCAATACGTGGCGTAATTGATCCGTCTTCTTGTGTAATGCTACGTGCAAGTTCTTCCGTCATGGTAGGGAAGTTACGTGTTTCTCTGACACGCTTGCTTTCTAATCCCTTTTCCTCTTTGCGGTAGCATCCGCTACACGGTGCAGGTTCTTCACCTGCGAGCATCTGCTTACGCACATTGCAGAAGGAATGGCTGTTCATCACATCCTGCAAGTGGTTATATTTCAAATTATAAAACGAAGGCTGCCCGTCAAATATAGTAGGATCAGTAATGTCGTAAGAAGCAGAGCGAAGGCCCGTATGATCAGCCTCGCAGCATAAAGTCACATACCCTGCAGGGTGCGAGGCAATGTGATTCCAAGGTAGTGGACAGAATTTACTTGTCATTGTATCCCATTAGTATAGCTAACTCTTCGTGAGTATCAACTAAGCTTTGCTTGCGGTATTCATCTGTGCGTTTCACTTTCGCAATGAATGCTTTACCATCAGAGCCAGGGCCTGCTTCGATAAACGATACAAGCCTATCAATCTCAATGCGGTGTGCAGGTGTGAACGACGCAGCTCTTAACTTGTCTATAGTTGCACGTTTTGCATCTGGTGTCAACATGTCAATTCTAAATTCGCGTTCGCCGTGCAACATGTTAAAGTAGTCGTAATCAAAGCCTTGCCTGCTCACCCACTCGCACAGTTCATCCATATAGAAGATGTTGAATGCGTTAGCGGTTAAGCATACTTGTGTTTTAATGTTTGGCATCTCTTTACGTAGTGCGTTAGCTTTAGATACAATTTGCTCTGCAATGTCCCAGTCTGCGCCATAACGTTCATATTCGAAACGTTTACCTACGTTGTCAATACTAAATGCCAACTCAACTGTTTTGAAGTGCTTCCAAATATCAAATGCTTCTTTAGGAAACACTGTCGCATTTGTATTGTAATGGATCTCAATGTTTTTAGCAAACCCTTCGGTAACTGCAAATTGCAACAAATCAAAGTGCTCTTGTATAAGCAATGGTTCACCGCCTGTAAACTCAAAGTAGACAATCTGCGGTAGCAAGGAGCGCAGGTCTTCCCAAAAGTCTTCGCTCTCACGTGGCCATTGTCCTTGTTTAAGGAACGTGTACGCAAGATGGTTCTTTTTGTTTACATGCGGTGTGTACGCAAGTTCTTCTTGCGCCCACTTAGAAGACGACCAGCTACCGCAAATACGACACTTAAGGTTGCAAATATTGCCTAGCTTAAGGTCAATGAACTTGAGTTGGTCAGGTGTATCGTTTTCCCAATCCACTTCCTTCGCTAACTCAGGTAACCGCATAAATGTAGACATACGTTTGCTTTGCCTGCCTACTGCTTCTTCGTCCCAGCATGTTGCACAGCTCTTAGGCTGCTCGCCATTACGGAACGAGCGGCGTAAGTCTTGCATGTACTCGCTCTTGTATATTGTGCTAAGTGGTGTTTCAGTTAGATTAAAGCGAGCACCAGATTCATCTGTAATCTCTTCTTTGAACATACAGCATGGTCGTGCACCACCTGTTGGGCTTGTTTCGATGCTAACCCAAGGTAGCATACATAGTGTTTTAGGAATTGTCATAGTTTTCTAATGTTTTTAGTTCAGTAAAGACGTTCCAGAAGTCTTCTTGGCGTACACCGTCAAGCAAGGTAGTTTCTTTCTTAAAACGCTCCCAATGCTGCGAGCCATCGCTACCATTGATGAAGCTCAACATGCTACGGAAGCCGTTTGTTGCACGTTTAAGATCGTCTTGTGGCTCAAGCCATTTGATGTGTTCTTCGTATGCAGGCGTGATGACTTCGTCTTTGAACTTCTGCGGGAAGATGTCAGCACGGTACCAGTCTGGGCTTTGGCAAATGTTTACATTCCAATCCCTGGCGTTAATAAGCCCCGCGTCAACCCATTCTTTGTGGAAGTCTAATACATGTAATACGTTCATGCTGCTAACTGTGCTGCTAACATAGAAGTCAACGTGAGGCACTTCCTCCATCATGCGGTGGCGGTTCTCTAGAGTCTGTGCCCAGTCTGTTCCTTTGCGCATGAGTTCGGCACGGGCACCAGAAGCATCCAAGCTTGCGCCGACGCCAACGTGTTTAAAATGTTTCCAATATTCAAATACATGCTTATCCTTAAAGCGCATTTCGCTAAAGTTTGTGTTATAGAGAATCCGTACATCTGTTTTTCCTGCCTCAATTAGCTTCTCAAGCAATGCGTAATGTTCCTTCATGATTAAAGGTTCGCCGCCTGCAAAGTATACCTGCTCCAGATACGGTACATGTTCTAGCATCTGTTCTTCAATCCCACCATCCGTGCCTGTCGTGTACTCTACGCGAGCCATCTCACGGCCTAGTACGTCTGGTTTCCGTCCATACAGCTTAACGTGATCGTTATACCACTGCGAGGAAAAGATAGGGCCGCATGAGCGGCACTTCATGTTACATAAGTTAGAGAAGCGAACGTCCCAATAGCGGATCTTAAACTCTGGATGGAACCCATCTTCATGTGTCTGCGCTACTTCCTTAACCATGTGTCCATAGTTGCGGTTAGCATCGTTACGCATAGAGAAGGCACCGTGCTGTTCTTGTTCGTAGCACTTGGTGCATTCAACACACGGCTTGTCTGCAAGCATGTTGGTGCGCATTGTCTTGTACTTGTCTTGATTCCACACCTCGCGCATCGTATGCTGGCGCAGGTCTCCTACTGGATGGAAGTACTCTGACAGGCAACATGGGTAAGCACGACCATCAGGGAAGGCATGCATGTGGGTCCATGGTAACATACAGAATGTTTTACTCTCTGTCAGCTTGCTCCATTCGCCGTCTGTTAACTCTTCCTTCTTGATGAAGAATGGCGCTTTGCCATTGTAGTCGTAACTACCGTCGTATACTTTTTCGCTCATATGTTATTGTACCATACTCCCAGGCCCGGGAATGTCTTTCTAAAATCTTTGTTTCGACGTACGTCGTATTGTTCGTGAAATTTCTTAAAGTCTTGCTCAAGCACATCGCGCTCTGCTGCACCTAAGTGAGGAGTCTTTACTACGTCTAGGTAATCAATGAGGCGTTGAACTTGATTGAGTTCCATTTCGCCTAAGTGGGTGTTAGTATGGTTGTCATCATACCAATCTTGAAGCTTTACTTTGTACATCCTGCGTATGTTGTCAGGCAGGACTAATGCACTTTGGAAGCTGGGGAATCGCATAATATTTAGCGAGAAATCAATTGCGTCTTTTCCAAACTCTTGCTTCCATTGCACAATAATGTCTAGGAATTGTGGCAGCGATTCCAAGCACAGTGCATTGATTGTGTTCATCACATGCAGTCCACGTAGTTTACCAGAGCTCAATAGCTTCTCTACGTTGTTGGCCCATGCGTCCCAAACTAAGCCATCACGGATATACTCTGCGTGTTTACCCACGGACTCATTGCTAGTGTACAGGTCAATTTGTACATCGTCCAATGCTTCCATTAGCTTGTCAAGGTCTACCTTCTCACCTAAGTTAGAGTTAATAGCAAGGCGTGTCTTGCTTGCACCTTTGTTTTCTTTGAACCACTCAATCAGCTTCCAAGTGTCGCCTGACATTAAGGGCTCGCCGCCTGTAATGCGCAGTTCGTCTAAGGTTGCGTGGAGGTCGCTTTCCCACCACTTATGGAACGCTTCCACATAAGGATTACTTGCACCGAACTTATACAGTTGAGCACTATCGTGAGCATGAGTAAAGTGATTACGGCCGTCGCTAACCAGTCCTGTGTAGGCACCGTTTTTCCGTATATCAGAAACCCAAGTGCTACTGAAAGCGGGATTACAGTAAGAACAAGCAAACTGACAAGTGCGGTCAAATGCGATCTCCAAGGTTTTGAGGTTGACGTCGTCTGAGGCAGGTCGGCTGTACGCATTTTCTAAGTCCTTATCTTCATAAATTATTGTTTTGTATACACGGTCAGAAATGTTATCGCGACCAATGTCCTCTATCTTCCAGCAATATTCACAACCAGAAGGGCGCTCTCCTTTTTGCATCATCTCACGTTCCATTTTCTTCTTGGGTGTGTTATGTAGTGCAGCTGGATTGGCGATCACATCTTCAACTTCTACCTTGTGTGGCAATGGGTGATGGCATGATGTTGTCATACCACTACCGAGCCATATTGTTGCGTTGTACCACTTTGCGCCGCAAAAGCTTTCGCTCTTGATGTCAATTACACGGCGTTTGAATTCTAGATCTGTTTCGTTATTTTTGCGCATGGTATCTACATTCGTTCCAAAATTCTTTCATCTGCGGGAATGTCTCTTCAAAGTTAGTTCCGCGGCGTTTATCGTGCTCGTTAAAGAAACGATAAAAGTCTGCTCTTTGTAGTGTAACATAGTCCTTGGGTAAATTGCTACCTTCTTTCATCCAGTCTATGTCCCTTCTGAGCCTTTGCACTTCATAGTCTTTAAAACCTTTGAATGGGAACTCAGGTGTTTCCAAATTCAATTCCATCCAGTCGGCTACTTGCTCTAGAATGCCTACATAAGCGGGCGGCAGGATCTGTAGCGATTGCCACTTAGGCTGACGCAGCAATGGGGTGTCAAACCAGACACGTTGGTATGTTGTGCTGTGTGCTTTACGTAGATCAAGAATCCATTCTAGCTGTCGTTGCAAACCAATAACGGAAAGGTTGTTCATAGTAATAATGAACGTTAGACTGTTACGGTATGGAATGTCTGCTAAGAACCTATCTACGTTGTGCGACACACGATTAAAGTTCATGCCATTTCGTATATACTCTGCATGTTCAGGAATGCCAGAATCAAGCGATACAAACTGCATGAAGTGTTCAATCTGTGTATTACACAATGCTTTCACATAACTGTGGTACTTCTCATATAGTGCAGTTTCTACGCTAAAGTTGCTTGTTACGTTTAAGTGCAAGTCTGGCTTAGGGAACGCCAACACATAGTCAAACACCTTGTACGTATTCTTGTCCATTAGCGGCTCGCCGCCAGTCATGCGAAAGTGTCTAAGATGTGGGTACAGTGTTGGCCACCATTCCCAAAATGCATCTACATATGGGTTGTCCTGAGAGGCGGGAATAGGACGATTACGGCCAGTGAAGTGAGAGGGATCGTTGTGCACAGTAGAAGTAGGATAACCTCCCCAACGGTCCACTTCTTGTCCCCAGGATGAGCTAAACTGTGGAGAACAATAGCTACACTTGAGATTGCAAGCGTGATTAAAATTAACTTCCACATAAGAAGGAATAACGTCATCTTCTGTCCCTAAACTATTACTTATTACGTCATAGTCAATTGCAGCCCACGGCTCGCCGGAACGGTAATGCCTATCGCTTAACTGCCCGTGTTTCTCTACGTTCCAGCAGTACGAGCACTCATCTGGCTTCTCATTCTTAAGCATAATGACACGTTGAGCTTTCTTGTGCTCAGTGTTATGCAATGCCCCGGGATTGTCCTTAAGCTTTGATGCGTCAATCTCGTGCAGCGGTGGGTGGTAGCAAGAGTTGTTAAGTCCTGTAGGAAGGTGCAGGCTTACTTGCTTCCACTTTGCTAGACAGAGTGCAGGACCTAGTTTGTCCTTCATCTCGTCCGCTGCTGACATAAAATCTGATTTATTTGACATAAGTTGCTGCTAACATTTGCTCAGGGGTTAAATGCATTAGCACATTATAATTGTGCTCTAGAGTGGGCATCATTTCATTATACATGATCGCCAACTCTTTTTCACTCTTTAAGGCAAGCATGTCAATCACTTTAGTAATCTCTTCTATTTTGGTTTTCCCAGGTTGGTAATCATAGCTTTCATCCCACCATGCACTAAACGTCTTAATGCCCAATGCTCTTATGTTGGCCAAAAAGTTTTGTGGACCTTGTATGATAAAAGGTGTTTTACACATGATAGGCCTCCATGTTTTTTCAGTTGGGAAAAACGTTTTACCGTTAGTATAAGTTTCACATACTACTTCCACAAAAAATTCCTTGTATCTTGGCGCTAAGTCAATTGACGGAACAGTTTCTTTTCGACCATCAATTGGATACCCGACGATAGTGTCATATAACATTGGGGCGTCGATCAATAAATTAGTGGCCTGCGTGAGTATTGATGTACCCACTTCACTTATTAACATATCTAACCCAAGGTTTGCCCTATGATAATCATCAGAGTAATTGTAATGGTATGTTAACAAAGTTGACAGTTTGTGGTTGGAATATAAATGTGAGGCTAACCACAAACGTTGCCAATTTGACCGACCAATAAAAATACCGAATCGTTTACTAAACCCTTCTTTAGTGTAATCTAGTTGTTTGCTATATTCTTGACAGCAGTATGCAAATGTGATTGGTGGGTTTACCTTAATGTTATATGCGTCGTTGTACTCTAGTAGATTTCGTGTGTAAATATTGATTTTACTTTTGGGAAAATTGAATAAGGTGCATAGGCTGTCGAGTAACTTGTACAAGCCTAACATTTCTATGTCTGGGCCCTCACTATTCAGCATGATAGATACTTCTCTGCCAAGTAACATTTGCTGTACTATGTTACCCACCTTTGATTCCAACCCACTAAACCCTAGGTCAGTATTTGGTAAATTTATTGCAGAATAAATCATTCTCTTGTCATGATCCCTGGGTCTTTGTACCCTGCTCTGTAGTGGTGCTTGAAGAATTTGCTTTGCTGTGCATCCATATCTAGAATAGGTAGACCAAGCCTAGTACGTACTGCTTCACTAAACTCAATGCCAGCAAAGTCTCTATTTTGATATTGATCCCACAGTTCCTTTAACTTTGTAAAGTCTTGTACGTCTTTGTAGTTCCAGTCTGTTAGCATTGTCATGTACGTACCAAGGCGTGCGCCATAAATTGCGTATATACCATTCTCTGCATCGCAACCGACATTATGCCAAATAGTTAAGTTGTCCATGTTACGCTGTACTACCGCAGTCTTGAACTCTTCTAGTGTAGGTTTTTTGCCACGATTAAGAGACATCTTAACACCTTCCCTAAACCCGGCGCGCCAGGCTTGAAACGGTGTACCGTTAGGGTACGTTGTAGAATAACAACCGCCCATGGCCCAGTACTTCGGGTCAAAGCAGAATTCGACATCAGTTTCATCGCTCCCAGTTGATGCTTCGTGTGTCTGCATATTCATGACAAAATCTTTAGTCCAGCAAGAGATGCCTCCGTTGCCGTACATTAGTCCGTTTACTTCGTTACGTGCTTTCCAGCGGAAAACACTCTCGCGATTAGAATCGTCTATTGTTAGTTGCTTGTTAAAGAAAGCAGGGTCAGGTATATTATCGCCGTCAATAAGTATAAAACGTTCAGTATCAGAAGCCATCGCAGCGCCTTTATGAGCTGCGTCTGATCCCACAATCCCATCCACCCTCTTAGCCCATGGTACCATGTTTTGAAGCTTGATCCAAAACTCTTCTTTTTTAGGTTCGTCATATGTTAGGAAAATGCAGTCTAAGTCTGCAACGTCAATTAACTCTGTACTCATAGTATTCGATATCTGTGTATGTTTCGTCTTGCTCAATAATTAAATTGGCATGGTTCTTTACTGTAGGGAATCCACTAGTAGACTTGCTTAATTGTACACGAAAGCCAGGGTCACTTTCAATCTTTTTGAGCTTACGGTTGACTACGGTGTATCTAAAGTAGTTCTCGTAGTCGTGTTGTGATACAACAATGTAGGTGCCAGGTTCATGCGATTGCATGGAGCAACTTGTAATGTTGCCATCTACATTGTAGTAAATTCTGTATTCTAGTGGTTCTATGTATAGCGGCTGAGTGGCAGCTATTGCTTTGAGAAATTCTGATTCTGCATCAGTCATTGTATTTATAGCTTTTGTCATAATAATGGACTGGATGGTATTGATTTAAATTGTTGATACGGATCATGTTTCCATCAGTCTCGGTCATTACTGTATCAAATACTGTACGTGCATCTGACCAGGCCTGTATACCTGATTTAAGGTGCACGAAGTTAATGAAGTCCATGCTTGGCATTGTGCATTGCTCCATGCCTACAGCGTGAGCAGTTAATGCGTATAGCACATCAGTGGAGGGGTAGTCTTCATCGCAACCAATCAGGCTGGTCTTGACTGCTTCCCAATTAGAGATGATGCTGAATGCTGCACCAAAGAACTCTGCTGCGGGCCTACTGTACCTAAAGTACATTAAGCCATTGTACACGTCAGGCAAGTGGTTGTCATCAAACATCTTGCGATACTTGCGCACGGCAGAAGCGTTGCCTCTGTAGTTTTTACAACCCGTAGATAGTACAACGTCCCTAAGCCTAAATGCATGTAACCAATGATCAATACTGCGAGTAAACAGGAGATCGCTTTCGAGTTTAATTGTTTCCTTAAACGGGGTTAACGAAAATGCATACGGCTCGAGTGACATTGCAGGCATGTCAGTCTCAGGCAGTTCAACTACGTAATCAAACACCTTTTCCATTGCGGGTGTAATTTCTTTGGACGTAGCTTTATCTACAAAAACAGCGTACCGATTATTTTTTTGCGTTGCTTTAATGTTCTTTGCTTGCATATACGCAAGGCGCAGGTAGTCAGTCTCCGCGGAGTTAATAGCAAACGTGGCAAAGCCTAATTGTTCTTTGTGGTTAAACACACATCTCCTCGATGAATCGTGCAAAATTTGCACTTTGCAAATAGTCCTTATCCATAACGTGCACACATTGCTTTGGTATCATTACTGCTTTGTCTTTCATACGCACAGCAAGTAGACTGCCTTTTGTCTGTATGCTTTCTACTTGCTGTTCTAACGTAAGCATTACCCACGGGATGCCTTGATCTTCGTTCAAGTTGTAACCAGATATGATATTGTTAGCAATAGCAAAAGCGTAGTCATTTCGGTAGCTTCTACCGCCGACATTGTATAGTTTGCAGTAATAAGGGTAGTTACGTTGGACGCGGCCCACCATATCAAAGAGCATTTCAGCTTTATCAGTTTTCCTAAATAGTACAACTGTAGCCCAAACGAATGGTAGTGAAGTAGTACCCATTTCTTCATTAGAAGGCCCATTTGTGTCCCTGTTATGATGCATTATTTTGTAGTCAAAATCCGTCTCAAACAATTTGAGTAAGCTGTCATCTAGCACCAAGTAATCAGTGTCTAGCAGTATCGTTTCTTCGTATGGTGAGAAAGCGTAGGCTGTATAGCGATCAAAATTCTTCCACTGTACTTGTACATCGCTCAGGTCAGAACGAAAGTTGCCGTTTTTGGCATCTACTCTGTGCACGACATGGAAATCAAATTTGGGATCACCTGCCATATCAGTCACTAGCGTAACTGGCAGCTTCAGGTATTTTTCAATTAGTCTGGCGGCGTTATCTGCAATTCCAACGTAGTTTACAGTGGGCGAGTTGAATGCAAATAGTATTACACCGCGCTTAGACTTTGCGGATTTGTTTGAGTTCGGCATGTTGCTGGGACCAACGGTTCATCACCTTTTGGTAATGTTGCTGTGCTGTGACTAGAAAGACTTGCTTGTCTACTTCAATTGGGTTTTGGTACGAGTCTTCCAAAAACAGTTCGTCAATGGGCCAAGTTGCCACAAACGCTAGAAGCTCTGGTGTAATTTTGAATAGCCCACCATTGTGTGCAAAATGGAGATCAGTTTGAATCTGTTCCCGTAGAATGGTTTTGTTGACTTGATAGTCGGTAGATTTTTTGATTTGATCTACGATTGGTTGAATGGTCATAAATGAAAAAGCTAGTATGCCCTTACAGTATACTAGCTTTCTCTTATGAAGTCAACGTGTTTGATTACGCTACGGTAACTGTACCCCAGCTATTAGCCAAATATGTTGTTTCTGGTGGAGTTACGTCAACGCGGTGATTGATAGTAACGTTCAAGCTATCGTTAATACCTTGCTGTGCGGCAGAAACAACAACCAATGATAATGTAACAACGTTACCGGAAACAGAAGCACCAAGACTAACTGTGTCGCTAGTGTAAGCTGCTGTAGTGCCAGTTACAACCACAAAGTTTTGGTTAGATGCTGTTAAGTTAGCGTAGCCAAAAGCTGTGTTATTAGTATTCAACGTACCGCCAGTACCAGTGCGGCCACCGTTTGTTGCACGACGGAAAGCTGTCACACTGCCGAAGTTAGTACCAACTAAAGTTACAATAGCGCCAGAACGAGCCGATGCATCACCGTTAGTAACGCCAGAAACTACAAAGTTTAATTGTCCGCCGCATTGGAAGAACTTTGCGGCACTTGTACTAAATGTAACTGTTCTGTTAATCGTTGTTGTTAATGCGCCTGCTGTATTTGCACTCGACCATACAGGACTAAACGTTGCGCCAGTCACCAAAGTACCTTGAGTGGCAAATGCATTAACGTTTGTTACTGCTGTGGAAACGCCAGTATTAACTGACGCCAAATATGTTACCGTTGTACCTGCCGTAGGCAATGTAATTGCTGCTGTGCCGCTTTGGTGTGCAAGGCAGTTGTTCAATGAACCGATTAATGTTGACCATTGTGCCGCTGTGACGGTATTACCAGTTGCCAAATTGGTGGGAACTGCGGTTTGGCCGTATGCTGTACTCCAAGTACCGTTTAATGTTGTTGCTAACGAGTTGTAATCTGTTGCAGCAATTACGCCGCCTGATGAGTATGCCATGGTTAATCCTGTATTTTAGTTATTTATTTTCACGATGGCTTCTATGAAAGAAATTCCATCCGTATATTTGTCCTGTAAGGCCCGTCCAATTACGTTCCAAGGGGTAATTTCATCTTTGGTTCCTGCCCTGGCAACACCGTTTCCGGCGCTAACTAAACGATCACCTTTTCGAATAATCCCGACTACTTTGACAGGGACTCTACCACTTAGTGCAACGGGAGGATGAGTGATGTCATCCCCGCTGTCTGCGTTCATTAAATAAGCTGCTTTCGTACTTATCACTCCGAACACTTTTTCACTGAGTTCAGCTTTAACAGAGGTGATTTCTGCACTTCCGCCTAGTTCAACTACTGTCCCTGCATCGTACTCTGCGTCTGACGCAAATCTTTCGGCCAAGTCAGCGTATTTTGCTTGCATACTTGTGCCATATATACTAGAGAACCAATGTGTACTATCACCCAAATTCACCGCACCGTTAACTGCGGGAACTAATGATCCTGTGATAGAGTTAGATCCATCACGGGCCAATGCTGCATTGTCTACATAAAATTTATTAGCAATGTCATTCGAATTTAATGGTGCCGACGATACCTCAGCATGTCCAGAAACTGCATTTGCAGTAAACACAGGCACAGTTACACCAGTTTGGTTTACACAAATAGTAATGTTTTTACCGGTGACACCATGGCGTAATCTACCAGTACCAGTACCCGCTTCTACATCAAGAATAACTTCGCTGTTTGGTCCGATGCGCAATCCATCATTGCTGCTGATTGTCATTGGGACAGTGGACGGAACTGTAATGTCTGTTCTGGCAAAGTTATTGGCTGAAATTGCTACACCGTTAACTATTAAATTTTCAGCAGTAGTGGCAATACCGTTATATTTGTATCCAAATGCACCATCAGTACTAAGGTTAAACCCTGGCTTGATTGTTGTAAACCCTGGGACTGACGATGAAAATTGTGTCCCGCCATTGAGAATACCAACCAATGCATTGCTTACATAAAATTTAATTACGATGTGCTGGAGATTGTCCGTACCAAGAATTGTGTCAGGGGTGGCACCAGTTTGACCGGTCGTAGTATTGTTTACTGGTCCGATTGTTAACCAGCCACCGTTACTTACTGCATTAGCGCCAGTGACAGCGCCAGTGAACAATTTTAGTTGTCTGTTTGCAGTATCCCACCACAAGTCACCGATAATAGGATCGTATGCCAAATACTTAGGAGTACCTACTGTAGGACCACCAGGCGAAGTTTCAGTTACTGGTTCGGACGAATAAATCGTCGACAGTGATTTCCAAATTGCTGGATTGCCGGCTGCTGTGGCCGCATTAACTTTTAATACCTTGTTTGCAGTATCCCACCAAATTTGACCAGGTAGTGCTGCTGTGGGACTCTTAGTGTTTGCAAAATTTTCTAGTAGATAAACAAAGTTCTCGTTTAACAACTTACCATAGCCTGGGTAATTTTTACCAATCAATGAAAGGCTAGTAGATCCAGTGTTAACTGTACCGTCTTGTAGTCCTGCATCGCCCATTCCTGGGATTGTACTTCCGTTTGCTAGTGATATTGAATAAGCCATGCTGTATTTATGCTAGAAATTATGTGCGTGTATTACCACGTTTGACTCAGTGCAGTCCGAGTCCAAATGTTTGTTGTTCCGTTATAACTTCCAGTACACATATACAAGTACGCAGAGTCTACTGCCATCATACCTGCTTTGTCTCCAACTGCACCTGTTGCACTAGTAGGAGCATTGTGCCACAATCCAAGTTTTACCCAATTGCCACCAGTAAACACATTGAGCGAGCCAACAGTGCTATCCCACCATTGCTGTCCACTTAGTGGATTGGCAGGAGAAGCAGGGCTAGAAAAATTTTCAGTGATACGGACAAAATTTTCATTTTGCAACGCACCGTAGTTTGTAACTTTTCTACCAATTAAGGAAATACCTGCATGGGAACGGTCAACTGCTCCGTCTACTACTGTAGCCAGCAAGGTACCGTTTGTCTGTTTAACTAAGTAGGCCATAATTACCCAATATAAGATAAGTTGGTCAATGCTTGTATACGGATCGTGTAATCGATCTTAATTTTGCGGTTTAAGGACTTTTGCACAGGGTGGAAAACCACGTGTGTAAGCATTTTACCTGACGTACTAAAGAGACCTAGTTCATCAAATACGTATTGTTCGTTTAAGTTTTGGCTATTGTCAAAAGCCGCTTGGCCTTGTGGTTCACCGTAGTCTAGCAACATAGTTACTAGGATGTCAGTATACACTTTACCGGGGATGTGACGAATTTCCATCTTATTGTTAAGTGGATCTAAATTCTCTGCACTTGTACCGTCAATAACTTTAGTGAATGTCTGATTGTACAATGCAGCATTCTGGTTATTAGTGTTGGTTGGCAAGTAGTTGATAACACCCGTAGGGTCAACGGATGTTCCACCGTTGCCTAAGTTAATGGTCTTAATAAAGTTACCAGAAAGATCAGCCAAGCTATATGCGATAGCTTCAGACATGTTCTCGTAGTGGATCGCGTTTGGTTTATCGTGAAATACTTCGTTCGTTTCCGGATCATAGATCTTGATGTGTCCGCGAATATTCAACCCGCCTTGTTCGTCGGGTTGTTTTTCTTCTTGAATAGGCATAGGTTGGACCTCCTTAGGCTCATCCATTTTATAGACGACCTACTACGATTTCAATTACGCCAACTGCGGCGCTACTGTAGTTTTCCAATGCCTTACCAATGATAGAGCCTAGCACAGGATTAGTTGCTACAGTAGCAACACCTGGGATATCGCTAGTTGTTAGCATATCACCACGGGAGATAGAGCCAACAACTTTACAAGGCACACGACCTTGCAACCCAACTGCCGCAACATAATCAGCAGTTAATCCTGCATTCATCAGATGAGCAGGTTGCGTGGACACAACACCAGCCACTTTAGTATTGCTTGCACCAACTGCAATTGTTACTTCACTTGTAGTACCAAAGCACAAAACAGTGCCTGGCTCGTAGGTAGCATCAGCTACATACATTTCAGCCAAGTCAGCGTAACGTGCAGTTGTCGCTTGACCATAAATTGTAGCAAAGTAGTTGCTTGGTCCGCCTAAGTTCAACGTACCGTTGGAGGTAGGGAGGAACGTGCTAGACATTGTGTAATTTGTTGCGTTAACCGTGGTTGCAGACAATGTAGTAGGGCTTAACGTCGCTACACTTACTGTTCCAGCGTTCAATGTAGTAACTGTGGCTGTACCGTTGACTGTTAAACCAGTTAGCGAACCAACGGATGTAATATTTGTTTGGGCTGCGCCAGTTACGGTTGCTGCTGACCCAGTAACACTACCAGCAATAGGGCTAGTTACTGTCAAATTAGTAAGAGTACCAATTGTTGTAATCGCTGGCTGGGACGGGGTAGCAATCGCACCGTATAACGAAACGGCATGGACAGTAGCCGATGCATTAAAGTTTGGAGCATCAACATTACCGCTAAACGATGAAGCGCCAGTTACTGCTAAATTATTAACTGTCAAGTTACCAGTAATAGAACCAGTAGTTGCTGTAATACTTGTCGCAGCTAAGACACCGTTAATGGTACCTGCTCCATTAACCGTTAATGAACCAGCAGTCAGTGCACCTGCGATAGTTGCACTGTTTGCGCTCAATGCTGGCAAAGCTGCCAAATAGCTCTTTAGATTTGCACCGGTGATGCGCTGGGTAATACCAACCGTTTCTACCGGAATATTTGTATAGTCCAGAATTGTGTTGATTTCTGGTAAACCGCTGATTGTAATCGTTGCCATGTTAAAAACGCCTTAATATGTTATATTTATGTATTTATTCACCATTTAAATCTCACCGCGAATAAATCGCGACTGAATGGTCGTCGAAAGCATCATACCGCCCCCGTCTGTTATCGCTCCCACTGATGCAGGAACTGTTCCTAAGTAATCACCGCTTAATCCACCGCTATTCCACGAGAATCCCATTGCAGTTAGCACTGGATCTGTTTGAATAGTAACCCCATCCATAATTTGTGTACCTAAATCCCACGTTGTTGGCGGAATACCTTGTGTTAAAACGTCCCACCCAACAGGTACAAACCCAGCTTCAGTGGTAAGTGTAAATGCCCCGAAGTCAGAAGCCAATACATTTTCCCAAATTCCCTCGACTGCTGCTGAAATAATGATCTCAGCACCAAGCGCAGGGGCAGCTGGTATAAATCCAGGAGTATAAGGGTTAGAACCAATGCGTACAAACTTAATTTTTACTGGATGAGTTTGAATTACTTCAAAATTTGTAACTTTCTTGCCCGCAACTGTAACCTTTACCGTTTCTGGGTAAATGGTGTTGATGAAATGTGTCTCAAACACTGTAGTAACGTTATCACCGTGACGAATCTCAGGGCCGCCTTGGACAGTAACGTCTGGGACATACGAAGTACCTGGAATAATTTGATCACCACCAGCATCAACTACAAATGACCCAGCGGCATGCAATGCAGCACCGCCAGTACCTTCAGCAGCTCTACGAATCTGTGTTAATGTGCTATTCGCTTCGTCCACACCATAGAAGGTAATCAACTCACCGTTAATGAACACACGACCTGGCGCATCTAAGTCTACACTTGGGTAAGATAGTATATAAATGTTGTCAACATGCACTACTGTATCAGTGATATGTAGGTCTTGTGTTAACGATGTTGTATACTTAGGAAGAATACGTGTGTACGATACTTTTCCGTTCATATCGTAGAAATCTCTCCAACCAATTAGCTCGTATTGTGACTGTGACAAGATTGCAGTGGCATGAGCCGGCGCAATGTTAGTACCTGTGATAACAATCGCTGGATTAGAATTGATAGTTAACCCTGCGCCACTGCTGACAATAGTGAACGAAGTTATCGCTCCATTAGCAGCAAGCACTGGCACAAGGTTAGCGTTATTGATACCATTAACAGTTACATGAACTGGAATAATTCCAGTTACATCTACACCCTTGGACGCTTTGTCAACAATAGAGGCAGCATCGTCGTAACCATAGCCAACGTCCTGTACTGTAATACTGCTGATAGTGAACACATTCGTGTCAAAACCATTGGTGTTAGCTTGCAAGACTTGGATGTCTAGTGTTTCGTATACACGACCTGGCATCATTTCTTCAGGTGCATGAGAACTAAATGTATCGTAGTATTGGCCACCGTCTATTAGAATGTCCTCTGGGCGTTCGCCTAAGCCTAACGACTTCACGTCTCCATTACCATAAAACTTACGCACATCCTTGTATGCTGAAGCAATAGTAGAATCAATTTGGTTACCAGCTATAACAAGCGCAGACAAAGGCATCGCAGTAGCAAATTCAATCTTACTCACTTTGCTACTATCTAAGTATGGTTCAGTGTTATCTATAATCCACTTACCAGTAAGCCAATTGATACGGATATCACCGTCACCAGCAGTAGGCGACGATGGCATTACGATGTTGTTTGTTAATTGGAAGAATTGGCCAACTGTTGGGTCTGTTAAGTCAGTTGACGACAAGTTAGCAGTTTGGCTAGCTACATTACCCCATACATCCAACGTTATTGCACTAGCTTGCGCAATGTAATATTCAAAATTAACTGACGCATTTACAATATACGACTCTGGGGGTCCCGAGATCACACCGCCAACTATGCCGTCAATCCACATCCCTGTAGGTTTTGTGTCTCCTATGTTATATCCTGGTGGAAGCACATCTCCAGTCTGGAATGTCTCTAGTGTCCAAGAGCCAGTCTTGAAGAAGAAGCCTGTGACGTCTGGCGTCACAGAGTGCTGTAGTATGTCACTGCTGACAGCAAACGTGCCAATCACTGTATCTTCAGAATACTTGCTGCCAGTAATGGTGACACCAGGGTATTCAATACCATTAACTAGCTGTGTTAACGAATTACCAGGCATTCCTTCACCAGGTGCATAGTAACCAGTAATTCTATCGTTGTTAGTAATTAGAACGTTGCCTTGATCAAGCTTAACAAACTTGCTGTAGTCAAACAAATCATGCAATGCACTAACTGGAATAGAAAACTCAAGTACACTTTGTATACCTTGCGCATCTTGCGCCACAAAGGTGAATCCAGCAACTTGTGGTGGCGGAACAGGGCTAGGGTTGTGACTACTATCCAATGGGCGTGTGTCATTAGTAGGACCAGCATGCCATACATGTTTAATGGTCGCTGACTGCGCTGATTCTGTTGGTATAACTGGTAAGTAAATGTCACCACCATAAGCAACTAGCACACCACTTTCCAACCATACTGTTGGTTCCGCGGCATTTGAAGTATTAAACAATACTTGCGCAGTTCCTCCAGTAATCGTGCCGGCCATCAATATTCCACTAAAGTCAACAATGCCAATATTGCTTTCAAAATGTCCGGCATCGCCAGCCCACAAATATTGTTGACTGGAGGATGAATCTGACGATCCCAATGTCGCAAAATATTCTGTGTTAGGTTCCCACTGTACTACTTGCGTATCGTAAGTAATACGGTCAAACTTAAGTTCTGTGGTTACACTGCGCACAGTGTTATAACTATGCCCAACATCAACCTTAAATTCATTGCGCAACAAAGGTACTAGAACTAGTCCTTCACCGTTGCCATTAACAGTCACAGTAGGTATGCTTGTATAACCGCTACCTGGATTAGTGATAGTAACTGTCAATACTTTGCCACCAACTGGTTGCGATGCTTTAGCTGTCGCGCCAGTACCACCGCCACCAGAAATAGTTATGATTGGGGCAGTTGTATAGTTGTCTCCAGACGCTGATACTGCAATTTCAACTACTTTGTATGTGTGGTGATTGTTCCAATCTGCATAGTTAACGTCTGTTGCCAAACGTTCTGCATCGTAATACTGCTCCCCAGACGGTGAGCGGTAGGTATTAGAGATCGTGTCGTAATACGATGGCAAGTCAAAGTCAGTTACGCCAGTGTGCAAGAAATCTGTGGTACTTTGCGTTGGCAAGTATTCACGGATGATAGTGCGGTATGGCTTAACTTCGTTGATGTAGTCTTCGTAGTAAGTCTGATTGTCCTTGATGTAGCTTGGGTATTGTGCTAACTCGCGGATGTTGTGAACAACGGACAAGAACGATGTCTTAAAGATCCAATCAGGTGCAGACTGCTCTGTGTAAATGTAGTTAACCAAGCTAAAGAATAGTTTGTTGAACTCAATTTGCAAGTCAGCGATAAAGATGTCATCAGACACTGCACTGAAAACGTCGCGTGTTTCAAGTATAGGATTCTGGTCGAATCGAATCGTATCAAAGTTATCATTACCAAAGCCCATGTTACCGGCTTCTAAGTCGTACAGTGTAGGCAAGATTTGAATCGTGCCTTCCTCTGATGCAACCTTGTCCAAGGTTAATGTAGCAGTAGCCCGGTAAATGGCAAACTTACCATTGCCGTCGTCTAGCACCTTGACAACATCGCCATTAACCAACGTTAGTTTACTGATCAATGGGTATGCTGCGATTGTATATGATGGGATCGTTGTTTTACTATAAGATGCATCATACCAATCTGCATACTTAAAATACAAACTAGTCAAATAGCTTTGGATACGACTCAATGTCCACTCAGCTTTACTTGCTGACCACACGTATATGGTCCATAGCCCATCGTAATCAGTGTCGTTGTTTACTAATACTTTGTATCCATCAGTTAGGTTAGTCTTTAAGATGTATCCTAACTCGTTCTTAGTAACTAAAATCTTGTCATACTCGCCTGTACCAGCAGCTGGTTTTGCTTCACCGTTGAGCAACTTATTCAGATTCCGCAAGTTAGCAATAGGGTACTGTGCGAATACATTATTGATGTACTTGACAAAATTAGCCAATGCTGTTTGCCTGTCAACAAACATTGTTTGACGGGGGCGAATGTCAATACCGTAACGAGCAGCTACACTGAGCGCCGGGGCAGGCACTGCATGTCCAGCAAAATTGATACCAGACAAGCTGTCTTGAAGCTTATCTATAATACGATGCGGAATTTCCGAATTCGTATTCTCTTTAACTAGCTCATACTCAGTGTGAATAATATTCGTATTTTGTATTGGCGTGTGGTCAATGTGTAATGCAATTGCCTGCCCAACCAAATAATTATTAATATTGAACAAGCTAACTGCGGTTGGCGCAATAGCAGCGATGTACGGAATACCTTGGTCTCGTGGATTAGATAAAATCTGCTGTATCGTGTAACCGCTATTAGTGCGATTGGTTAAGTTAGTGTCAACTGTAGTCTTGTCGCCCACCCAATAGTAATACTTGCTCTTAATAACATTTGTAGACTTATCTACGTACATGTGCGTAACAAAATAACTATCATCTAAGTATTTAGGTACACCGTTACCACCATTGGCTACATATTGAGACGGGATATACTCGCTCGCTGTCCATTCGTATACCTTAAATTTACTGCCAGGGAAGGTGTTGCCCCAATGTGTATTTTTGTAATCTAACGAACCTTGTTCGTAGTTAACAAAACGTACTTGGCTCAAGTCCCACCATGTTTTGCCTAGCTGCAAGTCACTCCAATGGAAATCTAAACTAAATCCATCAATGCCATTATTGTACGATGCGGGATCTTGTTCTGTTTTGAAGTCTAAGTCTTGGTCAGCAATGCCTAATATTTTTCCCTTAGCTGGATCATATATATCAAGACGGGCAAGAATGCTTTGCGTGTTCTTGTTATATACAAACGCTTTAGAAATACTTGAGTAATCAACTTGTGGTGTTTCAGTTCTAACTAGCTGCCATCCTTTGTAGTTTACAGCATTAAAGAATTCAAATACTGATCCACCAGCAATGTCATACATTTTGTCACCAGCGGAACCAACAAAGATCGACTTACCCATTATTTCAACAGCCGCACCAAACATCATACCAGTACTCATCGCACCAGGCTTCAATACTTGAGTGTATTCAAACACTGATGGGCTATCTACTGTAGCATGTGGATTGTTGATCAAGTCAAATACATACACTGCGCCACTATCAACAGTTGCATGTGTGAATACTGTACTACCAGAGTCAAAGTCTGTAGTATTAGTGTCAAACACCATCCCAACAATAGTAGTTGCACCGCTGGACGATATTGCCAATGTGTTCTCGTCTTCAGAAATACTCATTGCAATGCCAAAGACCTCACTCACGTTGGATAACGGATGATTAATAATTTGTGATGCAGGATAAGTGCTTAGCCCCAATGCGTCAAATGCTAATCTAGAAATCCCAGGTAATACATTAAACGTGTTAACACCAATTGTAGCCGACGCTATTCTCAATTTACCTTCATAATTACTTGCAGTAATACCAGGTATACCTGAACTATTGATAGAATCAATGACTGATGCCAGCGTAGTCCCACCTAGTAGGACATCTACGTTATTAATTCTAATTTCGCCCCCAGCAGTAATTACTGGATTAACTACAGTGCCTGTAATTACACCATACAATTTTGCCGGATTGGTAAACTTGTGAACACCACCGTCATATGCTGGCGCAGAAACGTACATGGACGACGCATCATCACACATTATCACATTGGACCCAAATTGTTGGCCAGGAATACCAGTCAGTTTAGTGATTAGCGTAAAGTGGTTATTTTCAATTGATACAATTGTTCCGGCTGCTGGAGCCACAAAGAATTGCACTACTTGCCCGTACTGTATGTATTCTGTGTTTAGTTTTTGTTCTGCCCCATCCAATAATACTTTAAAACTGCTATCAATTGAGCGCTTTGTAGTTACTGTATTCGATGTGCCAACCATTATAAAGTTTTCAACGCTTCGATCAAATACATATGCTGCATTGCTTGCACCAACAATGATAGTACGGCCATATAAGTCGCAATTGATACTTACACCAAAATTGTCACCAGGTGCCGTATCAGCAGCTGGTAATGCACCACGATACTTGTAATTGGTGGAGTAATCTATAGATATTTTTTCAGTAACAGGTAACGTAAATGTTAGAGTACTACCAGCTATAGTCGTGGATACTGTATAGTCTATATTTAAAATATACGCTGCACTGCCTTGCACTATGACGTCAGGTGAGTCAATTGCCACTGGTCCAACATATCCGATATCTAAATTAATCGTTGGATATGGGTTAGCAAGAGTACTATCAACCCACTCATATATATGAACTAATCCGCCGTTAGATGCGCCGGGCTCAGAAATATACAACCAATTCCCATCATTGGATGAGCATATTGATGCACCGTAATATGCGTTTGTCGCAGGAAGTGGTGACACTAATACTTGTTGTAATGCAATGCCTGTTCCATTTTCTATCTTATAAATGTAAACGTGGCCTTGGTGTAAATCGTTGACACCTGCACCTTTGCTCTTGCTTGCACCAACAACCATGACACGGTCGTTCAAGTCTAGCGAATCACCAAAACCTAATGTGCCGCTTGCGCCGCTTGTGTAGCTGCTATGTTGGACCCAGCTTGCGTTTTCTATATACTCACCAGTGGCTTGGCGCACAAAGCTTGATACGCGACCATTGCCACTGTCAGGCGACCCTACATACAAGAACTGCTTGCTCTTACTTGCTTTAACTGTTTTACCAAAACTATTTCCAGCGTAATATTCGCTGATATTAGGAATGGTTTTTGTTGCGTATGCCCATGGCTCATTGCGACGGTAAACACCCCAACCATTAGATGATGCGTTATCAACCCATAAGTTGTCATTGGCTGTCCATCCATATAGAGGGCTAGCCGTTTGAATATCTGCAACTGTTTTTAACCTGCTTGAAGATAGTTTAAACAACATAGCAGAGTCGTATATCACCTTGGCTTTTTGCAATGTGGTATACCCAGTAACTATAGCAATAGTGAAATTCAAACTATCTATTACATCGTATACTTGATAAAAGCCGTCAAACGACGTAAGTGTATCGTTTACGGTGTAGCTGAATCCCTTAAGCGCAATAATATCACCGATTGCCATTTGGTGTGGGCCGTTGGTTGTAACTGTGCCTAAGTTGTCCATGTTGTAAGTCAATGATACAACGTGAACACCTGTCTCGGACACACGATACACATTCCAGCTACCACTGAAGTCTTTTGCAGTCCAAATAGTATAACCAGTACCGATGTTAGCAATGGATGATGACAAATTACGATAATCAGCAAAATCAAATATTGTTGCATCGACATCGTCTATTCGTGGGTAACCCGCGACTGGTAATGTAATCTTGTCAGCTGATGTTTGATGTGTATCAAACATCTCTGGTGAGTTGTTTTTAGATGCGCGGTATATATCCATTGGATAATATGCTGTCGCACCAAATACAGGTGTCTCGCCATCGTGTAAAAACTGCAATGCTGCTGGATTTGCGGTAACTGCCAAATCACTAAGTATTACCTCAGCGTAATGATTGCTTTCCGTTGCACCGTATTCACCTACACGTAATGCCCACTCTTCATATACATTGATAGAGGTAGGGGAGCCATTGATCTCAGCTGATGACAACGCAGTCACCGCATCAAGCGTGCCTTTTTGTTTTATGTAACCTTGATAGAACTTAACTTGGGTTTCTGCATCTATCAACAAATCAGTTAAGTAATTACGTTCCCTGAATCCTGTCAAGCCATTGCTATAGAAGTTGACCGACTCATTGAACGGCTGATTATCAACATCATATACAGACTCAAACATCTTAGCATTGTTTGCAAAGTTAGGCATCAACCCGATTTTAAGTTGTGCCTGATCAATTTGCTTCCAATCTGCGGTAACAAAATCCACTGATGCTACTACATCAGTCAATGCAGTGTAATACAAATCCTTAAACGTTACTAGCTGGCCCTTGCGGTAATCCACACCAGATTGCCAGATGTCATACTTTGCATCATTGTAAATAAAACCTGGTGGGTTCAATACACCAGACCAATTTGCAGTTTTGTATCCCACAAACTTCAAACGATATTGGCGATTGCCAGTGTCTGCAGAATAAATGATATCATTGAATACTGTCGTGTTATCAAAAATAATGACGTGCTCGTATTGCACTAAGCTTAACTCAGCTAACGCTATTGACTGCCCTGAAAAACTAGTTACCGTAAAATCATTATCGGACCGAACTACGGTGAAGTTGGTGTTCTTAATAGTACCAAAATTTGGATCTAATAGCTTAGAGCCTGTTGGGGTGTTAACAATCTCATCAACTACTGAATTGGTTGCTGCCACTCGTAATTTGCTGTGCACTGGGCTCAATACTATTATGTTGCCAGGAGCCCATCCTTGTTGCGCCCAAGTTAAAAATTCCTTAGCAGACAAGACCCAATCTTTTTTCTCGCCTAAGTCTAGGTCAGAGTCAATGAATATGAATCCTTGGCTTTGCAATGAACGTTGGTAGCTTACTAAGAAATCCACGACTTCTTGTGTAGACGTAAATTCGTAACCGTATGCAATTTTTTGCAATAAAGAATAGTAATCTTTAAAAATAGTACCAGTAAGTGCACCAACTTTAATAGAATAAGCATTATTGGAGGCTTGTGATGGGATGATAGTGAAGTAGGGGTTGCTTAAGTCGTAACCAGACACAGTGTAACCACCAGCACTCTTCTCAACAATAACCGCAGAGTAAACTATCTTCTCAACAGGGACAGATTTGTTTAGGATGATACTGTAGTTTTCGTCAGGGATAACAATACTGTTATTGGTAGACGATGGGCTACCTTGTTCAGCTAAAATCTTCAAGAACTTCTTATCAGTATAACCAGCTACCTTGTAGTTAAGCTGTACAGACACGTTCTTCAACGCTGTCTTAATTTTTGCTTGTGGGTCTCCAATTCCTAAGTTCTTTAAGTAGTCAGCAATCCAATTTACGTAACCCGCAGTGCGGATAACGCCACCACTAGATGTATCACCGTTGACTTCAATTGATGTAGGAGTTAAGTGCTGGTGTGTAGTCTTGTTGACGTATTGCATTAACCCGGCATCCATGCTGTAACGCTCCACATTGGCATATAAGCCAAAATACATCGCTGGTTTAGTTAAAGCCATTGCAATTTGCACTGCGTAAGCATAGTCAGAACTCTTACGCCATGCTGCTTCCGCAGGACCAACATCACCAATTGCAAAACTTGTATTGGCTTTGGAGCCGTCAAAATCAAGCACTGCATACTTTTCGGGGCTTAACAAATTGCCTGCATCGTCTACCGGGATAAGACTTAGTAAGCCAGGACGTGCGTAAGTCGTGTCAATACCCGCACGTTCGCCTGCGTGGATGTAGCCCAAACTTAGGTCAGTCCATAGCGTTAAGTTACCACCAGTGTAAGGCGCTGGACCGTAACGGTCTTGCCACCACGTAGGTTTGTCGCTGAAGCCTAGCATTTCCCAAGGGTGGGTATGTGGGCGCATTGTATCATAGTAATACATGAAAATCGCACGCCAGCTTCCCGGTAAGAACTCTCCATCAACCGTGTCACGGAAGTTTTTGTAGTTCCATGTCCATGGGTTACTGCCTTGGAAAAACTTGTTGGCCGTAAAATCTAAGCGATTTGCGCCCGCCCACACTAGGAAACTGTTAGACAAGATTTGGTTATATTCCGCTAAGTTGTAATCGGTATTACGGAACTTGCCAGGTGTATGATCGGCATGCATCGATACATCATATACTGCTTTGATATTATTAAAGATCCGCATCTCTAATTCTAATAGCAAGTCATCTCTATAATCATTGAACGCTGGAGTCAAACTACCATCGTGGCCTTGTATTACGTAATTAGGTGTTACATACGTATTATCTAAATACTTGGTTGGTGTGAATTTTGGGTAAAGGCCTAACTTAGACGGTGTCTCAGGAACAAAATTACCGTCAGTATTAGAGTACTCAACGATAGATAAAATATCATTGTAGTTTAAGTTATATGTATCCGCAATCGTAATAGACGGAGCATCCGCATTAAAGGAATAATCTCTGCCTTTTGCTAACAATGTTTTAGTTGTATTGTTGCCCACTGATCTACTAATGTAAACCAATACTGCTTTATTGCTTAACACTGTATCATCAAATATAGATGTTAACTGGTACGACTTAACTCGAGGGTCCAGAATTGCGTAGTCAGGTAGCACAGTCTTAGCATCGCCGTGTGGAAGCATATCGCTGTAGTACCACGGGAACGAACTATTTTTAATACTATTGATTTGCTTGATAATTGCATCCGCAGTTGCTGGTATATCAGTCAAGCTTACGTTAGTTGTTGTAGCTAATTCTAAGAAACGATTCTTGAATTTAGTGTATTCGCGTTGAGCTAACTTCACAGAGTCAACAAAATTCATTTGTTGATCTACTAAGAATAACTCGCTGTACAGAACTGGCGCTGAGTGTTTAAGTATACTGCCGCCCTGTAACTTTATGTTAAGGTCGCGCAAGTTACTTGTGCCTGGTACAGTTCCGGTGACGTCCATACTGTTACGATACAATGTAACCAAATGGTTACGCATTTGGCCAAGTGTTAGTGTCGCAAAGTTTGCATTTTCCGCATTGTTGTCAAGGTTGGAAGGAACTTGGTAGAACCCCAATGCACTAGCGGTTTTACTGTAGATTAGAATATCAACAGAATCATTAGCTGCTAACAATGTAGAGTCAATGACTACTACTGGACGGATGCCAACTTGAGTTAGACCAAATTTTGCAGTGTCAACAAATTTACTATTAACTAATACCTTTATGCTAGGGACGGTGTCCGGTGCTTCAGGTAGTATGTCCACTTCAAATACATTGTTTACACCGTCTGCGATGTAGGAAATTAATTGGTACTGCTTTGTAAATTCGTTAGTAAGTGTCCACCCATTAGCAACACTAAACGTAGAAATATCACTCGTGATATGTAACAAACCAGTGTTGACAGGTACAGTGTAAGTAACTGGCCCAATTAAGTAGGAAAAAGTATCAGTGTCAAAATTATTAGAAAATTGGATATCACCAACATTGTTGAATGACCTGTAACTAAGTGGGAATCCCAATACTGTGTCATTTGCTCCTGCCCCTGTCTTGTACGAGAAAATAGGAGTACCTGTGAAGTTAGTATTTGTATAGAATGATGTATCACCAAAACTAATACCATTCTTATCAAAAGCATCAAACAATGGAGCCTGGTTCGCTGCTAATTTGGATTGACTTGCAAGCCATTCAGAACCGTTAAACCAAAACTCAGTGGTTGTATTATTTTTAACTACAACAGAGTTACCAGTAGCAATGATCGAATCAGTTGCTTCAATCAAGCTACCAATGTACTCCGCAGAGAAAGGATCGTTACTAACATTAACGATGGTGAATGTGTAAATTTTGTTACGAACAATAGTGCTAGTATCCTTGCTGAATACGACTCTATCGCCGTGGCGTAAAATAACCGTCGCACCTGCCACAGTTGTAACAAACAATGTTGCACTGATTGCTGGGACAGCTTCGATTTGTGTATACGCATTTGTTATCACAGAGTCCAAAATATCAATTGGTGCTTTCGCCACTGTACCGTGATTAAACAATTTTGTATTGCGCTGAATTTCAATGATAGGACGTTTTGCTGACGCATTTTGGTCAAGAAGTAACTCAGTACCATTGAACTCCGCTACGTACTTAATGACGTCTACGTGTGTCCAACGATTGCTACGCGACCATGCATTCAAATCAGCCGACGCCCTGTTGACTGTCAAGTAATCATGCGTTACTGGTTGTAGTGCCAAATTAAGTTTAAGGCCAGTTCCAGAACCACCAATGACAGTCACGGGGTTTACTGGTAACGTACTATACAGACCGCTTGAGAGTATTTTAAAAGTTGTCACAGTGCCAGTTGCACTAACCCCTGTAATTAATATCGTCGCAGGCTGTGTGTATACTCCACCAGTGGCGGTTAACAAATCATTGACTTTGTATCCTACGCCTTGTGCAATTTCTGAAACTGTGCTGGTCGCCCAATCCTCAATTGATAGCAAATGGTCAGCAGGTACTAATTTAATCGATTCACCAACACCAGATACATAGTAAGTGCGATTTGCAAATTCAGGAGTTACTGAGTGATCAAATGTAATCTGCAATCCACTTGTAAATGTCACACCATTAGGACTAACATAATATTGTTTGCCTTCTATGTCAACTAATGGATTTAGTATATCATTGACTGGTTGCACTAATTTAATGGTTCCTACTGCGCTTGCAGTTGAACCAGATTGGTAGTACAATGTGTCAAGTGCAGCGGTTGTTGAAGGTACTAGTGTAAAACGATCGTAGTAATCAACATAGAAATCTTTGGTTGCATTAGCGGAACCTGATTTAACGTACACTTTTTCGTTTACTGCGACTGCTTGCTGTGGCGACAGATTAATGTACCCATCACTGTCAACTGTAATCAACCATGTTGAGCTACGTGCAGATTCGACCACAGTGGCGCCCATCGGTACATTCATTGTCCATGGTAATTGATCCACGCCAATGGCGCTCAGCATAAATGCAGCATCAGTGTTAGTTAGTGCCGCAGTGCGGGTAGTGGAAGCTGTCCAATCTAAATCGTCGTAAACACCACCAACAAAAATAAGAGTCTTGTTATGGATATTTCCTGTCGTGCCGTCTAATCCACTAATAGTATTGAACGTTGCAAGACTTACGGCCTGAATATCTTTGTACGATAACTTTGTGGCGTAATCTACACTGGCCGCAGTGTTCATTGACATGAATCTAAGCTGTGTGTCTATTTGTGGCACGTTAAATGTTACGGAACCAGTGGATGCCCCATTATTGAGCACACCAAATACATCGCGTGTGCTTACGTTTGGCCTGTTAGCATCAAGACCAGTCATTCCGGGTTGTGTTTGAATCCAGAATGGATTGGTGCCGTCTACGTTGAACGTATACGAGCCACCGTATGCAAGCGTGATGTCAGCGTTGTTCACCATGCCAGTACCAAAGTAATAGGTATTGGTACCAGTGTTAAAATGTACGTCCCACGAATAATTTAGTGGTACCCCGTTTGCAGAAACCACGACAGAGTCTGGTCCATTAGGCAACCAGTAGTATTGCGAGAAGTTAACAAACTTGTCTAAGTCTAGTAATCCAGAATAGCTATATGCTTGGTTACTGAATAATCTTGAATGATTATCTACATTGCCACCATAGTATGCAATCTTGTTAATTAAGTCAGGATACGATGCATAAAAATCTGTCGTACCAGCTTGGGGATTGTTAACTATTACCCCTGGTTCAACTTGATAGTGTTGACGGGAGTCTGATGGCTCAGCTACATAGCCATCGCCAACTTTATACGTAGGGGCAAATTTTCTACCTATATAACCAGAGACCTTTTTAAAGTTTGGTTCGCTTGTTAACTGGTCTAATGTAGCATTGAGGAACTTTTGGTTCGTGTCTGTACGGAAGACTTCTGGTAGAAAATTATGTGTCTTAAATGCGGCCATTGTAATTTAGATGTTATAGTGTATTTAACCCAGCTAAAGACTGGTTAATTTGAGATGCAGTAATAGCACTGATAATCTCAACGTTGTCAACTGTAGCGGCGCTGACCACAATTTCGTTTGCTTCTGCATTAATTTGGTACAACCCGCCAAACGACGCAGTGCTGTCGCTTGGTACGATAATGATAGAAGAGATATTAGGAACCAACTCAGTGTGCAAGTATGCGCTGAGTTCTGAGAAGTAGAATGTTTCACCAAAGTCCCAATTGTTGATGTCAAAGTATTTGTTGATAGTTGAAATAACACGGCTCTTGATATCATTGTCAGAAATTGTTACATTGCTATTCTTAACTACTTTAAATGTCGCACGTAGTACACTGGCAGCTTTATTACCAAATATAGGTTTAAATTTTACGGGATTGTAAATGATCGTGTCAGACAGTGCCTTCAAGTTTTCCAAGGTAGAGAACTCTGTGCGCAATTCTTCTGTCGTTGGCGCCACTGGCTGTGCTACTTTACCACTGCTATCTTTGATCCAAGCCGCGTAAGCAGTATTGTATTCCTTAGTAAGGATGTACAAGTCCATGATGTTGTTAGGGCTTGGATCAATACGACGGTTACCAGGGCTATTGTGGCGGTACTGGAAGTACAAGTTTTGACGGCCAGTTTTTGCAACATAGTTATTTGTGATGGATACTGCACCACCAGTCACTGAGTAAAACTTATTTTCCGCAGTTGCATAAAATACTTGTCCATCACTATACGATGCACTGTACAATGCAATCTGTGATTTTGTTAGATAAGAGTCTACCACTGCACCAAGTGATACAACTGCATATTTTACAAAATTATCGTAATCAGTGACTTGCTTAAAGAATATGTTTGTATTGCTATCTGGAGCAACTAACGTGTTAAACAATGTAGGATCGTCAGGGATACCATCATTGTTTGCATCTGGGAACGTAACTAATATTTTTTGTGTGTCTAAATAGCCATCAAGCTGAACCACATTGTTATAAACATACCAAATTTGGTCTGTGGAAAGTGGCTGTTGTGTGACAGGATCATTATTAACTTTCAAAATCTTAATTTGATCACGCACTGCGGTACCAGTAGAACTGTCGTACACCTTAACTTTAGGGTCAAAGTAAAAACGTGTTTCCAATTCGCTTTCCATGTAGTAATACAGGTTACGTTGAGTAATTGTATATTGTCCACTGAAGTAAGTGAATGCTAAAATCCAAGACGAGTCTGATGCACTTTGCGTAGAACCAGCAGTAGTAATGTCAAATTGATTCAAGTTAAGGTTGGCTTCGTCAATTGTCACCCATTCCATTGTTGCTGCATCATAGCGAACACCAAAGTTTTTCTTACCAAGTATCAAAGTGGTAAATGTTTCAATCAAACTAGTTGGCCAATCATTCTTATATGGCGGAGTAATTTCACTTACTACAGCGTACACTGGACCAGACGCTGTATTCAACGTCGTTGGTAAAATTTGGCTAAATGTTACTGTCGTAGAAGTATTAGAAACTACCGCAGCATAAAGATACGTTTTATCAGTAGGCAATGTTGCTGCCCCAGCTACTATTTGATTATCCTTGTTAAAGTGGTAATCTTGTGGTGGCAAGAATTTAACCAATGCACCTGGCTGTATATATTTTGCTGCACCACTTGCACCAACACCTAATGTTGTCAATGTTGTAGCATGAGTCAAGGTATTAACTGTGTTAATGTAGCCAGATGTCGTATTAGTAGTCGATGATGTCGCAACAAACGTAGGAGATGCCCCAATTAAATATGTGGGCGCACTGTAGTGATACAAGTGCATTATTTCCTTAGCGGATATCATTGGTAACGCTACATTGTAGATTGCTTTAAGCACTTCTGACGTAGTAGTGTAAGTAAACGTTGTTGCAGTATTTGCTATATTTCTATAGATTACACCGTCTTGTGCAAATATATTAGTAGACGAATACTTACCAGAGACGTCTGTCACGTCAAGGTAGCGAGACACGCCAGAGCTAGTGCGGTTAACTGCTTTAACTTTGATGATGTTAGAGAATGTCGTATAAGGGAGAATGTTGTAATCCTCACCTGTAATCATACGGTTCTGCGTGTAGTATTGCTGCGGTGCTTTTGTGCGGATATCATCTAATGCCTCTGCCGCAGAGCTATTAGCTACTGTGTAATGTAGGCTGCAAGACAAAGTTAATGTTTCTACGCGGTTATTGCGAGATACGTAGTTCATTGAAATAACAACGTTTTGCATTTCGTCAGGTGTAATTTTATAGTTTTGTCCGTTGCTTTGACGATAGAACAACTTGTAGTCACCCTGTGGAATACTCGCAAACGCACCGTCACCAAAAACTAAGTCAACTTGATCATTTGCTCGGGAATTGACTTGGTACAAGTTACGCTCGTTTGTTTGATTGTAAACAATGTTAACCCCACCAATTGCAGGTACTTTAGTCCACTTAGTTCCTAATGTGCCTTGAGCTGTTAAAGGATACAACCAAACATCATTGTTATTGATATCACTAAAATTGATACTAACTACACGGTTGGGTAATTTTTCGGCAATGTTGAATGGCAATGCATTTAAGTCGCCTTGTTTGAAATATACAAAGAATCCAGTATTATTTGATCCATTGCCTTGATTGTCGTTCTTGTACAATAAGTTAAACTTACCACTTGGTGTAGGGTCGACTTCGTAGACATAGCTTTGCCCGGCCGCAGAAGCAGAAACTACTTCAAAATTCATCGAGCTATTTTCTACCTTAGCAGTAAACTTATAGATAGGGGTAGCGCCAGCTATAACATTGACACTATATTCATCAGTTTGAATCCCGTTAATTATATTTGCTGCACCTGGTTTACCCACTACTTGTGTGTTGACCATAGACGCATTCAAAATTGCAGTGTATTGCTCTAACCAGTTTTCATTGGATGTATCGTTCCATGACACAAGCAAGTTGGACAAATTTATACCATTGGAATCAGTCACTGACTCTGTAGTTGATACACTGCCAATTTTTAAAAAGCCACTTGCCGCAGTGTTACGCTTAGGATTATAGCTGATTAAACGTGCAAGCTTAAGCACAGAGTCACGGCGTTCTGCTGTGTCGATGAAGTTTTCGCGAGCGTTTAAGTCTGTGCGGAATGCTAAACTTTGGCCCAAAAACGCTATCAAGTCGATTAGCGCAATGTACTCGCTAGATTCCGTAAAGTCATTGAAATCTTCAGGGTAATACGTGCGTAAGTAGTCGATCATTGACTTACGAAGCGTCTCGTAATCGTAGCTTTGGAAGTCAGCGTCACGGAACGTCTGGTAGACTTTAGTCCAGTCTTGCTGAACTAAAAGATTTGATTGTCGTGTTGTTAATGCCATAATATACCTGTATTAGGTATTTATAGCTTTCTAAAAGTGCTAGTATTAACGCACTGTTCCCGAGTCTCGGTCAAATGTAAACGACATGGCTGATGTTTGATTAGTTGGAATGTATGTCAATACAATTTGAATTTGCAAGCCACTTTGGTGCTCTGTCATGACTACATCGTTGATACTTAACCTAGGATCGTAACTTACTACTGAGTTAACGTCATCCAGTATTACTTTCTTAGTTTCAGGGGTCAACGGTTCAAAAAGCATGTTCCAAATGATGCTACCAAAATTTGGATTCATTAACTTTTCGCCTTTGCGAATCTGAAAGTGATTCAACAAATCGCGCTTAACTAGCTCAATGTCAGTTAGCCTGAATTTCTTGTTTTGCCCTAGAGTAGATAGTCCGCGATATGTTGTCATCTAGTATTTAACCCTTATATTGGATGTGCACGACGTCGTATGCCAATGGGAAGTTAAACCCATACTTGTCTAGTAATCCAGTGCTCAGTAAGTATTGCAAGTCTGCACGAGCAATGTCAAAAGCAATACCACGTATGTGCGGGGCATTCGGGCTTGGTTTAGCTGGTTTTAATACGTGACTGTTACCAGCCAGCCACGCATTGTATAGTGCTGTTTGTTCCTCCAATGTACGCTTTGCGCTGCTCAAGGTAAGCTTACGGCTAGTTTTTGCTTTAAATTCTTTTGCCATATTCTCAAATGCAGCCTTCATTGGTCCAGCGAGCATTTCATAATGTGCTTTATCACCTGAGTTTGCAGTAAAGTTAATCACTGATTCTGGCCCTATTCCGCTGTCAGATGGGCCAGATGGTACTGCTGGGGTAGCGTCAGCGACAACCTGCATTGCAAGTACATCAATTGCATAACGCCCCCAATTATATGCTGCCGCACCAGCGCCACCTTCTTTACGCCACGCCAATGCCTTACGGACAGGCTCGTCTTCATCCCTATAGTAATACGCAACTGATATCATACCAGCAACTGTGCAAATATCGTCATTTGCTACTATTGCATTTTGATTTAATAGTTCAATATAGTAATCATTGATAATTTGGGCCATCACTACATCTTGGGTGCCAGTGTGCGTTGTCCAATCAGTTACACTCTTAATACCCTCTGTCCCAGCCCAGGACAAAGTAGAATTGATATTTGTTGCATCAGTGACATATCCATAATGCTTCAGTAACTTCCCGTTAATTTGATACTTACCGACCCTAGTAGATGTAGTTTTGGTAAAGTTTGAACCACTTTCTGCGTACCCAATTTGCACCATTAGTGCTTTAGCTTGAAGGGCAGCCAACCTACCTAGTGATTGTACATGCGGTGCTGCGGCCGCTGACATTTCACTTAACGGTGCTGCTGGAGAAACTTGCTGGCCTTTAGCAGACACTGGTCCCGGATCAGTTAGTTTAGCATCGTTTGCGCAGGTACTTGATTGTTTTACCACTGGCGTTGGCACAGTAAACAAACTTGATCCCGCTGCCTTACTGGTCGCTGCTGATTGTCGTGGCCATGGCTCGTGGCTAGGTGCCACAGTAACAATACTTTCAAACACTGCTGACTTGCTTACCCACAACCCTGACGCTTCAGCTGATGTGTCAGTATGCGAATTTGAAGCCAATGCTGACACCGCTGCTACATCCGCAGGAGTTTGTGTATTCAAATATATTTTGCCACCCTTTAAGACTAAGTCACTGCTAGTTTTAAAACTACCAGACGCCCCTTGAATTTTCATTTCACCGCTGCTTAAAATACCTATTGAACTTGCCTGCAGTGCAATACTTGTTGATTTGGTCGTATGCTTTGCTGTTTGCTGTGCAATGGACGATGATGCATTTATGTTTACACTAGCCCCACTGTTTAAGTTGATGTCCTTATCAGCATGTAAGTTAAACTCTCCTTCAGTACGCATATTAATACCTTGCTGCGAGTACACATTAATGTGACCTCCGCCAGTAAATTCTAACCATGCGGTACCAGTGCTATTTGCAATGTATAACACATCTTCAGTGTCATGCATTAAGATTTGGTGCCCGCCTGCTGTGCGTAAACGCACTAGCTGACTATTAGCATTTTGATCACCATCGTCCATAATAAACGTGTGGCCACCCTTGCGAGTCTTAACGGTAATGTCGTCAAGTGTAAGAGTACCAGCTGCCATCTTAGCTTTAAATTGCGGGTCATCAGCTGGATCATTACCTGGTCGGCCAGGTGTTGATATACCAAAAACTTGCGATGGACTTTCGCGCTGTGATGATGACGTCACAGCCCCGCGCACCGTATCCCTATCAAGTCCTTGATCCATAAGAATCGCAACCTGCGGCTCGTGTGGTGGTTTAAGATTTTTATCAAATCCTGGGCCAATATTTGCATTAGGTGCTAGTTCATTGAACTCTGCTACTGGCCAATTACTATCTTGCGAGTATTTTGCCTTCATCGCAGCGTCTGTCATATTTGCCGTATCTACTGGTCCAGCTGCAAGACCAGGTAGCATGTAGTGGCTTAAGTCTGTGTTGATACAAGCAAACCAATATCCGCGGTTAGGGTCACCTGCAATGAATGTACATATCACTTGGCAGTTAACGTCAGGCGGGACGCCCCACATACCATAACTATGTGGTACTTGCGAGAATTCGTTATTACGACCGCCACTATCAACTGGCTTGTATGTTGTACCACCATAAGGACTTGCATAAGAAACTGTACGCCAGGATGCAGGCGCTTCTTCATCTCCGCCCAACTCAGGAATCCATACTTGCAAGCGCCCAGCTTTCAATGGATCGTAGTTATTTTTAACGTAACCAATAAATGGCCCGCTATCAATGCGTACGCCAGGTGTGTCTTCTCTACGTGCCCACTCAGGTAGTTTTTTACCAAATCGTCTATTAGTTGCCATGTTATCTGAATCCTGCTCCGCGACGGATAGCCTTTAAGTTATTACTTTCGTCCGCTGCTATAGCCGCGGGAGTTTTTGCGGGAGTGGGCGGTTGGATAGGAAGCAGTGTTTTATTGTTAACAGAGTTTAATGTTGCCTGTGACACTACGCCTTTGTAGTCCCCTACACCAGGCACTCCTGTGGGCTTCATCATTGCTGACCCACTAACTGATGCTGCGGCCGCTTGTAATGGATCAGTTGCTGACTTGGGCGCTATATTAGCTGGGCGCACACCAGTGGGCGTAGCTGCATCCGCGCTTATATAATCGCTTTCTGCTCGCTCAACTTTTGATGTGCCTTTTATTGTTTTTGTTTTCATCATACGTACACCAGTAAGTGTCTGCACGAACTGCCCCTTACTAAACTCACTGTCTACCGTCAATATCTTGTAAAACCCCGTAAACTTGGAAGTAGCATATTTTGTATTCTTTGTAATACCACCTGTTGACTCGTCCATGTCAGTTGGAGTCATGAACTTAACATTACAAAAGATTTCTGAGTGGTCCATTGCAATTGACCCATTAGTGTTAACACCAATGCCATTGGTTGTTTTGGAGTTATATCCCGGCTGCCCTGGATTGGTGTATAAATCGTCCTGCTTGATAAAATGTGGGTCGCCAATGATTTTTAACTTTAAGTTAATCATGTCACCACGGGCATTGGAATATATGCTTGCAAGCGCATTAGCCACAACCGCTTGCTTTTGCGTTGACACTCTACCCGTAGATTGACTGTCACCTGAGCTAGTGACCTCTAGTGGCATTGCATTTGGATTTTCTGATTCATCTGAATCGTCCAGTACCACATAGTCAGCTTCGTCTTCGTTTCCTTTTGTGTCTTTGTTATTTCCTGCTGCTGAATTCTTAGGGAGGCCCACAGTTGCAGTAAAGTAAGCCACATCAAAATCAATCGCAAAGTCAATGATATCTATATTTTTACCAGTGTATATGTAGTTATAATCTTTCACTGCCGCAGTAGGGTTAGCATACGGCATAGCTGGATGCTTAGAGTTATGATAACGGTGATACACGACGTGGTATACAGTCGTGGTTGCGTAGCGTTTACGAATTGTATCGTATCGCAACTCAGTGATCTGTGGAATAATTTTGTAAAAGTCTACCCACTTATTCTCTGGGAATTTTTTACGGTTGCCGCCATCGTCAACCATTTGCTTGGCTATATAATCGCTATTGGACATTACTTGGTTAATTACATCAATGATCCGCGTGCCGGCATGGATGCCAAACGTCCTACCATTACCCGGGGCCACAACATAGTTTCCGCTATTATCTTTTGCAGCATTGCTCCGTGCACCAAACACTGCTTTGCTGTGCGGAGTTTCTGGTGGATTGATACTTGACTCTAGGATTTTTATAGGGAAGTCGTCAAAGCTAAACGAAACTTTGTCCAACTCTGCTACGTCTTTATTTTTTACTAATAGGGCAAACCATTCATTGAGTGCATTATTATAATTGGCAACTGTATACGGGGTAGTTGTGTCTACTTGCGGCTCTCCTGCTTTTGCATTGCCCCTTCGTATGCTCACGTCATCATTTTGTGTCGCTTCTTCTTGTGCGGCTTTTTCTTGACGATTTTTATCAACCCTTGATGCTTGAGTAGCGCCTACATTAGCAGGAGCCTCTCCTTTAAAGAAATTACCAATGGTAGTTGCTTCAATTTCTAAGTTGACAGGTGTAGTTACCGCGGTGTCTTTGAACGCCCCGTGATTAAACGGCACTGCCTTAACAGAGTACTCTGCACCTTTGGATGATGCTTTGATTTTGAATTCAATAAGCTGTATAGGAAAGCGTTTGCGATGCTCAGTTAGTGGTGCGTGAATAGAACCTAAATCATCACTACCAAAGAAGTCTAGTTCTATTAAGTACGGCTGTGCAAGATAATTCTTACTGCCAATCACTGAACTCTTGCTTGCATTGATTAGTCTATCTAACAATGTCATACCGTATGGCTCAATGATCGTGAAGCTCATCTCAATCGCATTGGTGCCGCGATTTTGATTGTTGAGCCCAATTACTGTCGTCATCCTAAAGTTTTCAAAGTAGAAGTCGTCGTGGAACTCGTAATGCCTGCCAGTGTTAACGTTATCCGCTGCCTTATTATACCTGCCAGCAGAGCTTATCAATGCAAACTTAGGTGCCCAGGAACTGACTTGATCAGCTGGTGTTTTTTGCAAAGTTTCGTATTCTTCCTTAGCCAACATAAACAAGGTTAACCCATAGGTGTATGTTGCATACTGGTGCAACGGGTTTGCAAGTGGTTTAACGTTAGCTTGATAATTTGCCACATCTTGTGCAAATAAATTTACACCATTAGACGATGGTGCAGGCTCCGCAGCCAATACCCTTGAATCAGCTTGTGCTTGCAAGCTATTACCAGATGCAAATTGCTCATTGGCTGAAATAGCTTTATCTAGTTTGCCTTGCCCTGCGTCAGTCAATGGTGTAGTCACAACATTGCCTTCACGAACAGGGGACGTCGTCGCAGTGCTAGCCGTTGCGTCTGCTTTATCTACCAGCGGCAGCGAATATAATTCTTCTGTTTGCGCTTGTATTTCGTCGTATGTTGCTTGCGTTTCCGCCGTGAGTTGCTTACCTTCAACACTAGAAGGTGTAACTTTATTTTTGTCCCATTGGGCTTGTATTGCTGCAAGCTTATTTTTATTCGCTTGAATTGCCGCGGTTAACTCAGCTCTAGTAGCCATCGCTTATAACCCCAAGTCAGTGTTGAGATTAGATTTCTTAGGAATATAAATTGTCATACCAGGGTAGAAATCGAAAATAGGATCTTTGAGTGTATTTGGGTTGCGCATAGCAAATACCCACCATAGTGCAGCGTCACCGTACAAGTCATGTGCTAACAGGTCAGGGCGATATTGATAAACAGTATTGATCGTAAACTGCACATCATCAGCATACGCTGTAACCTTGCGTACATTCATCACATCCAAGAATGGGCCAAATGTAGTTGTAGATGCGTACGGGCTTGAATTTTTATAAGTAGTTGCCATTAGATGAATCCCGTAGTTTTTCCGCCGTACCCACCTATCAATGTCCCCTTAGCAAAATCAGACAAGTTGAAGTTATCTGCTATATTTCTGCGAGAGTAGATAGGCTGTAATGTAACTTGTATCTGACTAGATGTAGGAATCATCGTGTGTAGCTTTGGGGTCACTGATACAGAGTCGTAAGCTGAATCAGGCACTGACAGTTTAAATGTCACTCCCGTCTCTGCTTGCACATAGTCAACGTCCTGTGGCATAGTATGGGTAAACGACGTCACCACACAAGGTACATTAGGAAAATAGCTATCACCGTAACCTGTCAAAAACACCATTGGAGGAGGGCTACCAGTATTTGTGCTGCCACCAAACCACATTTTAGTTGCTGATCTAAAAAAGTGAATGCAAGCCAATACATAGGCTGCTTCAGTGCCGTTTTGCGCAGTAAAATCACCAGTGATGCTAATCGCTGCGACCTCTGAACCTTCGTACGCATAGTTGGTGTAGTTGCTATGTGTTAATGTTTGTGCACCATAGCGAGCAGTATGAGAAATTGCTATCTGTGGTGTATACGGGAATATGACCCCGTCTGTTTCCTTGAGTGGGGCTAAGATGCCAGCATCACTTGGGTCTTTATAAAAATAATCCGCACCAGCAGCAAGCTTAATGCGTACACGCCAATCAATCAAGTCACTTGAGAACCTAGGTGCTTTTACTGCGGCAGTAGGTTTTTTAGCTGTACCGCCAGACATTAAGTTAGACACTTGTAATCTAATCCCAGATGGGTCTAAAATTTTAGCAGGGTCAATTGATTTAAGGTTATTGTACGATTCAGACGCAGCCGCTGATATCTGATTCCCTACGTCTTTAAGGCCTTGCGGTATAGAGGGTTCAAATCCAAATATTGACATCAAAATTTCTCTTGCTTTTTATATATTTAGCTGCTACAATATAGCTATACTTAATAGGAGTTACCATGAAGGTAAATTATCTCAACAATAAAGACATCTTGAAAGAGATTCATAAATCAAAGACAACGTACTGTACATTCACTAAGCCGGATTACTCCGAATATGATGTAATCGTCAATCACGTTAACGAAATCCCGAAACTATTTTTGGAAACTATCGAAACCAAGGAGGAAATCAGCGAAGACGGTGTTAAATCCAAAGTAACTACTAGAGTTCCACCAAAAGCACTTACAGCACGGGCAACACGACTTACCAAGCTATCCCAAGAAATTGAACTTGCTGCTGGCAAAAAGCCCAGAAGTGAACTAGCTACTGTGGAATGGGACACTATTCAACCAGACGACGTTGTTTTTCGTGTAATGACATGGGAACATGTACCGTTAGACGACACTAAGAAAGGCAAGAAAGTAGCTGATTACGTTGATGACGATATTCCCCATTCCGAATATGATGTTGAAGACGAACCAGTCGATCCAAAGTTCAAGAAGTACACACGCTGCAACTTCCCGCCCTTTATGCATTACAAAATGGAAAATGGTGAACTTACGCTAGTAGGCAAGTCCCATTGGGAAGGTCCATTTGATACTGGTTCGTTTACCAAGGATAAGGGCGCTATGACAAACAAGCTTGCACACATGTTCGTTAAGCTGTGTGAGCGTTATGCTACTCGTTCTAACTGGCGCGGATACACTTACAATGATGAAATGCGGGCGCAGGCATTGCTACAGCTTTCCCAAATTGGCTTACGCTTTGACGAAGCCAAATCAGATAATCCATTCGCTTACTACACCGCAGCAATCACAAATTCATTTACTCGTGTTCTAAATATCGAAAAGCGTAATCAAAATATACGCGACGACATTTTGGAAATCAATGGACTAAATCCATCGTACACTAGACAAGGCATGTCCTCTGGCGGAGGTGGCGGAGGAGATTATGACGAATAAGGCGGTCCCGATAATATATAATGGTGGGTATTATGGTACATTTGTACATTGGGCACTGCTATATTTTTCAGGGTTAGTGGTCGAATCAGGGTTCCCATTTTTTCCAAATGGGAGCAGCCACCAGTATGAAGCTGGCGATGCACTTATTGGTATTTCTGAATGGAGGAATTTTGATTCCCATCAGCATACTGCACCAATATACCGTGTACACCCCAAAACGTCAAAATTTGACGTGTTGCAAGATGTGATCTCAGAAATTTTGCAAAGCACCGGCAAAGCAATATACTTAACTACCAGTAAACACACCTTACTTACGATAAACAATAAATTTGACAAAATTTGGGCTGATGGTTGGATGGCTAACCAAGCCAACGAATTAGAAGAAAACGTCAGTGCCTGGGGAAGTAAGAAATACGATAATTTGCAGGAATGGCAAAAAAGAGAATTTCTATCATACTACATCTTTAAACAACATGCGGCTGAAAACGAACCGTTATATAGTGTGCCTGATAAACTGTTTTCTTTTGAAATTGGAGATCTATTTACAGATTTCGAAAAATCTATTAGAGCGATGTTAGACTATGTAAACTTACCGTGTGTTAGAACTAATTTTTCAGAAATACACTCTACATGGGCCACATTACAGATCCATTATGGTAAAGACGAGCAAGCTTCTGCAATTATTGAGGCAGTGACAAGCGATAAATATATGGAGTGGAGCAACTTAACTTTAGTTGATGAGGCGTTTATTCAAATGTCATTGCGAGACTCGCATAACCTCGACATGCTATGCTACAACCTAAACGTGTTCCCCACTAACACAACTGATCTACGAAAAATATTGATTAATGGCGGGTAAGGAATCTAATAGCATAGTAATTCTTTATGCAGACGGTGCATACGGTACCTTTGTGCATTGGGCAATACTTTTTTTTGCGGGAATGGTAGATACTGCACTGCCATTCACTGAAAATGGTAGTAGTCATTATATCAGTTCTGATTTGGCAGTAGCAAAATTTTGTGGCTTAGATAGGTGGCAAGCGTATTTACAATCTAACGTTGAATTTGACATCATCAGGGGTCACCCAGGTGGTGAAGAGTTTGCCAAAAGCTGCAACGTTATTGCCGCATCTGCAAAAAAGGCAATCTTTTTAGATGTGTCAAATGTACCAATTCTCACATTCAATAACAAAGTTGACAAAGTTTTAAATGGGTGGATTTCTTTTGATGATACCATATGTGTTGACGGTAACCTGATCACTGAATATTGCTTCAGTACTTCGCAAAGATGGGAAAAACGGCTATTACTATCAAAAGTAGTATCACAACTGCATATCGAGCACACCGGACACAATACATTGCACTCACTAGACCCACAAATAAAACGAGTACACGTAGAGTCATTGTTTACAGATTTTAAAGGAACAATATTGATGTTATTGGATTACTGTGGTCTCACGTGCGTTCGTGATAATGATTTTGACCGTATTTTCACTAAGTGGAGTGAATTGCAAGCGCACAGGTCCAAAGATGAAATAGTAAGTAGCATAGTAGATGCAGTAGCCACAAACAAAAACACATTGTGGGCACCCTTAACTTTAGTTGATGAGGCATTTGTTCAAATGCGCTTACGAGACTTGCATAACCTCGACATGATATGCTATAATGTCAATGTGTTTCCCACAAACACAACTGATCTACGAAAAATATTGATTAATGTCTAACCTATTTAAAAAAGCTGCGGTCTTTACAGACATCCATTTCGGACTGAAGTCAAACAGTCAAACACACAACGAAGATTGCTTGCAATTCGTAAAATGGGCAACTGACAAAGCCCTAGCAGAAGGGTGCGACACCTGTTTGTTTTTAGGTGACTGGCACAACAATAGGGCAAGCCTAAATATCGTGACTTTGAACTACAGTTTGAAGGCACTAGAATACATGAACGAGCATTTTGATCGTGTGTTCTTTATTCCTGGGAATCACGATCTCTATTACAGAGACAAGCGTGATATACAAAGCGTGGAGTTTGCGCGACACCTTAAGAATGTGACCATTTGCAACGATTGGCACAGTGAGGGCGATGTAGTAATAGCGCCTTGGCTCGTAGGTGAAGAGCACAAGAAGATACATAAACTCAAAGGGCAGTACATGTTCGGTCACTTTGAGCTTCCGGGTTACTACATGAACGCAATGGTTCAAATGCCGGATCACGGAGAGATAAAGCGTGAGGACTTTAAAGGGTTCAGGCACGTTTTTAGCGGGCATTTCCACAAACGCCAATCAGCGAAGAACATTACCTACGTTGGAAATTGTTTCCCGCACAACTATGCAGATGCCGGCGACGACGATCGCGGCATGATGATTATGGAATGGGGCAAAGAGCCCGTGTACCACGCTTGGCCTGATCAGCCTAAGTATCGAGTGTTTAAGCTATCTGATGTGTTGCAACATACAGAGAAGATGCTTTTGCCCAAGATGCATGTTCGTGTGGACATTGACATTGAGATCAGTTACGAAGAAGCTAACTTTATCAAAGACACATTCATTTCTACATACGGGCTACGTGAACTTACGTTGCTGCCGCAGAAGAACACAGACTTCGAACAGTTTGCCACCAAGGGTAACATCAAGTTCGAGTCCATTGATACAATCGTAACAAAGCAGATTACGAACATCGAGAGTGACAAATTCAACAAAAAGCTATTGCTTGATCTATACAGAAACCTGTAAAATAACACATGGCATTCAAAATAAAATCTTTAACGGTTAAAAACTTCATGAGCGTTGGCAATGCCACGCAAGCTGTCAATTTCGACCGCAATGACTTAACGTTGGTACTGGGTGAAAATAACGATCTAGGTGGGGATGACGGCGGGTCACGCAACGGCACAGGTAAGACAACCATTATCAATGCGTTAAGCTTTGGGTTGTTTGGTAGTGCGCTATCCAACATTAAGAAGGATAACCTAATCAATAAGACCAATGCCAAGAACATGCTGGTCACAATTGATTTTGAGAAGGACGGCGTTGAGTACAAAATCGAACGTGGGCGCAAGCCTAGCGTTATGCGCTTTTGGGTGGCTGGCGAAAAGAAGGAAGCTACTGACGAGGCGCAGGGTGATTCGCGTGAGACACAGCAAGAAATCGAACGTATGCTTTGCATGTCGCACGATATGTTTAAGCACATCATTGCGCTAAACACATACACTACGCCATTCTTAGACATGAAGGCTGGCGAGCAACGTGTTATCATCGAGCAACTGCTTGGTATTACGCTGCTGTCTGAGAAGGCTGATGCACTCAAAGAGCAGTCTACAGAGACAAAGAAAGCTATCACACAAGAGCAGTATCGCATTGATGCTGTGCTTAATGCCAACAAGCGTATTGAAGAACAAATTGATTCGCTGAAGCGTAGGCAAACACTGTGGCTTAACAAGCAAAAAGACGATATTTCGAAGCTGTCCGAATCTTACGACGAGTTGATTCACATTGACATCGACAAAGAGCTTGCTGCACACAAAGCATTGGCCACTTGGAATCAGCTTAACTCTGATATCAACGGACTTAATGCTGCAATTAAACGTGTAGAGCTAGCCAAAGACAAAGAAGAAAAGCTAGTTAACAAACTAAGCAAAGAAGTTGAAAGCTTGGCTGCGCACAAGTGTCATACATGCGGGCAAGACTTTCACGACGATGCGCATGCCGAAGTCGTGCAGCGCAAGCGCACAGAACTAGACACTTCAGTTAATGACTACGCCGAATACTTAGACCAACTAACTGATCTTAATGCAGCACTAGAAGAAGTGGGTGCATTGGGTCCAGTGCCTAAGGTGTATTACGATACAGAGGCAGAAGCAGTAAACCACAAAGCAAAGCTTGCAAACATTTTGCAGCAACTTGCTACTAAGGAAGAGGACAAAGATCCTTATGCAGAGCAGATAGAAGAGATGAAGACGAAGGGTATCGAAGAGGTCAAGTACGACCATATCAACCAGTTGAACAGTGTTAAGGACCACCAAGAGTTCCTGTTCAAGATGCTTACTAACAAGGATAGCTTTATCCGCAAGCTAATCATCGATCAAAACTTAACCCACTTGAATGCTCGTCTTGCTTTCTATCTCGACAAAATTGGTCTCCCGCACACAGTTAAGTTCAACAATGACCTTACCGTAGCAATTGAAGAACTGGGCCGTGAGTTAGACTTCGACAACTTGTCTCGAGGTGAACGTACTCGTTTGATCTTGTCTCTGTCTTGGTCGTTCCGTGACGTATGGGAAAGCTTGTATCAAACAGTTAACCTACTGTTCATTGACGAACTTGTAGACAACGGTATGGATACCGCTGGTGTTGAAAACACATTAGCTATTCTTAAGAAGATGAGTCGCGAAGGCGACAAGAGCATTTGGCTTGTGTCGCACAAAGACGAATTGATTGGACGAGTCAACCAAGTGTTTAACGTTATCAAAGAGAACGGTTACACAACGTATGGAACTGACACAGAGGTTGTGTAATGTTAGCAACTTGGCATTGGCATATTGAGATCAGCAGCAAGTGCACATTGAAGTGCCCTCGCTGCGCTCGTCAAGAGGTGCCAGGTTCATTGATAAATACAGAACTTGATCTTACCTTCTTTATGAAGGCGTTTTCACCGTCGTTTATTGTCTCTGACGTTGAAAAAATTACGTTCTGCGGTGACGATGGTGACCCTATATACGCACATGATTTGGTGAGGATTATCAAATACATAAAAAGCATAAAAGATGTTGAAATTGTCATCGTTACCAACGGTAGCTACAAAAAGGCTGAGTGGTGGAAAGACTTGGGACGAACCCTCACTAGCAAGGACTCTGTACACTTTTCTGTCGACGGCTATGATTTTACTTCTAATAACCTGTATAGGGTTAATAGTGACTACCATAGCATTATTGACGGAATTTCTGCCCTTCGTGCTGCTAGCGATTGCCAAATTGTTTGGGCGGCTATTGCATTTAAGTTTAACGAAGAGCACATAGAGCACATGAAGGGATCAGCAAGGTTCCTTGGTATGGATCGATTCCAACTTACCAAGAGCACAAAGTTCGGGTCAATATATAACTCGTACGGGGTAAATGATCCGTTGGAACCTAGTGTAAAGTTTGTAAGCAGCACACACCGCTTCGAGCGGGAAATAACACAATTTACGCATAGATTACCTACACCAGTGCACAGCATTAACACGGTGCTATTCAACAAAAACAAGGGTAAAACCCCGATTATTCCGCTGTGCGGCATAGGAAACAAGGGCTTATACTTGGATTCTCGCGGCAGGGTGTTCCCATGCTGCTGGGTAGCTAATCGATACGGACACAATTCCGAGTGGCAAGAGATTGCAAATAAGTTTGACTTGCATACTAGATCAATGCAGAATGTACTTGAAGATGCATTTTGGACTACTGAATTCCAAGAGTTTAAGTGGCAAGAGTGCAAAACAAAATGCAGTAGCAAGGTTATGAATGAAAATTACGCTACTGCTTGGTGAGGAGGATAACTATATGTACGCATGTGGCATTATCTCAATGAAGAAGTTAAAGAAATCTCTGATGACGTAGTTGGATTCGTCTACCTCATTACTAACACCCTCACGGGTCGTAAGTATGTAGGTAAGAAACTAGCTAAGTTTTCAAAGACTTCTTACAAAGTAGTTAAGTTGAAAAACGGTACGAAAAAGAAGAAAAAGATTCGAAGCAAGATCGATAGTAACTGGAAAGAATACTATGGATCAAGCGTTGAATTGACTGCTGATGTTTTGAAATTTGGGGCGGATAACTTTAAACGAGAGATCCTACACTATTGCAAATCAAAAGCAGCCTGCTCTTATATAGAAGCTCGTGAGCAATTCGAACGTAAAGTTTTGGAAAGCGACGACTACTATAACGGTCAGATATCATGCCGTATACATGGTTCACACATCAAGAACAAACTTTTATAAACCTCAATAGACACAATGTCAAAACCGCATGGCCTTTCTAAAACGTATCATTATGGACACGCCCAGCTTTAAGCAGGGCACTCAGTTTTCTAACTCGGCAATGGGTTACTAAGCGCCAATTATTCCCAGACCTTCTGTAACACTTTTAATTTTTAAATAAGCAGTTCAATAGCTCGCACAGGCTAATTTCATGTGCCCTACGAAAAGAGGACGACGGCGTCACTCGGACGGGAATCACCTTGCTGCCAGGTGTGTTTAGTCACTATCCTTTACAGGACGACGATGGGATAAGCCTACTTACAACCCGTTTGACTATCCGAATTGAATTCTTATTTAAAAATTATCATTATGGCTAAATGTTTGCGGCACTGTGAAAAAGATACAACCGCAGCTTATAGAACGCAGAGTCCAACTGTGTCACTAGGGTTCCGTTACGGCGCGAGTAAGCAGCACTTACTTTTAAAAAATGCGTGTGAAGATGGAGTAGAGGGTACCGCGTAACCGCCCCCGTTTGTTATTGCCGACAAAATCTCTGTAATTTTGGATGACTCACTCACTCAGCGAAAGATAAAGTCATGACTTCACCTGGAAATCAGGTGAAGTCTGACAAATCTATCTAGCGAAGGATATATCTGTTTAACAGCCGCATACCACATAACATTAAGTTCAATGAGTATTACAGTTTTTAACGCTAATGTTAAGAAATAAGATACGAGCCGATAGGCGATGTATCGGACTTGTGTAACAAGTCCTTGAAGTAATCCCAAGTGACTCACCTAGGTTACTAGTATATACTTGCTGGTTATAAATGGTATATCACGAGTTAAAAATACGGAAGCTTACTTGCCTTAGTAGTTTCAATATTTTCCTTAGCTATCTCTCCGATTAGTTCACGCTCAACCATTCCGAGTTGAAGTATCTCAGGGTAGCTCATACCTCCACGCATTAACCAACACATGCGCAGTGCTTCTTTTTTCATGCCCTTAACTTGCCTTTCATAGGACTCTAAGAGTCCTATGACTTCTGCTTCGGTTTTAAGTGTTAAGAGCTTTTTCCGAAAAAACTTGCATAGTCAAATGTTAAGTCGATGTTATACGGCTTGCTGCATTCGTTACATTGAAGCTGCAATGGTTTCAATTTTGATACTTCATTGATTTGTGCGAGTCTCTCTTGTATTGTGTGTATCACTGATGCGTCGGACTTTGTGTAAAATTCAGTTAAGAAGTCCATGTTGCTTACTCTCTCGTCACCGTCAATCTCAATGTACTCAGTGCTATTAGCAATGGATCTAATTCCCAACTCAGTTAAACGTTTCATGCTTTCTTCAAGCAACTTAGCTTTTTCTTCAGATGGCGTTGCCTCTGGCATATTCAACGCATTAACTAATCGCTCTTCTTCAAATCTCACGTTGTCGCCACGATTTGTGTTGAAGTACGACTGTGGCTTCAATTTGATTCTAAGTTTGCCGATAGCTACTGCCTCTGTGAAATCAGGCTGTGCCAAGTTTTGCAGTTGAATAGTCAAATCAACCTCGTGCGTATTTTCCTCTTGACAATGCGGGCACCTGGAATCAAATTCCATGTTATTACCAAATGATGCAATGCGCAATGCTATTAGCACAGTGTCCACGTCGATTGATGGCATATCCCATGCTGATGTGATGTTTGGAATGCAGCTTTGTATTACATTAACAATGCCCTGCCCGTTCATCAATGCATCAGGCGTTTTAAGCATGATTTCGTCGTTTAAACTCATTGGGTACACTGGTAAGTCGCCTGATTCAGTGAGATTTAACGAACCTTCCTTCCACCAGCGCCCATTAGACGGTAGCTTCAAGTAAATCACGGGTTGGCGGAAATACCCACTTAGTGGGTTGCGTTGGGTTGAATCCATGGTAGAAATCCTATAAATAATCGATATACTCTTATTTATAGGGCCATGAATGTCAGATATCGATTATGATAGATTAAGCGAAGCCGTCGCCAGAGCAATTGTGGCCGGCGGCTCAGGCAATGCTATTGATCCACGCAACACTGTGGGCTCGCGTAACGCTCATGCTGACGAAAAAGAGTGGGCTAGGATGATGGCAACCATTAAGAAAGCCCACACTGGCTTTGATAAATGGAACAACGTGCTAAAAAAGGGACAGTTACAATACGTAGATGTCACTGAACGACTTAAAGAGCTAGACGATGAAATAGCAAACATTGACGAAAATCTATCCACATTTGAGGCAACAATTGCCAAGGGTGCATTGGAAGAGAAAAAAGCGGCACTTATTAAAGCAGCGGCGGCACAAAATTTTTCGTCTGGGCTGTCCAATGCAATATCGTTAATACACAAGGGAGCGGATGGCGTTGGTAGACTTGGTATGTCAGCAGCATCGTCGGCTGGAACGTTGACAAAAAGTTTCCTTGACAGTGGGTCAGGTATAGGGTTAGCGACTGAAGCAATGACTGCTGGGATCGATTTAGCAGGTCAAGCCAGTGGTGCTGCTGGACAAGCAATAGGTGGAGTTGGCAACGCAATGACCCGCAGTAGTAATAAGTGGGTTAAAGGGTTGGGTATGGCCACTGAAGCCCTTGGTCCGTTTGTGGGTATGCTCGGCGAAGGTGCTTCCAAGTTATTAAAATTTGGTGTTGCGATTCTAGGTAAGGAAGTAGAGAAAACAGTTAAGGCATTCAATGATGCATCGTCCGTTGGTGCAATGTTTGGTGGTGGGCTGTCAGAGCTGCGCGATACTGCACTAAATGCAGGTTTGACTATGGACCAATTTGCAAACGTTTTGCAAAAACACTCAGCGGACTTAGCTGGGTCTGGTATGGGTGTTGCTGAAGGATCACGCCGTATGGGCGCAGCAATTAAAGCTGGTGGCACTGAGATGAAAACTCAACTGCTAAATCTAGGATATAGCTTTGAGGAGCAGGCAGGATTAGTTGCGGAGACAATGAAGGACATGCGTGGCTCGGGTGGCCCGCTTCGTGCATCTAATGCACAAGTTGCAATTGAAACACAAAAGTATGCAGAAAATTTGCGCACAATAGCAGCTATCACTGGTGAAGATGGCAAAAAGCGCATGGAAGAAGCTCGAAACAAAGCTAACCAACTGGCGTTCCAACAAAAACTAGCAGGCATGGATGAGAAGCAACGGCGTGGTGTAGTTAATGCCATGGGGAATATGTCCGAGATTCAACAAAAGAATTTCATGGACATGGTTAACTTTGGGTCAGTCATTAACCAAGAAGGTGCCACCGCGGCCGCACTAAGTCCGGGGTTGAACGATAGCGTACAACAATTTACTGACTCATTTAAAAATGGTACATTGGATGAAATGGAAGCACGCCGCATTCAAGCAAACAATACTGATCAAATTAAAAAGGACATGTTAGATAACGTTGCCATTGGTCTTGCTGGTGCAGCGGGTGTTGGCGGGTTAGTGCAAAGTTTGTCTGAGAGTATGGGCACAGAGTTGCAATTTAGAAATAAGTGGACAGAAGAAGCAATTAAGGCAGGAACTGAAGGTGTGCAAGCGCAAAAAACAACGCAAGACGAATTCACTGGTACTGTTCGTGATGTAGAAATCCAAATGCAAAGCTTTAAGGTACAATTGCAGACTCTAATTAATCCATTACTTGGTGAGTATACAAGGGTATTGGACGAGTCAATTCAAGCCATGCAAAAACTAATAGACGAGGCAATACCAGATCACAAAAAGATGGGAAGCGAGTCTGGTTCATGGTGGTCTAAGAACGGTCGTGCAGCATTAGATTATGGCGGTACTGCACTTGGGACAGCTGGTGGTGCGCTTGCTGGTGGTCTTTCTAGCTTTGGTGTTGCTGCTATTCCAGGTGCAGTAATGGGTGGCCTAGGGGGTCATGAAATAGGAAATTCTGTTGCTGATGCATTGGGCCTGCCACCTGCAGACAAAGGTAAAGCAGACGGTGGTATTGCATCTGGATCTAAACGCGGCTTTTTAGAAAAACTGCACGGTACAGAATTAGTAATTCCTTTGGATTCAGGTGGAAAGCTTAAAGCTGGTACACAAGGCTACGCTGATCTAATGACTGCATTACCATCAGCAGAGCCACAAATGGCATCTATGCCAAATTTTGAAAACAAGAATTCTACGTCCATATCAAATAATATACAACCACCATCGGCTGATTTTAGCGGTATAGTTGGTAGTATACAAGAAATGAGTGAGAAGTTTTCAATTGCGACTACATCGTCATTGGATAGCGCAATAGCTGCATTGACTAATAAACTATCTAGCAAAGAGTCTGCTGAATCCATAAACTTCCAAATCAAGTCTAACTCTGATTTAACAGAAGCATTGCAGAATTTGATTACTACTGCACGGGACCAACTCGAAAAGCAAGACGAGATGCTACGTGCAATGAATGACACGAAGGACTACACTGAAAGACTTTATAACGCAATGGCTTAACCGCTAAATACACAATATACTGGATTTTTATAAATGTCTTGGAAAAAGTTTTTCAAAACCGCAAATGTACCGTCTAACCTGAGCCCATTGGGCAATGGTCAAGGCCGTATGGCTGATATGGGCTACCGTAATTACCAAAGTAATTTGCCCGAAGTCTACACTGGTCACCCAAACCGCACTGAACGTTACTCCCAATACGAACAAATGGATGGCGACTCTGAAGTTAATGCAGCTTTGGATATTTTGGCCGAGTTCTGCACACAAAAGAACATGGAAAACAATACAGCGTTTTCCATTCACTTCAAAGACAAGCCAACAGACAATGAAGTAAACATCATCAAAGAGCAGCTACAGCAATGGGTTGCTCTTAACGAATTCAACAAGCGTATTTTTAAGATATTCCGTAACGTACTAAAGTACGGCGATCAAGTCTTTGTGCGCGATCCAGAAACATTCAAACTGTTCTGGACTGAAATGGGGAAGGTTACTAAAGTAATCGTTGACGAAGCTGCTGGAAAGAAACCGGAACAATACCTAATTAAGGACATTAACCCGAACTTCCAAAATCTAACTGTAACCGCAGTTAGCACCGCGGATACGTACAGTAACAATCCTCAAAACGGTGGTGCAGGTGGCGGTGGCTATGTGCAAACCGGTGCCCCATTCTCTGGCGGTTCTAGATTTACGCACCAGACAAACGAAGCAGTTATCAACGCCGAACACATCGTGCATATTAGTCTGACAGAAGGTTTAGACGTGTTTTGGCCCTTCGGTACTAGCGTACTTGAAAACGTATTCAAAGTTTTCAAGCAGAAGGAATTGCTAGAGGATGCTATTATTATCTATCGTGTGCAACGTGCGCCTGAACGTCGTATTTTCAAGATTGACGTAGGTAACATGCCAACACACATGGCTATGGCATTCGTTGACCGTGTTAAGAACGAAGTTTCTCAACGTAGAATTCCTACACAAACAGGTGGCAGCTCCAACATGATGGACGCTACATACAACCCATTAAGCACAAACGAAGACTTTTTCTTCCCTGTTACTGCTGATGGCCGTGGCTCTTCTGTTGAAGCATTAGCTGGCGGACAAAACTTAGGCGAAATTACAGACTTACGCTTCTTTACGAACAAGCTATTCCGTGGTTTGCGTATCCCTTCTAGCTACTTGCCAACAGGTGTTGACGAGGGTTCCCAATCGTTTAGTGATGGTAAAGTAGGCACTGCTCTTATTCAAGAGTGGCGCTTTAACCAATACTGCAAGCGTCTACAAGCGATGATTGCAGACAAGCTAGACCAAGAATTTAAGATGTTTATGCGCTGGAGAGGCATTAACATTGACGGGTCATTATTTGATCTTATATTTGAAGAGCCACAAAACTTTGCTGGCTACGCACAAGCAGATGCCGACCAAGCACGTATTGGTACATTCACTGCACTCGAAGCATTCCCATATTTCTCAAAGCGTTGGCTAATGAAACGCTACTTAGGCTTAACTGAGGAAGAGATGAATGAAAACGAACAGCAATGGAATGAAGAGCAAGGCGACGTTGAGTCTGCGCCAGCTGACGGTGCTGATTTACGTAGCGTTGGTGTTACTCCTGGTGGCATTTCCGGTGACTTAGAAAACCTAGCACCAATGCCAGGCGAAGAGGGTGCAGACCCAGCAGCTGGCGGTGCACCAGGTGCTCCTGCCGCTGGCGGCGGTATTCCGGGCGGTGGTGCTGGTGGACAGCCTGCCGCAGTTGGTTAATACAGACTAAACTAAATACAATAATAAGAAAAATATGTTTATAGCTGAACTTTTTGAACCTGCTGCTCCTGGTTATCGTGACGAAAACGATGACGGCTCTGTCATGAAATTACATGATATGCGCAAGACAAAGCTTACATTTGCACACATCAACAAGCTAAGACAAGCTAACGATGTGCGTAAATTTGAGCACGAAGAGAAGCTAGAGCAAGTTAGTAAGCAGTATAAACCAGCCGCAGATCCAGGTGCAATGCCTGGTGGCGGCATGGGCATTTAACAAAATATTACGATTCCATTGCACACTCCAATGGAATCGCTCAATATCTGCCCATTACAAACACAAATACACGCATATATGTAAATAACATATAGCCATAATATTGAAAGGTAACCTTTAACATGAACAAGTATGAACAATTGATTGAGTACATCATCAATGACCAAGAAGACAAAGCTCGTGAATTATTTCACAGCATCGTTGTAGCCAAGAGCCGCGACATCTACGAAAGCTTGATGGACGAAACTGTTGACCAGTACGACCAACAAGGCGACTTAGTTGATGACGTAACTCGTGACGAAAACGGTGGTTTAGGCGAAGCTGACGACGAGTTCGGCGGCGAGATGGACGGCGACATGGGCGATGATGACGGCATGGGCGACGACGAGTTCGGCGGCGATGACATGGGCGGCGACGAGATGGGCGACGAATTTGGTGGTGACGATCTAGGCGATGACCTAGGTGGTGACGACATGGGCGGCGAAGGCGATATGTCCGCTAAGTTCCAAGATATCAAGTCTGCTATTGACGACTTAGAAGCTGAGTTTGCATCCATTATGGGTGGCGACGAAGGCATGGAAGGCGAAATGGGCGACGGCGAAATTGAAGGCGGCGACGAGATGGCTGCTGACGACGCTGGTGAAGACTTTGGTGGCGCACCTGAAGAAGTTGGCGCTGAAGAAGAAGAGCCAATGGGCGAAAGCGCAAATCCTTTTGCTAAGTCTGGTAGCGGCAAGTCCGGTTCCGGTAAGGCATCTGGCTCTGGCAAGAAGGCTTCGGGTTCGGGCAAAGCAGCAAGCGGTTCTGGTAAAGCAGGCAGCGGTAATCCATTCGCTAAGAAGGGTTCCGGTTCTGGCGCTAAGACAGAAAGCCGTAAGTCCGCAGCAGAATTAATGCGCGAATACGTTGAGAAGATTTCCGACGGCCACGGTCCTGAAAAGCACGGTGAAGCTGAAGGCAATGAAGTCGGCAGCGATCGTAAGAGCTTCCCAGTAAACAAGACAACTCCTGTTGCAGGTAAGAACGATATGGGCGGCACTGCTTCCAATATCCTTTCCGGCAAGGGCAATGACACAAGCGACAAAGACGGTCAAACATCCAAGGCTAAAGCAGGCGGCTTCATGAAGGCTCCTGTTGCTATCCCTGGTTCTGAACGTAACGTTAACAAGGTAGGCGGTAACGCTGGTGCCCAACAATTCTTTAAGACCAAGGAAAAGGCTAAAGAAGCTGAAGGTAGCACTACTAAGGACTCCGTACCAGTTAGCAAAGATAGCTTAGGCTACGCTAAGAAGTAATTAGGTCAATATTATGGCTTTGTACCTAAAAGAGAACTTAACTTTTGACCGAGCAGGTCTTACGATTCTATCGGAAGACGCTGCTGACGGAAAAGGCAAGAATCTCTATATGAAGGGGATATTCATCGAGGGAGGTGTGAAGAACGCTAACCAACGTGTTTATCCTGTTCACGAAATAGAACGAGCTGTTGGGACCATCAATGAACAAATCAAGGGCGGCTACTCCGTTTTAGGCGAAGTAGACCATCCGGACGATTTAAAGATCAACTTGGATCGCGTCTCCCACATGATTGAACAAATGTGGATGGACGGACCTTGCGGCCATGGTAAGTTGAAAATTCTTCCTACACCAATGGGCGAACTTGTTAAGTCAATGTTAGCTTCTGGTGTTAAGTTAGGTGTTTCATCCCGTGGATCTGGTAACGTGAATGAAGGCTCCGGGCATGTAAGCGAGTTTGAGATTGTTACAGTAGACATTGTTGCGCAACCAAGTGCACCACATGCTTACCCAAAAGCAATCTACGAAAGCTTGATGAATATGCAAGGTGGCGCAAAACTTTTTGGGATTGCAAAAGAAGCGTCCCAGGATCAAAAAGTACAACGGTACTTGAAAGAAGCCATTACCGGCTTTATCAAAGAATTAAAGAAATAAAACGGAGAAACCCTAATGTTAAACGCACTAAAACCTCTGTTGGACAACGGCATTATTAACGAAGGCACTCGCGATGCTATCACTGAAGCTTGGGACACACAATTGTCTGAAGCTAAGGAAACAGTTCGCGCTGAGTTACGTGAAGAATTTGCACAACGTTATCAACATGACAAGCAAGTAATGGTTGAAGCACTTGACAAGATGGTTACAGAAAGTCTTACTGCTGAATTGGCTGAGTTCCAATCTGAAAAGCAAGCTTTAGCTGAAGACCGTGTGAAATTTAAACGTCACATGAACGAAGGCGCTGAGAAGTTTAACAACTTCATGGTAAGCAAGTTAGCAGAAGAAATCCAAGAACTACGTAAGGACCGCATTGGTTACGAAAACTCTATCGGTAAGTTAGAGTCGTTTGTTATCAAGGCATTGTCCGAAGAGATCAAGGAATTCGACAAAGACAAGCAAGCTGTAGTTGAAACTAAGGTCCGCTTAATCGCTGGCGCTAAGGACAAACTAGCTGAATTACAACAAGCATTTATTGCTCGTAGTTCACAACTTGTTAAAGAAGCTGTAACAAAGAGTCTTACAACTGAAATGACACAATTGAAAGAAGACATCCAACTTGCTCGTGAGAACATGTTCGGTCGTCGTCTGTTCGAAGCTTTTGCTTCCGAATTCGCAGTTACTCACTTAAATGAGAACGTCGAAATCGCTAAGTTATCTAAGCTAGTAAAAGAAACAAATGCTGCACTTGCAGAGTCTAAGAAGACTATTCAAGCTAAAGCTGCCTTGGTTGAATCCAAGGAACAAGAGATTCGTATTATCCAAGAAACTACATCACGTAAGGCTTTATTGTCTGATTTGATGAAGCCATTGGCTAAAGAGAAGGCCGCTGTAATGAGCGAGCTTTTAGAGAGTGTTCAAACTTCCAAGTTACAGAGCGCTTACGAAAAGTATCTTCCTGCTGTACTTAACAACAAAGCTACACAGACAACCCAGGCTCCTGCTCCGCAGAAAGCTATGATGACTGAAAGCCGTGTTGCAGTAACTGGAGATAAGGCTGCTACAAATGCTGCGGTCAACAAAGCACATGACACTAATGTGATTGAGTTGAAGCGTTTGGCAGGGCTAAAATATTAAACCCTAATTAGGAGAAAATGAAATTATGACAACCGCATTACTAGAAAGCCGTTGGGGCGAAACCAAAGAAGCCCTGTTAGAAGGCCTACAAGGTTCCAAGCGTACCTCGATGAGCGTTATTCTTGAAAACACACGCAAGCATTTAGCTGAATCTGCTACAGCAGGCTCGACATCTACTGGTTCTATCGCGACTTTAAACCGCGTTATTCTTCCAGTTATCCGTCGTGTTATGCCTACAGTTATCGCTAACGAAATCGTTGGCGTTCAGCCAATGACCGGACCTGTTGCTCAGATCCACACCCTACGTGTACGTTATGCAGATAACATGGCACACGGTTCCGATTCTTCGCAATCTGTTAACGCAGGTGACGAAGCATTGAGCCCATTCAAGATCGCTACACAGTATTCTGGCGCTGCTTCTGGCAAGCCACAAACTACAGCGACAATGGAAGGTGTTCCAGGTAACCGTATCAACGTTCAAATCTTGAAACAAGTTGTTGAAGCGAAGACTCGCAAGTTAAGCGCACGTTGGACCTTTGAAGCTGCTCAAGACGCACAAGCTATGCACGGTTTAGACGTGGAAGCTGAAGTTATGGCAGCTCTTGCTCAAGAAATTACAGTTGAAATCGACCAGGAAATCTTAGGTTCCCTACGTTCTTTAGCTGCAACTGAGTACACATACAACCAAGCTACTGTATCCGGTACTGCTACTTTCGTTGGTGACGAACACGCTGCTTTAGCTGTTCTTATCAATCGTGCAGCTAACTTGATCGCTCAACGCACACGCCGTGGCGCTGGTAACTGGGCAGTTGTTTCGTCCGCAGCATTGACAGTATTGCAATCTGCAACTACTTCTGCATTCGCACGTACAACAGAAGGTACATTCGAAGCACCTACAAATACCAAGTTCGTTGGTACATTGAACGGCGCGATGAAGATTTATGTAGACGGCTACGCACAAGACGGTCAAAACGTTCTTGTTGGCTACAAGGGTTCTTCGGAAGCCGACGCAGCAGCGTTCTATTGCCCATACATTCCTTTGATGAGCTCTGGTGTTGTTCTTGATCCAGCAACATTCGAACCAGTCGTAGGCTTTATGACACGTTACGGCTATGTTGAGTTAACAAACACAGCATCGTCCCTAGGTAACGCTGGCGACTACTTAGCTGAAATCGCAATCAGCAACTTAAGCTTCCAATAATATTGGGACTTTTGTTACGCAACATGAAAAAGGGACTTCGGTCCCTTTTTCATGACTAAGTATTATATGACAGATAAACCTAACTTACTAACATTACCGGGTGCGGGGAGCGCCTGGTTGCGCCATGTGGTGTGGGCACTTGAAAATAATGAAATTTTACAAAGCCCCGGGCCTAATTTTCATAATACAAAAAAAACGCAATCTATGTTGCACTCGCATTTTGCAACTAACAACGATATCGTACTCCACGGACCAAAATCAATTTTTAATATTTCACTGAACTATTACACCAAGTATGCAATGGTGTACAATGTTAATGGCTGCAATGTCACGTGTGCCCAAGAAAGATTAAATGCAATAGTTGACCATTTAAATTATTACTTAATGACACGTCAGCAAGAAATGGCAAATCGAAAAATAGATATCAACTACGATTATATATTCAGTGATAAACAACTTTTTACGAGTCAATTATTTGATGTGTTATCTTCGCACAACATAGCGTTCACTCCTAGATACGATTTTGTTTCTTATGCAATTGACAAATATAAGCAAACGTGTATTAACATGGATGAAATAGTTGAAAACTGGGAAAATGATTTTTGGTTAGCTTGGTGCATTGCTTGCAGTGATATTAACGGTATTACGATACCTGGTGATTCATCAGACTTAACAAAACTAGTGCCTGCACTTAAGCGGCATGGTGACTTTTATTTGAATGAGCTTACAAAAGTAGCATCGTTTGGGTGATATACTAAATACTGTATACCACTCGGGATGGGAAGGGCAAATCGGGCTTTAGTTAATGACTACTGCCCTTTTTGTTTGACTAAGTATTCGTATGGAACAAGACAAACACGTATGGTCAGCTGAGACCATGGTAGCAAACACTGCTAAACCACGACGTAAAAACGTAAATCCCGTAATATACGAACACAACGTTACTAGGAAAACTAGGCTTACTCTAGTTATGATGGGTTGTTGGGGCGTATACTTTGCACCTTATAACATCGCTAGGTTATCTGCCTTAACTAAAGAAGCAGGCTATGCTACTAGATCCTTTGATTTCAACGTAGACTTGTATACCACATTCAAATCTAATGGCTTAGACAAAGCGTGGGACTCTATCAATTACTATTGGTGGAACGATGGCAACTACCAAGACAAATTGCACGATGCGGCATTGCCTCATTATGCTGCTTACTTAGACAAGATTGTGGCATCAAATCCTACCGTTGTTGGATTTAGCATTTACGACACAAACAAAGTACCTACGTATTGGATGATACGTGAACTTAAGAAACGCTTGCCATTTGTGCTAGTTATTGCAGGTGGACCATCCTGCCACAATCCAGAGTATGAGGCAATAGACGAAATTGATTACTACGTTGTTGGTGAGGGAGAGCAAATCCTGTTAGACATGCTTGAGAACTTTGAAAACAACGTACTGCCAGAGACTAAGAAACTAGGTACCTCGTACAGTGATTCCCGCGTTGATATTGATAGCTTGCCTTTCCCTGACTACAGCGAATTTGATTTGTCTTTGTATACAAACGGTACGGGCGTTAGCGCAGAGATCAGCCGCGGCTGTGTGGCTAAGTGTAGCTTCTGCACAGAGACTTGGTTCTGGAAGTTTAGAGACCGCCAAGCTAACCGCATATTGGACGAAGTAGAAGACCAAATTAAGAACTACGGTATCACCTATGTATGGTTTATTGATAGCTTAGTTAACGGCAATCTCAAAGAGTTGCGCACGTTTGCAAAAGGCGCCATTGAGAAGCAGTTCAATATTAGTTGGATGGGGTATGTACGCTGTGACGGGCGTATGGATGCAGATTACTTCAAAGACTTAAAGGACAGCGGCGCCCACTATCTAAGCTTTGGCGTTGAAAGCGGCTCACAAAAAGTACTGGACTTAATGAAGAAGAAGGTTATGGTCTCTGAGATAGATGCCAACATGCGCGATTGTAAAAACGCAGGCATTACTGTGCATGTTAACTGGATAGTAGGCTTTCCTAATGAGAACATCAAAGCACACAATGACAGCTTGATACTACTGTGGAACAACCGTAACTACATGGATCTAATAAGCACGGGCATGACATTGGGCGATAGCAGAGGAACAGACTTTGAGTTCAACCGAGAGCAATACAGCATGAGCAATTGGGACGACAAGTTTTGGGGATGGTGGTATTCTAAAGATCTGAGTAATACAAAAGTGCACAGGCTTGTGAGAATGAAACTGCTTAATATCTGGCTAGACATTTGCTATAATAACGGCGTGTTATTCAATACTCAGCGCCGCGACATTGACTCGCACTATACACTATCTAAGCTAAAGTTAGTTAACCCGCCAGACAATATTACGCTAGATGATTTTGACTTCAACATTATCAAAACTGATCTTGGTAATTTTGCTGACACGCTAATGAATGAGATATGGGCATTTTTACGGCTAATGTATAGAGTAGCTGGTGGCTTTGAGATTACACTGCGTTTCAACCGCGAGGAAGACTTAGTCGCATTTGGTGACGTTATGATGGTTGACCGTTACGATGCAACATACAACTTTAGTATAACTGATGACGGTGAGTGGAATGCAGACTTTGTATTTGCGTTGCAAGACAACGACGAATGGCGCTTACCTATACACCCAGACAAAAGCTTTACACATCACTATGTAGGAACGGGGCAGTGGACCAATGCCCAAACTGCCCTGAACAAAAAGATAATATGGATTCAATCTTAAGTATACTTCAAAAGTAAGAAGCTAACAAGCTCATCCTTCTCTACTGTGATCTCGTACCCGTTAACTAATTTGGTAAACGGGTAGTGCTTAATCTTATTCTCTTGCAAATATTTAAGCACTGCGGTTACGTCACTCTTCGGAATCGTCAGACTCATCATAATACTCATCCTCGTCAAAGTAGTCAACGTTCTTAGTAACCGCCTCATCATACATTTTATAGTACGGCTCGTTCGGCATCAACTCACGCAAGTCCTTTACAGTGAGCAACAGTGCAGTCAACTCATCCTTCTTGTGTACATCAGTTACATAGAAAGTAGTAGTGCAAACACCACCAATAGTTTTTATGGGCCCATGCTTAACCTCTAAGCTTTGTAACGAGTCCTGCAACTGCTTGCCCCACTTAGTAATAACACGGGTAATGCCCTTAGCGGTATTGCGCAAAACACTCTTATCGTGATTCGTCGCAGAACGTATTGTCGCCTCGTTATTGTCGTCTATCGTCAAGTGACAGTCCTTGAACTTAAAGCTACCTTTGGTGTGCGGGTTATCCTTAGTCTCTTTAGTGCTCCAAGGCATGTTACATTCAACGTGCTCGACGTAGTATGTTTTGCCTTTAGTTTTGATAACCCACATTGGGATAGTGGGGTCTTCTAAGTGCTTCTTGTTGAAGTGAAACACAACTTCTTTACAAACCATTTCCATTTTATTCTCCTTTATCCATTATGCTGTATGCTTTGCTTGCACGGAATTTGTACAAACTAAACTTCTTGAAAATTTCCTTTTGCTCTTCGTAGTAGATAGGTTCAGTCGTAAGACTTGTAAACCCTGTCTCATAGTCAGGCTCGTGGAACATGTGAAATTTAATGCCGTTGTTGATCAAGTGATCACCGGCCTTCATCAACGCTGCTTCGTTCTTAGCCTCTAGTAATACTAGGAACGTGTTTGTTGTTGGATTTCGATTCTTGAAATCCCGCCCGGATTCCTGTGCGGAATGGGCAGCTTGCACAATTTGAGTCTCGATTGGTAAGTCCGAGCGAATAAAGGTGTAGCAGTAGTGTTTGCCGTCTATCTATTTCATTTTGATTTCTCCTTGGTTAAAATGATCGTAAAAAAGCCCGTACGAGAACTCTTCCTCTAATTGGAAGCTCTGGTCCGGGCTAAAAGGGTAATAGTTAATCTATTGCATTATGTATTTAGTCTAGCACAATTACGCGAAGATTTCAAGTGCTGTGCCGCATTCTGTACAAAATTTTGCATTCGCTTTGTTCATTTTGCCGCAAGTAGTGCACTTTGGCTTTGCTTTTACTGTAACTGGTAGCAGCACGGGCTTATTGTCAGGGGTTTCACCCAACAGTTTAAGCACAATGGAATGCTTTTCTGGCAGCACTGGGAACCAGCTTGCAGTAGCAAACTTTTGATCGCTCTTGGAACCAGCAACGGTGATGCCAGCATCGTTATAGCTTACGTTCTGTGCTTGCGCAGTCACATTGTTCAACGATGCATTGGTAACGGATGCGGAAGCACCAGACGCAAGTACACTGCGAGCAATGCTCGACTTGAATGGTACTGGCTCATTGCTGCTGAAGGTGGCGTCACCGCTGCTCCATTGTGCATTGTTAACTTGGGAGATGGTGTTACCTAGTCCCTTGAAAATCATTCCATCTTGGCGCAAGCCAGTATGTTGCTGCTTCCACACGTTTTGTTGGTAGTCCCAAATCGTAGTTCCAGCGAATGTAATTGGTAGGTGTTCGAACTGATACGAGATGTTGATGATACCGTCTTCGATACCAATGCCCTTATGTGCTTCGATTTGTGCAGTGCGCTCAATGAATTTGAACTTATTGCCTGCTGAGAGGTTGCCGTTCTTGATCCAGCGTTCCAAATCAATGGTTTGTCCTGCGAGCAGCACTAAGCCGCCAGGACAGACATCAGTACCGTCAAGCGTAATGTTTACGATGGCGCGGACCGTGTTGAGATTTTTAAGAACTATGGAGTATTCTGAGCCGAATGGGATATAAACTGTATCCTTGAACTCACGTAAGATTTTGCCGTTAGCTTTTAGGCTCGCAACGAGCTTTTGATTGTACATCATTATGTTTCCTTTTTACTGCTTTGGACTACAAGCACAATTTATTAAAGTCCAGATTTGCTACAACCGAGTAACAAAAATATTTATCTCGGCAGCACGACGTGCAGACGAAACTTTTTCCTAGCATAGCGCACAGTAGCCCAAGTACCAGATCGTACTTCTTCTACGCTGCGCATTGGGGCAGCAAACAAAAACTCGCATTCATCTACGATGTTCTTGTCCCGCGTCAAGTAATCAAATTGGGGTCTTAACTCATCACCCACACAATATGCACGAGCTATCTGTGCTTTTGGTGGGTGAACTACGATTCTGGCATCTGGGAACGAGTTTTGGACTATCATGTGTGCCTCAGCGTCTGCGCCCATGCAATCACCATGATGAAACTCAGTCATACCCATTTTACCGAGAAGCATGTAAAAGCTTTCGACTTGGGAATCACTCATTCCTTCTCTCGAACCAGTAAATCCAATTTTCATAGTGTCCTTTGGTGCGTTATCCCGGATTCGAACCGAGCACCGTCGAGTTTAGAAGTCGCCGCTCTAACCAAATGAGCTAATAACGCATAGATCCAGTGTACATTAAATGCATTATTCTGTAAACATAAATGGCTAAATATCTGGTTCGCTCTTAAATGAGAGCTCGTGCGAGTAGCCACTCCGCGGGGCTTAGAACGCTCACAACAAAGGAAAATAAAATGGCAAAAGGTATTAAAGTAGCAAATCAAGCACCAGCAGCACCATTGGGCAGCACAGTAGACGGCTTAGTCAGCGCAGACCAAGGTCAAGCGTCTGGTTTTGGTGGTACGGGTGGCGTTAGTAACACAGTTAACGGCAAGGGCGTTAAGACAATAGACGTACAATACAAGACATTGGCTGGTGTAGCAGTTGCACACGGCTTCGTTATCAATCAAAAGGGTTCTGCAAAGTTCTTAGTTGATGATTCCGCAGCAGCAGGTACTCATATCACTGTAGTTCAACTTGTAAACAAAGCCGCTGGCGCATTAGCAGCAGGCGAAGCAAGCATTGCTTGTTACGACACAGCAAGCGCACCTTTCTACGCTCGTCGTATCAGCACAAAGCACGTTTATGACTTCGCAGGCAACAAGTTTATGTACAAGGTTAACACCCCAGCTACATCAGCTTACGCTAACGTAGCATCTTACTAAGAAAAGGGCGACTTTAGGGTCGCTTTTTCACGACTTTTTTATCAGCATAAATATCTAATAACGGAAGAATTACCCATGAGTAAAGGCATTAGATATAACGGCGATTATAGTATTACCGCGGCAGACGCTACTGGTAATCTCATTGTGACTGTGGATACAATGACGATTCACGGCAACCTGAATGTCATTGGTAATGTAAGTGAAATTACATCTAATAATAGTGCTGTGTCTGATAATTTTATCACCCTGAATGCAGGTGAGACCGCAGCAGGCGTTACATTGGGCACAGCTGGTATCGACGTAGATCGTGGGTCACTAGCCAGAACTGCAATTCGTTGGAATGAAAACAGACCCACAGGCCCTGCACGTTGGGAACTAACTAACGACGGTACAACTTGGGGTGGCATTTCTACCATAACCAGCTCAGGTGCATCGTTTGCGTTGATTGATGACTTAAACCCGCAACTAGGTGCAAATCTAGATGTATTGGGCCGCACTATTTTTAGTTCAAACAATGAAGTAGTTATATTTGGTATGAGTGCAGGAAATTTAATCCCTGCTGGCACTTACGGTTCGGGCATTGCAATTCAAAATACTCCTGTCGTTCCGTCGGCTATTACAGATCATACTGTAATCTACTCACAAGAACCGCAAAATGGTGGCGCCGGCTTATATGTAACAACTAACCCAGCCAACCCAGTGCAAGAAGAATTAATAACCAAAGCTAAGGCAATTGCTTATGCTTTGATTTTCAGATAAGGAACAACAATGTTAACAAGCGTATTATTACCAATCACTCCGACAAGCATTATTGCGGGCACTCCTACTGAAGGTGTGGCATTAACTTGCATTCAAGCTTGCAATAACACAAATATTGCAGGTACGCCCCAAACGTTAACACTAAGCGTGTATGCAGTGCCGGCAGGTCGTTCAGCAGACGCGACAACATTAATTTATAGTGAAATTGAAATTACGGCAGGCGATTCATACATAGTCGATCAAGAGCGTATGGTATTAGGTAACGGTGACTCTATATGGGCCAAAGCTTCAATAGCGGGAGCGTTAGTTTTCACAGTTAGCTCAGTGGGTATCTAAAATGGGTCGTTATTTAAAAAACGTTAAGCTACAAACAGGAGCAAATAAAGCTATTCAAGTTCCGTTGTCTACGTCTGCTGGTGGTCCACAGGTACCACAAGACGGTATGATCCGCTTCAATACCACTCTAAATCAACTTGAGTGGTTCTATAATGGGCAATGGTGGGATGTAGCTAACCGCGGTACAGTAGACATCATCATTGAGACTCACACTGGCAACGAATTTGTTGGTACTGATGTAGGCTACGATCTTCAACTCAATAATCAAGCTAATTATATAACAGACTTTATGGTGTTTATTGGTGGGGTTTATCAGATCCCCGGCGTGCATTACACCTTCGCTGTCCCATCGACATTGACTTTAGTAAGCGCACCGCCAACAGTTGACTCTGCAGGTAACGCTAACTACATAACTATAGTGTTTAACTTGAATTCTACCAATGCAGTATACGGCTAAGAAGCAAATAAATATAAAAACGGAGCGTTAACATGGCAATTGGAAGAATATCGGGACAAATGTTGTCGTCTAGCTTGGACAGACAAAGCAATCTGACCTTTATCAACAACACAACCACGTTAATGCATTTGGATTTTTCGGGGTCTAAGGTAGGTATTAACACAGATAATGTCACCGAAACTCTTACTGTCAAAGGTAAAATAGGAACAGATGATAGCGAAGGCGGTGGGGTATTAATTAACGGTACTACTATTTCAGCCAAAGCCAATCGTATCTTATACGTAGGCAGCGAGGTCGCCCTAGGCGATTTGAGTACGGTGTACATCAATGGCGGCAGCAATTTAGACATTATTACTACGGATGGTAGTGGAACGTTGACTTGGACAAGCGCAAATGTATGGTTGGCTAACAGCAACTTCTTGCAAGACTTAACCATCAATGGTGCCACTTTATCAACAAGTGTAACTAACGGTAATGTAACTATCCAAGGCAACGGGACTGGCCTAGTTACATCGCCAAACATGTACGTAGGCAATTTAAATGCTGGATACTTTCTGTCTAACGATATAAATGGCGTAATGTACGGAGTAGTGAACGGCGTTTTGAACGGTGATGTGCTAACACCAGCACAGCCATTCATAACAAGCGTTGGTACATTGACTGGTTTAACAACGTCGGGTAACATTTATGCCCCGTTTGTAAATGCACAGCTACGCGGCGCTCTTTATACGAATAACATATACGATGTTAATGGAAATTTAACAATACACACGCAACCAGGTGCTGTGCTAACTATTGACAGTACAGCAGCACAAGTTATACCAGTGGGTAGTACAGCCCAACGCCCTACGGGCCCATTGGGATCATTTAGGTATAACACAGAATCCAATGCTCCGGAGTATTTTAACGGTACATCTTGGGTCAGTATGAAATCTGAAGTGTCTACACAGTCACTTTACGGAAACAACTCGCAAGATACATTCTTGCTAAACTATCACACCACACAAGATAGTATCATTGTAAGTATTAACGGTACAGTTCAACAACCAGGAATTGCTTATGCCGTTGATCCTAACTCTGCCAACTACATTCTCTTTACCGAAGTACCAAAATCAGGTGATACTATAGAAGTTCGGTTCTTGTCTACGGCGCCAATGGTAGAGATGGCGCAACAAAACTCGATTACGGTAGTTTCCCCAACTATTAGTTATGGCACCTCCCCAGTAATCATTGACGAGTTCAAAATGGTTGATTATAGATCCGCAAAATATACAGTTACGGCACAAGCAGCTAACGGCGACTTAAATATGTCTGAAGTTATGGTTATGCATGACGGAATTACGTCTACAGCTACACAGACTGCAACAGCAGGTACGGCAAATGTGGTTGCCTATACTACCACTGTAGCTGCTGGTAATGTACGACTATTAGCGCAATCGGCGCTTTCTGGTGCCTCATTGAAATTGTATAAACTTTACTTCCCACTTTAAAGTACGCACATTTTAAAAACCGCTGGTAATAGCCATATTAGCGACACGCAGCTAAATATGGATATAACTGGAGATAAAAGATGGCCGTAACTAGAATTAAAAATAATCAGATCACTGATTCGACAATTACATACCAAAAGATTGCCAACCAAACACTTGTTGGTGCAAACTTTAACCCGAACTTAACCCTTAACTCAAACGTTAGTATTATTGGTAACTTAACAGTGTCTGGTGGCTCCAGCGTTGTTAATTCCACTAATACCTACGTTAACGATCCGGTGGTTGTGTTCAACAATGGATACATTGGTAGCTTAACAGGCTATGACATTGGTATTTTAGTCAATCGTAACTTAGCAACCTTAACTGGCTACGGCGCAGTTAACACAGCTTGGTTATGGAGCGAAGCTGATAGCGCATTCGTAGCAATTGCTACAACAGACACAGGCGAAGGTGTCACAGGAGTTAACAACTCTGGCTTTGTCAACATCAAAGCACACGATGTAACAGCAACAGGCAACGTAGACATTACAGGTTCGATTTCTGCTTCTAGCTTCAGCGTTGGCGCTGGTGGTACATTTAGCGGTAACATTTCGTCTGCATACGCAACAATCACAAACTTAACATCTGGCAATGCACAGATCAGTGGCGGCGCTATTACAAGCACACCAGTTTCTGGCTCTACTGTACAAGCAACAGTATTAACTACTGCAAATGCACAAATTTCCGGCGGCGCAATTAGCAATACACCTATTAACGGTTCCGTTATTGGTGCAAACGTTGCAGCAGCAGGTACGTTCACAACATTAACATCCACTGGTGGCATTACTGGTACGTTGCAAACAGCAGCACAACCAAATGTAACATCCGTTGGCACATTGACAAGCTTAAGCGTAACAGGCACCGCAACTGCTGGTAATATCAGCACTGCTGGTACAGCTACAGTCGGTACATCTACAGTAACAGGTAATGCTACAGTTGGTGGTACTTTAGGCGTAACTGGTGACGTTACAGTCTCATCTAACGTAAACAGCACAAGCACAACTACTGGTTCTATCGTAACTGCGGGTGGTGTTGGTATTGCTAAGGATGTAAACATCGGTGGTTTAGCTAACATTGCAAATGTACAAGTAGCTAACAACACAATTTCTTCCCTAAGCGGCAACTTAAACTTAAGCAGCTCTGGCTCCGTTAAAATCGGCGCATTGACAATGCCTCAAGTTGACGGTGTTGCAGCTTCGGTTATGACATCTGACGGTGCAGGTAATTTAAGTTTACAAAGCTTGGCAGGCGCCGGCGTTCGTGGTAATGTTATCCAATTAGGTACCCCAACTACTGGAACAATAGTTGACAACAGCCCAGCTATTACTACATGGACAACAGGTACATACATTACTGATGCAGTTGACCGTTTGAATGAAGTATTAGGCAAGTTGGTTCCAACTCAACCATCTACATTCCCTGGTTCTCCGTTCACATTGACAGTAAGCAGCTTAAGCAGCGGTTTACGTATGACTAACTTCACACAGACAGACAACAGTGGTACTGGTGGCCGTTCTGTAGCTGGTGGTACAACTATTTCGGCATACAAGCGTGTAAACACATACGCAACAAACGCAGCTAACGACGTTGGCCCTGGTGATTCCGGTACAGTTTCCGTTATGAAGAACGGCGCTTCCTCTGGTTCCCACACAATCGTTTCTGGCACTGGTAACAACGGTACATACAGCGATTTAGTTATCAGTGACAACGCTGACTACGGTAGCAAGTCTGCTCAAGCTTTAGGCTTCTGGTACTCCTTTGACGCGGCAGCTTCTGGTACAGTTGCTGGCGGTTGGAACGATGTATACTTGACAGACACAGCTGGTACACCAACAAATACAGTTGGGTGGTACTATGACTCTGCGGCTCCTGGTACTCCAGTTATTACACAAAGCAGCTTTGCAGTGACTTCTAACGTAGTTGCATACAGCTCAAGCGTTCCTCACTACACTTCCAGTGCAGTTTGGACATACAGCGGTACAGCAAATCGTTTAACTGGTGACTTATACCCAGCTACAGACAGCTTCTTTACTGGCACTGCAGGTGGTTCGTTCCAAGCACCAGCTACGGTAACATACACCGCAGCAGGCGTAACAGTTCCTCCTGCACGTAACTTGTATGTTGCTTCTGGTTCCGCTACAGTTTCTACAACAGCTTCCATTGCTAACAGCACTGGCGTAAGCAGCGTAGGTCCTACAGTAAGCGCAGCAAACAGCTATGCAACAGGCAGCTTGGCATTAACACCAGGCGGCAACGTATTACGTATTGATGCAGCAAGCACAGCAACACCAAATGAAAACAACATCGTTGTTGGTACATTCGGTTCCGGCGGTGCAGCAAGTGCAGTACGTGTTGGTGGTTTAGCTACAGGTGCTACTCCAACTACAGGCAGCATCACAAGCTGGACAAGCAGCTCAGCATTACCAACATATGAAGCTACAGTTGTAGGCGGTACTATCAAGAACGATACTACAAACTACAGCACAGGCTATTTCCCAGTTGGTCCAGACTTAAGCACTGGCCGTACTGGTACACAATACATTACATTCCGTATCACTCGTGATGCAACATCTAAGTTCGACATTGCTGTAACAGGCAAGATCTCTGGCGTGCAAGTTGCATTGCCAGGCAGCAGTTTAGACACAACAGCTTCCCCAACTAATGGTTGGATCGACGCTACTGTGGCTTACGGCGGCGCAGGTGTTCCAGGTACTGGTACAGGCGGTAACGGCAGCACAGGTTGCGCATTGGGCGGTGCTATTACTACAGGTTCCGTGGTAACACAAAGCAAGACAGTAACATTTGGTACAGTATCTAGTAACAGCAGCACTAATAACTATATCTTTGTACGTTTTGCATTAGTAGCTGGTGATAGCATTACAGCATTGAGCTTCCCGAACGCGACACACTAATATAATCTAGGAGAATAATTAAAATGGCAATTAGCGATACACAAAAAATTGACGACCTGTACAAGAAGTTAGTATACGGCGTCACTAAAACAGACGTTGCAGGAAATAAATCTCCTAGTAACGAAGCAATAGCGAGCCCGCTATTGGTTCGTGGCGACACACTATGGAACCAATCTGGTGACATCCCAAGTACAGCACCAGGTTCTACATCTGGTGTAGTACATGTTCGCACTGGTACCGCATCTATTATGGCTGCGGCTGATCCTACAGTAGTTCCATCTACACGTACTTGGTTGACAAGTATCGCAAAATGGATTCCTCCAGAGTTTGGTTCGAGCTACACTGTTAAGGCATACGCTGACACAGCTGGCGCAGCAAATCCACAAAGCACTGGTACATTGTTAGCACCGGACGGTTCCGGTAACAATGACGCTTGGATATTTGACTACCAAGCAGGTGTTTTAAACTTTGCTGACACTAACGTCCCTACAGCTTTAAGCGGTAAGGTTGTTTACATTGTTGGTTATACATACACTGGTACAATGGGTGTTGCAAACAACGCTTCGTTCGGTAACTTAACAGTTTCTGACACAACTATTTCCGCAGCTACTACAAACAGTAGCTTGAACTTAAGCGGCAATGGTACAGGTAACGTTGTTTTAACTGGCACCACAGTAGTGGTTGCTGGTAACGAAACAGTTTCTGGTACATTAGCTGTAACTGGTGCTGTAACTGCTCCTACATTCAACGGTAACGTAAGTGCTACTACAGCAACTATCGCTACAGCTACTATCTCCGGTGGCACTGTAAACGGTACAGTTATTGGTGGTACAACTCCTGCAGCAGCAACATTCACAACAGTAACTGGCGGTCCTGCTACATTCAGCAGCATCAACAATACTCCAGTTGGTAATGCAACTCCTTCCACTGGTGCGTTCACATCGTTAGCAGCTAACGGCGCAACAACATTCACAGACGCTACACAAAGCACATTGACAAACAATGGCGCTGTAGTTATTGCTGGCGGTGTTGGTATTGCTAAGAACTTAAACGTTGGTGGCGATACTGTTATTGGTGGTAACTTAACAGTTGCAGGTACAACTACAACAGTTAACTCTACAACAGTAGCGGTTGCTGACTTAAACATCACTGTAGCCAAAGACGCTACAACCGCAGCACAAGCTGACGGCGGTGGTTTAACTGTAGCTGGTGCAAACGCAACATTAACTTATGTTCAAGCAACAGATACATGGAATTTAAATAAAGATGTTACTGCTCCTGCATTAGCATTAAGTGGTGTAACAAACAGCACAAGCCCAACAACTGGTGACTTGACAACTGCTGGTGGTGCAGGTGTTGCTATTGACTTATGGGTAGGCGGCACAATCCACGGTAACATTGCTACAAGTAACTTACAAGCTACAGGTGGTTCTGCTACTGGCATGACAGCATTGAGCTCGACAACAGTAACAACTGGCAACGCTCAAATCTCTGGCGGCGCTATCACTAGCACACCAGTAAGCGGCAGCACTGGTTCGTTCACAACAGCAACAACTGGTAACTTACAAGCAACTGGCGGCGCATTAAGCGGTGTTACCGTTTCTGCAACTTCCGTTACAACAGCTAACGCTCAAGTAACTGGCGGTGCAATCAGCGGTACCCCAGTTAGCGGTTCTACTGTACAAGGTACAAGCGTAACAACAGCTAACGCAGTAGTTACTGGTGGTACAATGTCTGGTGTTACAATCACAAGCAGCCCAATCTCTGGTAGCACTGGTTCGTTCTCGACATTGACATCTGGTTCAGCTACATTAACTGGCGGTGCAATCAGCGGTATGACAGTTGACGCTACAAGCGTAACAACTAGCAACGCACAGATCACTGGCGGTTCCGTAACTGGCGTAGCATTAGGTGCTACAAGCTTCACAACAGCTAACGCACAGATTACTGGTGGTAATATCAGCGGTACTCCAGTAAGCGGCAGCACTGGTTCGTTCACAGTATTGACAACAGCTAACGCACAAGTTACTGGTGGTGATATCCAGAACACACCAATCAGCGGTTCTACTGGTTCGTTTACTAACGTTACAACTGGTGGCTTAACAGCTACAAGCGGTTCTGTAACTGGCTTGACAACATTGAGTGCAACTACAGCTTCTGCTACTAACTTCAGCACAGGCAATGCAGTTATCACCGGTGGCAACATTTATGGTACACCAGTAAGCGGTTCTACTGTTTCTGCCACAAGCGTAAGCACAGGTAACTTACAAGCTACTGGCGGTTCCGTAACTGGAATGACAGATGTTAGCTCTACAAATGTTACAACTAACAATGCAGTTATCGGTGGCGGTGCTATCAACGCAACTCCAATCGGCGCTACAACAGCGGCAGCAGGTACATTCACAAGCGTAAGCACTGGTGGATTAACAGCTACAAGCGGTAATATCACTGGTATGACCAATGTAAGCTCTACAACAGTAACAACTGGTAGCGCACAAATTACAGGTGGTAACATTACTGGTACACCAATCAGCGGCTCCACTGTACAAGGTACTTCGGTAACTACAAGCAACTTGCAAGCAACTGGTGGTTCTGCTACTGGCATGACATCCGTAGCTTCTGCTTTGGTGACTACTGCTAACGCACAGATTTCTGGTGGTGCAATTACTAACACACCAATCTCTGGTGATACAGGTAGCTTCACAACAGCAACAACTGGTAACTTACAAGCAACTGGCGGCGCATTAAGCGGTGTTACAGTTAATGCCACAAGCGTAACTACAGCTAACGCTCAAGTAACTGGCGGCGCAATTACTGGTACTCCAGTTAGCGGTTCGACAGTTGGTGCAACAGTATTGACAACAAGCAATGCACAAGTAACTGGTGGTGCAATTACTAACACACCAATCTCTGGCAGCACTGGTTCTTTTACAACATTAAGCGCAAGCAGCTTCACATCTGACAGTATCAATAATACTCCAGTTGGTAATGCAGTTCCTTCCACTGGTGCTTTCACAACATTGACTTCCAATGGTGCGACAACATTCACATCTAATGTACAAAGCACAAGTACAACTACTGGCGCTATTGTTACAGCAGGTGGTGTTGGTATTGCTAAGAACTTAAACGTTGGTGGCGACACTATCATTGGTGGCAACTTAACAGTTAACGGTACAACTACAACAGTTAATTCCACAAGCTTATCTACAGTAGACAACAACATCACTCTTGCAGTTGGTGCGATTGACAATGCTACTGCTGACGGCTCTGGTTTAACAGTAGCTGGTTCTGGTGCAACATTCACATATGATGGCACAGCAGACACATGGAACGTAAACAAGAACTTTGTTGCTCCTGATGTAACCATCACAAGCGCAGTTGATGCAACAAGCACAACCACTGGTAGCTTAAACACTGCTGGCGGCGCTGGCATTGTTAAGGATCTATGGGTTGGTGGCGTAATTCACGGTGCTATTGCTACAGCTAACTTGCAAGCAACTGGTGGTAACATCTCTGGTATCACAAACTTTGCGGCAACTACTGGTTCAGTAACTAACTTGTCTTCTGGTAACGTAACAGTAACTGGTGGTACAATTGACGGTACAGTCATTGGTGCGACAACAGCGGCAGACGGTACATTTACAACATTGTTTACTGCTAATGCGCAAGTAACTGGCGGCAAAGCAACTGGGTTAACAACAATGAGCGCAGTAACAGGTACTGTAACTAACTTGTCTTCTGGCAACGTAGCAGTAACTGGTGGTACAATTGTTGACACTCCAATCAGCGGCTCCACAGGTAGTTTCACAACAATGACAACTGCTGGCGCAGCAATTACTGGTGGTTCTGCTACTGGTTTAAGCGCAGTAAGTTCGACATTAGTTACAACTGGCAATGCACAGATTTCCGGTGGTGCTATTACAAGCACACCAATCTCTGGCAGCACTGGTTCGTTCACTGTAATGACTACAGGCAACGCACAAATCACTGGCGGTTCGTTAAGTGGTGTTACCGTTGCAGTTACATCGTTGTCCACAGCTAACGCAATTATCACTGGTGGTAACATCAGCAATACGCCAATTAGCGGTTCTACTGGTGCGTTCACAAGCGTAACAACTGGTCCAATTACAGCTACAAGCGGTTCCGTAACTGGTTTAACAGATTTAACTTCTACAAACTTTGCATCCGGCAACGTTACAATTACTGGCGGCACAATCACTGGTACACCAATCTCTGGTGCAACAGTTGGTGCAACAGTATTGACAACAAGCAATGCACAAGTAACTGGTGGTTCTGTAATTGGCTTGACAACATTGACTGCTACAAACGGTACAGTAACTAACTTTGCTTCTGGTAATGCACAAATTACTGGCGGTAACGTAACAGCAACTTCTGTAACAACAGGTGGTGCAGTTATTACTGGCGGTACAATTGATGCTACTACAATTGGTGCAACAACACCAAGCACTGGTGCGTTTACAACATTGAGTACAACTGGTGCAGCTTCTGTAAACAGCTTAGTGACAGCTAACGTACAAGCAACTGGCGGCGCACTAAGCGGTGTTACAGTTTCTGCAACTAGCTTGACAACAAGCAATGCACAAGTAACTGGCGGTGCTATTACAAGCACACCAATCTCTGGTAGCACTGGTTCGTTCTCGACATTGACATCTGGCGCAGTTACATTGACAGGCGGTTCGATTACTGGTACAACAGTAAGCGGCAGCACAGTTGGTGCAACAGTATTGACAACAGCTAATGCACAAATTAGCGGTGGCGCAATTGACGGTACAGTTATTGGTGGCACAACAGCGGCAGCAGGTACATTCACAACAATGAATGCAACTAACGTTGGTGGTACATTAACTACAGCAGCACAGCCAAATGTAACATCCGTTGGTACATTGACAAGCGTTGCAGTTTCTGGTGCAGCTACATTAGGTGCAACTACAGCTAACAGCTTAAGCACAAGCGCAGCTACAATCACTGGCGGTACTGTAAACGGTACAGTTATCGGTGGTGTAACTCCAGCAGCTGGTACGTTCACAACAGTAACAGCAGCAAGCTTCAGTGCTACTGGTGGTATTGATAACACACCAATCGGCGCAAACGTTGCAAGCACAGGTGCTTTCACAACATTAAGCGCAAGCAATGTAGTAACAATCACAGACACAACACAATCTACAAGCACTGTAACAGGCGCATTGAAGGTTGCTGGCGGTGTTGGTATTGTTAAGAACTTGAACGTTGGCGGTGACGCAATTGTTGAAGGTAACTTGACAGTTGGTGGTAGCGTTACAACAGTTAACAGCACAACAGTTTCCGTAGCTGATAAGAACATCACAATTGCACAAGGTGCATTGACTGGTGCGGCAGCAGACGGCGCTGGTATTACAGTTGACGGCCCAGCAGCAGCGACAATCTTGTACACATTTGCAACAGACACATGGAACTTTAATAAGGACCTAGTAGCTAGCGCATTCACTGGTAACGTAGTAGCTACGACAGTTGGTGGTACATTGACTACAGCAGCACAGCCAAATGTAACATCCGTTGGTACATTGACATCGTTGGCAGTAAGCGGTGCAGCAAGTGCTGGTTCCGTAACAACAGCTAATGCACAAGTAACTGGCGGCGCAATTACTGGTACTCCAGTAAGCGGCAGCACAGGTAGCTTCACAACAGCTACAGCAGCTAACTTACAAGCTACAAGCGGTTCTGTAACAGGCTTAACAACATTAGGCGCTACAACAGGTACTATTACTAACTTGTCCAGCAGCAACGTAACAGTTACTGGTGGTACAATTGACGGTACAGTAATTGGTGGTACAACTAGGGCAGCTGGTTCGTTCACAAGCGTAACAGCAGACAGCTTCACAGCAGCAAGCATTAACGGTACAGTAATTGGTAACGTAACTCCAAGTACAGCTACATTCACAACAGCCACAGCTACAGACGTAGTTGCTTCGACAGTGACAACAGTTGGTGTAACATCCACTGGTGCAGCTACATTGAACACAGTTACAGCTAACAGTGCTACAATCAGCGGTGCAGTTGCAACAGGTGCATTGACAGCTAACAGCGCAACAGTGAGCGGTGCTACAGTAACAAACGGCAGCTTAACAGCTAACGGTGCAGTTACAATCAGCCCTAACGCTGCGGTAACAATCAGCCCAGTAGTAACTGGTTCGATTGCTAACATGACAGTTAATGCAGTAAGCTTGACAACAAGTGCAGCTACGGTAACTGGTGGTACAATTAACGGTACAACAATTGGTGCAACAACAGCGGCAGCAGGTAGCTTTACAGCGTTGAACGCAACTACATTGACTGGTACTGCAATTGATAGCAGCCCAATTGGTGCAGTTACACCATCCACTGGTGTGTTTACAACATTGACAGCAGCTAATGCTAACTTGGCTAACGTAGCGATCACATCGATCTCGACAGCTAACGCAGTTATTACTGGTGGTTCGATTACTGGTACTCCAGTAAGTGGTTCTACTGTGAGTGCTACTGTGTTGACAACAAGTAATGCGCAAGTAACTGGCGGTGCTATCTCTAGTACACCGATCACTGGCAGCACTGGTTCGTTCACAGTAATGACAACAAGCAATGCACAAGTAACTGGCGGCGCTATTACAAGCACACCAATCTCTGGCAGCACTGGTTCGTTCACTACTGCTGATGCAACATTGTTTACAACAGCTAACGCACAAATTAGCGGTGGTGCAATTACTGGTACTCCAGTAAGTGGTTCTACTGTAAGTGCTACTGTGTTGACAACAGCTAATGCACAGATTAGCGGTGGTGCAATTACTAACACACCAATCTCTGGCAGCACTGGTTCGTTCTCGACAGCAGTTGTTGGTAACTTGCAAGCTACAAGCGGTTCAATCTCTGGTACAAGCATTACTGGTTCTTCCGGTAGCTTTACAACATTGGCAGCAAGTGGTGCAGTAAGCTTCACTGATACAACAGAATCCACAGCAGTTGGTAACGGCGCTGTAGTGATTGCTGGTGGTACAAGCGTTGCTAAGAACTTGAACGTTGGTGGTAACGTAACAGTTGCAGCAGCTACTACATTGTCTGGCACAACTAACTTAGTTGGTTATGCAACAGCGCAAAGCGGTATCACTGTAAACAACGCACAGGCTACTGGTGGTGATTCGTACTTCAAGGGTGTAACAGATGGCACATTGATCTGGTCCGTAGCTGATGCAGTATACGACCAAGTATTGGTTGGTGGCACTGCAACTGCTGGTAATTTAGTACAAGGTGCTAAGTTACAAGTTAACTCCACAGACTCCATGTTAGTTCCAGTTGGTACTAGCGCACAACGTCCAAGCAGCGTAGGCTACACAGACGTAGACGGTATGATTCGTTTCAATACCACACTAGGTGCTCTAGAGTACTACACAACTACAGTGGGTTGGAGACAGTTGATTTCCGAGTTCACAGTTATTGCTGACGAACAGTTCAGCGGTGACGGTGTAACAACGGTTTACACAATTGCTACACCACAGACTACAAGTAGCTGTATCGTAAGTATCAACGGTGTTATCCAGATCCCAACATTGGCATACGCAGTGTCTGGTACAACATTGACATTTACTGAAGCACCGTTAAGCGGCGATATTATTGACGTTCGTAAGTTAACAACAACACAAACAGTTGAGTTGTTATCTAGCGATAATGGTCATAACATCATCCGTGCAACAAATGCAGGTATTGAGTTAGTTGCTGGTACAGTGGGCGAAACATTACAGTTACGCTTTGACACAACTGGTACAATGGTTAATGTTGGTCCTACAACAGCAATTGCAGCAGCAAATGTGGCAACAGTGGTTGCAACATTCGACGCAACAGCAATCCGTAGCGCACATATTATGGCACAAGCTTCTGCAACTGGTAAGTTCCAGGTACAAGAAGCACTTGTAATCCATGATGGTACTACAGCAACTATCATTGAATACGGTGTTATCAACACCGCAGGCAATGCTGGTGTGCTATCTGCTACATTGACTGGTAGTGTGTTGACAGTAGAGTACACCGCAGCGCAAGCTTCGACAACAGTACGTGTTAACAAAACAGGTATGGCAATCTAAGAAATTAGAAAGCTAAGTTGAATAAGATAAGGGGCAATTTGCCCCTTATCTTTTAGTAGTACGAATGGGGAAAACTCAAACTGTACTAAATATGTAGTAAGCGGTAATCTGCACTCTCCAGATTACTATTTCTTACTACGGGGAATATGGAACCGAAGGAATAAAAATGGCAAATGGTAATTTTATAGTACAAAATGGCTTGCAAGTTGGTAACTTAGTTATCAGCGCATCCACTGGCGATATCACCACAACAGGTAACGTTACAGTTACTGGCGGTGGATCAATTAACGTAGACGCGATCGGCGTCAGCAGCATTGCTAAAAACGATTCAAGTTTAACAATTAACGATACGGGCACTGGCTCGACAATCGTCGTAGCACTTGACGGTGTTACACGCTCAACAACAGATGCGGCAGGTATTAATTTACCATCCGGCGAACGTTACGCAATCAATGGCGCAAGCGTACTAAGCGCAACAGCATTGGGTACATCAGTTACAGATTCTAGCTTAACATCTGTTGGTACATTAGGTAGCTTAGGCGTAACCGGTACTGTTACTGCTGGCGGTTTTGCTGGTCCAGTAACTGGTAACGCAAGCACAGCAACAGCTTTGGCAACACCACGTGCAATTAACGGTGTAAATTTCGACGGTACAGCACCTATCACAGTAACAGCAGCCGCTGGCACATTAACTGGTGCAACATTGGCTGCTGGCGTTACAGCTTCTAGCTTAACATCTGTTGGTACATTAGGTAGCTTAGGAGTAACTGGTACTGTTACCGCTGGCGGTTTTGCTGGTCCGGTAACTGGTAACGCAAGCACAGCGACAACGCTACAAACAGCACGTAACATCAATGGCGTAAGCTTTAACGGTTCTGCAGATGTAACAGTAACAGCTAATGCAGCAACCTTATCTGGTACTTCATTAAACAGTACAGTTACAGCTTCTAGTTTGACATCCGTTGGTACACTAGGTTCTCTTGGTGTTACTGGTACGGTTACTGCTGGTAGCTTTGCTGGTCCTTTAACTGGCGCAGTAACAGGAAATGCTTCTACTGCAACAGCCTTGGCAACACCACGTGCAATTAATGGCATAAACTTTGACGGCACTGCTCCTATCACAGTAACAGCGGCAGCAGGTACATTAACTGGTGCAACTCTTGCAGCAGGTGTTACATCATCTAGCTTAACATCCGTTGGTACTTTGGGTAGTTTAGGCGTAACTGGTACTGTAACCGCTGGTGCGTTCTCTGGCCCATTAACTGGCAATGCTTCTACAGCAACTACATTAGCTACCGCACGTAACATCAATGGTGTTTCGTTCAATGGCTCTGCAGATATTACTGTGACTGCTAATGCACAGACATTGTCTAGCACAATATTAAATCCAACTGTAGTAACATCCAGCTTGACAACTGTTGGTACTTTGGGTTCGTTAGGTGTTACAGGTACTGTAACTGCTGGTGCGTTCTCTGGACCATTAACTGGTGCAGTAACTGGTAACGCAAGTACAGCAACTACATTGCAAACAGCACGTAACATCAATGGCGTTTCGTTTAACGGTTCCGCAGATGTAACAGTAACAGCGGCAGCAGGAACATTATCTGGTGCTACTTTAGCAGCAGGTGTAACAGCTTCTAGCTTAACTTCCGTTGGTACATTGGGCTCGTTAGCAGTAACTGGTGCAGCTACAGCAGGTAGTCATGTATCTGGTAATTTAACAATGTCTGGTGACAGCATTACTAGCACTAACTCAACAATTACTATTGACCCAGCTACTGCTGGTGCAGGTGGTTTAGTTGTTATTGCTGGTAACTTGCAAGTTAACGGTACAACTACTACGATCAATTCAACAGCAGTTACAACAGCTGACTTGGCGATTGAAGTAGCGACTAACGCAGTTAATGCGGCAGCAGCAAACGGTGGTGGTTTAATTGTTAATGCAGCTTTTGCTAATGCAACAATGCTTTATGCAAACGCCACAGATTCTTGGGACTTCAACAAGAACGTTACAGCGACATTGCGTACAGCGGCTCAGCCAAACATCACAAGCGTTGGTACATTAACATCTCTAGCGGTAACAGGTGCTATTACTGGTGCTTCGTTTACTGGTGCGACAAGTGGTACACATACAGGTGCGGTAGTTGGTAATGCTTCTACAGCTACAGCATTGCAAACACCACGTGCTATTAACGGCGTAAACTTTGACGGCTCTGCGGCTATCACTGTAACAGCGGCAGCAGGAACATTATCTGGTGCTACTTTAGCAGCAGGCGTTACGGCTTCTAGCTTAACATCGGTTGGTACAATTACTTCCGGTACTTGGTCTGGTGCTTTTGGTGCAGTAAGCGGTGCTAACTTAACATCCTTAACAGGTGCTAACGTTACTGGTACAGTAGCTTCCGCAACATCGGCAACAAATGCAACCAACACTGGTATCACTGATGATGCAGCAACAGCAACAGCAGTTAACTTGACATGGGTTACATCTAACACTGGTAACTTACCACAGAAGACAACTTCTACTAAGTTAACATTCGTTCCATCCACTGGTGTGCTAAGTGCTACTCAGTTCACTGGTTCTGGCGCAGGCTTAACAAGCATTCCTGGTGCTAACGTTACTGGTACAGTAGCTTCTGCTACTACTGCTGGTTCTGCAACAACAGCAGGTTCTGCAACTACTGCAACAACAGCGACTTTTGTAACTGGCTTAACAGCAGCCAACGTATCCGCAGTTATTGGTACTGTAACTGGCTTCCCAACATTGAACCAAAATACTACAGGCTCTGCAGGTTCTGCACCAGCTGGTACATTAACTGGTACAACATTGGCAGCAGGTGTAACAGCTTCTAGCTTAACATCCGTTGGTACAATTACAGCTGGTACATGGTCTGGTTCGTTCGGTGCAGTAAGCGGTGCTAACTTGACAAGCATTACTGGTGCTAACGTTACTGGTACTGTTGCTTCTGCAACAAACGCAACAACAGCTGGCGGCTTGGCGGTAACGTCTGCAGCAACTGCTTCGACAGTAATGGCTCGTGATGCAACTGGTTATGCTTATGCAGTTTACTACAATGCGACTGGTTCGTTCCCATTAACAGCCGGAGCGGCTGCTTCTGGTATGGCAACATTTACTGGTACTAACGGTACTGATAACTTTGCACGTGGTTATACAGCAGCTGGTGCAGCAACATTGTTATCTGGTCAGACAATGAACATTAACGGTTCGGCTACAAGCTGCTCCGGCAATGCTGCAACAGCAACATTGGCTACGACAGCTACAACAGCTAATGCGTTGAACACTGGCAATAGCTACACAGTTGCTGGCTTAACAACACCAAGCATTACACACAGCGGTACAAGCGGTACAGGTGATATCGGTGCTACTGGTGCACGTTTTGGTACAGTATGGGCAGTTGCTAGTTCAGCAGTATACGCTGACTTGGCAGAAAACTACCAAGGTGATGCTACATACGGTCCTGGTACAGTAGTTATGTTTGGTGGTACAGACGAAGTTACATTGGCTATTGCTGATACAAAGGCAGTTGCAGGTGTTGTTTCTACTAACCCAGCTCACTTGATGAACGGTGGCTTAACAGGTGCTAACGTTGCGGCAGTAGCATTACAAGGTCGTGTGCCATGTATGGTTGTTGGCCCAGTTGCCAAGGGTGACTTGATGGTATCCGCAGGCAATGGTTACGCTAAGGCTGACAACAATGCGGCTGCTGGTACAATCATTGGTAAAGCATTAAACAGCATGGGTGCTGGTGAAGGCGTTATCGAAGTTGTAGTAGGTCGCGTATAATAGTTAGGGGCTAAATGCCCCTACTATAGCAATCAAAGAAGAAGGGCTAAATGCCCTTCTTCTTTGCCTTCTATTTGTTACTTAGCTACTTAGTGACGTACTTCGTAAACGACCTCGAAATCAACGCATTCATACGCCATTTGTGGGTCTAAATTCTCATATTTTTGTACCATTCGCTCTAAATCTGCAAAATCTGTGGCATAATTAGGCTCACCCTGCAATGCATTGCGAACTAACTCGATACAGTTTAATTTAGCCTCTTGGTGTACATCTAGTTCCATGTCGTACGGTTTGCCTAAATTAGACTTAGACTTCTCTACGATTTTTAACCATTCGTCCAATGATACTGCCCTAGGTTTAAGCAAGCAAATGGAGCCGCATTGGTTGTCAAATATGTCAGTGAACTTAGAGTAATGTACGCCCGCGGTCGTCGCTTCCATAAAGTGGAAGTCGTCATCTACGTTGACATCATTTTCTACGTTAAGTAGGGCATGTCCGTAATGACCCCATTTGCCAGTTAAACAAAAGTGAGCCAATTGGATAGCAAATGTAGACAAATGCCCCGGGTGGCGGGTCAAGATAATTAAGTAATTGTCCCTCAGGAGACCGCGAATTATGTCTAATTCAGCTGGGGAAATAGTTCTACTGGGCGGAACGGTCCAGTTTACTTTGCCTACTGCTATGCTTACTGTAGATTTTATTTTGTTGAAGATGGTAGCAAAAGACATTTTAGTCTCCTTTTAAAGTTATAGTGGTGGTTGATTTGATAGGATTCTTGCGGCCCTACCAGCGCCTATTAATCCTAACGTTTCTAAGAAGTGAACACCTTGCGATACCGCAGGGTTGTTCAGTATTACAGTTTGGGACAACTCTAAGTCCTTCATGATAGTTACTAACATGGCGCGATAGTTTGCGGGGATAGCAGTGTTTGCTCCTGCATTGTCAATTGCTATACGCTCATTGACAGTGAATAGTTGTCTAAACTGATACTTGGTAACAGAGTTAGACAAAACAATGTTTTCAGCAGCAATCCATGCATCCAAATCGTCTTGTGATGGAAGAGCGTCGCCGCCCGACCAAATGATATTGTCGTATACGAACGGACTACTTTCACAATGCGCTTGTACCGCTGGGAAACCTTGTGTAACTGCATCTAAATAAGATAGTGCCATGATAAATCCTTAAATCCAAATTGCGTGTATAGCGGAAGGGGAGTAATCTCCGTGTGTTCCGTCTGCTAGGGTTAATGTAACGCGACCATGTCCGTGTTTTTTGCGTGGTGCATGTACGTTGGTAACTGTGACTTGCCCTAGTGTTTCTGATTGGACTACGTCGTTTAGTTTAACGGCTGCCTTCGTAGTCTCATATATTAAATGCATTGTTTTTACCATGTCAAATCCTTAAGCATGTGGTGTATTGGACAGTATCGTCGCGGCTCGTCCTGGAGCAAGTAATCCTAGTTGTTCCAAAAATCCAACACCTTGAATCACGTCTGTGTTAGTTAATTGTACTTCTTGACTTAGCTCTAAATCTTTCATGAACGTATAAAGCATAGCTCTATAGTTTGCTGGTATAGCAGTGTTAGTGGGAGCAGAGTCGACTGCCATACGCTCTGGCAACGTGAATAACTTTCTAAATTCGTACTTAGTAACAGACACGACCGTTGCCACAGGGTTAGCAGCAATCCATTGCTCTAACGTAGTTTGACTAGGTAACGCTGCGCCTGAGTCCCAAATGATATCAGAGTATATTGATCCGTCTCCGTGTGCGTGACAATGTACGCCTGGGAATCCTATGCCTATTGCTTGTATATATGTATATGCCATGTTAATTGATTTCCGTTATAGTCCAATCGGACTTGTTGACTGTGCCACCGTATGTGACTGGAACTGATACACTTTGATTTATGTACCACGTTGTAGAAGAATTTATCCCTACTCGTAATGAGTAAGTTGTATTTGCGGTAGTGTTAGGTTTGTCGACACAATGAATAGCAGCATTCAGTAATTTTCCAGAAGTTGCAATATATGTACTTGTTGCATAGATACAAGTAGTACCTCTAAATAATGCAAAAGTTATATTTTTGCTACTCGTTGCAGAATCGACCATGAATGATTGAGTTATCACAAATTTTGAATTAGCGGAAGCAGGAGTCACAGTTTTAGTCCAAATTTGAGTACCTTCGGTTGACTGCGGTGTAGTATTGTCATACGGAATAGTTCCTGTACCAGACATTCCACTTGTTTCCCCAGTATAAAATGCAATTACGCTGCCAGTGGTACTTCCACTTCCGGTAGCACCACTAGCAGTCCACACAGTGCCATCCCAGAACTCAGTATCGTTAGTATCTGTGTTAAGCCGCATTGATCCAATAGCTGGAGTAGTTGGCCTTTGAGCAGTGGTACCAGAAGGCAGGACCATCGCGCCGTCACCGGTCGCTCCGCTAGTAGTTATCGTAAACGCATTTGCGGGTGTGATAACTTCTGCTAGTCCTGATATAGTACCTGTATCGAAATTGAATTCCATGTATAACCTACATTATTAGTTAGTAACTTCCGAAGTTGTCACTGTGCACACCCAACGAACTGTAGCACCAGCAGCACCAGTAACCTTAAATGTTAAAGCACCATTGGTAGCATCAGCAAAAACTTCAGCATCCCAACCACCTGGCTTAGTCAACGTTGTCTTAGAACGTGTACCAACTTGAGAGGTAGCAGCCGCGTTTGCATCACGCTTAATAACACCACGTATTTCAAATCCAGCGATGCTGCCAGTTGTGTCAGTTCTACGGCCAACGATTTGAGCGGTGTAAGCCCATGCACTGTTATTTGGCATGACAAGTCTTCCGCTTGTACCGTCTGTAAATACTTCTGTCACTGTAGCGTTTGTTGTGATTGCACGTAATACATATTTACCTGTCTGTGCATCACCCGCAGCAGAAAAGCTACCATTCGCTCTAACTTCACCGCCGGAATTTGGAGTAGAAGCTTCCAAACCAGTTGCCAAAGATTGCGCACCGCCAGCAGTATTGCCAGATCCGATTGCAACAGCGTTGACACCAGTTACAGTGTTAGCAGCAGGAGCACTAACGTTTTCTGTGTATAGAATCGGTGCCTTGCCAACAGCAACCCAAGCAGCGCCGGAATCACGATAAACAACGTTTGTGTCGTTTGTAACGTATAAGCGACCAGCAGTACCAGCAGCCGGTAAAGCAGCAAATGTACCAACAGCCAAGCTTGGTGCACCGCCAGCATTAGCAACAGCGCCTGTACCAGAAGCAGTAATAGCAACGTTGGCACCTAAAGTAACACGACCTTTACTGTCTACAGTTACTTGGGCAACGTGAGTTGCGTCACCATAAACACCAGCAGTAACGCCGCTTGCTGCCAATGTAGCAGCAACGGAGCCCGATGTAGTACCAGTAGCAGTAATGTCGCCAGTCAATGCAACAGTGTTAGGGATAGCTACGTTAGCGGCAGCAGTTAAACGACCTTTGCCATCAACAGTAAATGTAGCTACAGAACCAGCAGCACCGTAAGAACCAGCAGTTACCGCAGTAGCCGCCAATGTAGCGTTAGTGATAGCTGTACCAACTGTACCAGACAATGTTAAGTCACCGCCAGTTACAGAGATAGACGAAGCGATAGCAACGTTAGCTGCGGCAGTTAAGCGGCCTTTGGAATCAACTGTGAAAGTTGGAACGCTCGTAGCAGAACCGTAAACACCAGCTGTAACCGCGGTGTTGGATAAAGTAGCAGCAACTGAACCAGCAGTTGTGCCAGTGGCAGTGACATCACCTGTCAATGCAACAGTGTTAGGGATAGCTACGTTAGCAGCTAATGTAGCACGACCTTTAGCATCAAAAGTTACTTGCGCAACTTGCGTAGCGGAACCATATATGCCAGCAGTAACACCAGATGCAGCCAATGTAGCCGCAGCGGAAGCGGATGGTTTAGTGACGTCGCCAGTCATTGCACCGGTTGCAGTCAAAGGCAATACGCCAGAAACATCAGTTGCTAAGTTGATAGCGCCCCACGATGGGTTGCCAGCAGCATTACCGTGTAATACTGTAACTGTAGTACCTTGGTTAGCAAAGTCTGCAGAAGCTAATGTAGCCGTAACAGCACCAACACGCCCGAATACGGAGTTAACTTCAGTAGTTAAGCCGTCAATGGCGTCCCAGGTTGTGCCATTGTAAATGATCAAGTCACCAACAGTCCACTTATTGTAGCCGTCGATTGTCGTTGTACCAGCTACGCTTACTTTGTAGTATTGGCCCTTTGTGCCTGTACCGGAAACTAGAGTAGGAGTATTTGTAGTAGCATTCCATGTACCTTGGTAAACTAAAGCGCCAACCAATGCTGTAGGAATTTGTGTGGTTGTTAACTTACCAGTACCGTCCAATGTAGCAACACCGTTGTTTGCGCCTAGTGCGGATGTAGCAACCGCGCCAATTGCAGCAGGAGTAATAGCTACGTTAGCAGCAGATGTAGCACGACCTTTGGAGTCAAATGTTACTTGCGCAACAGAACCAGCAGAACCGTAAACACCAGCTGAAACAGCAGTGTTAGCCAAGGTTAACGCTACGGAACCACCAACAATACCAGAACCAGTTACGTCACCAGTGTATGTTAAACTATTAGCGATTGTTACGTTAGCGGCAGTAGTAATACGGCCTTTAGTGTCAACTGTAAATTGTGGTACACTTAAAGTATCACCGTAAACGCCAGCTGTAACAGCAGTCGTTGCCAATGTAGCATTAGTAATTGCTGTGCCTGTGGAACCAGACATAGTTAAATCACCGCCTGTTACGCTGATAGAAGCGGAAGGAACAGCAACGTTAGCGGCAGTAGTAATACGGCCTTTAGCGTCTACGGTGAATGTAGCATATTGGGAAGCAGAACCATAAACACCAGCAGTAACACCGCTTGATGCTAATGTAGTTGCACTGCTACCGGCAGTAGTCGTAACGTCGCCAGTTAACGCAGGGGATTCCAATAACCAAGATGCACCATTGTCATAGTACATTGCATTTGTGTCTGTAGAGTAATAGAAACGACCAGCAGTACCAGCAACAGGGCGTGTAGCAAATGTACCAGCAGCAATAGACACAGCAGAACCCGCATTGGTAACAGCATTAGTAATACCGTAGCCAGCAACTGTAGTTGGTGTGCTAGTGATAGAGGACCAAGCTTGCGTAGTCAACCCAGAAGTAATACGACCGTAAGCATCAGTAGTAACGGAAACGTATGTACCAGCAGTGCCAGCAGTCGCTAAACCAACAATAGGAGAACCTGCAACACCGTCACCGTTTACGACGACAACTTGACCTGCTACACCAGCAATAGTACGTACAGCATAGTTACCAGTAGAAGTCTGCGAGATCATTCCCGCGCCAGTTAAGGAAGAGATGTTAGTTAACGGCGTAGACTGGATCTGAACAGCTTTCCAGCTTGCGCCGTTGTAGAAATCAACGAACGATGTGTCAGTGTTAAAACGTAATGCACCAGCCGTAACTGTTGGCGCTTGCGCTGTCGTACCAACGGGAACGATTAACGCACCTGTACCAGAGATTGTTACTGTCGAACCAGCTGGGTCAATGGTAGAGACCGAGCTAATACTGTTTGCATCAAAATTGAAATCCATTTTATTTTTTTCCTTTTGTGGGGTTAATAAACTACTTCTGTAGTTACTATTTTTGCGACCCAAGCGACGGTATTACCCAACGACCCAGATACATTTACGGTTAGCGCACCAGTCGAGGCATCTACCCCTGTCGACGCGGTCCAAATTTCATTTGTCCTACCAATCGTAGTGATTGACGGAGTTCCTATCATAAAAATACTGGCTGATGTAGCATCTTTTCCTACTGCACCAACGATTTTAAACGCAGCACCATGACCACCTTCGTCGGTGCGTTTAGCAGTTACCAGTACCTCATAAGACCAGACTGAGTTGTTGCCTACAACTAGTTGCGTCATTGCGCCATCCATATATAGCTGCGTACTTGCTATACCAGTGGTAGTATTGCGCATTATATAGACACCCGCCTTAGCGTCATTGTGTACTTGGAAGTTACCAGTGCTAATAGTTTGATTACCAGTAAGAACCGGAGCATTACCGAGCACGTTTACTGTGTTGGCGGAATCTGCGTTAGTGTTAGTAAACGCAACCCTAAATACTTTGTTGGTCTCGTCCCAGTAAATACCTATGTTAGCGGCATCGCCACGGTTTAAGATAAGACCAATGTCAGAGGTATTCGTACCAGTCTGTACGTCATTCATAGGAATCAATGGATCAGCGAATCCAAACTTGACAGTGTTGATCTGATTCTCTCTGACTCGTGTTAATGCCATATTTTACCTACTGTATTGCAATATTTAGCTATTTTCGTTAAATACAGATAGGGCAAGCAAACTTTGAATAAAGTGCCAGTGTTTGGGCCCACGAGAATCCTATAAATAACTAATATAAAGGTTGAAAACTTATGCGCGAAATTAAAAAACTGTATCGTTCTACTTACACTGGTGAAGATGTTACTTCCGAGTTAACGTACTTAGATGGCAGATGGCAAGCTATTAGAGAAAATATCCCCAATGTTATTACAAATAATCACATCAGTGATAAGGCTATCGTAATCGGTAACGGTTGGTCTCGCAAAGGTTTCGATCTTAGCTTGATTAAAAATCACAAGGGTGGCCTATTAGCTGCTGGTGCTTTACAATCCTACGGTTGCAACGCATTGTATCGCGATTTTGCTCCCCACTTCTTAGTGGCCAATGGCCCTGAGTTTGTTAAGGAAATCGCAGCTACTCATTATCCAAGTCAGCACATTACTTACGCAAGCGCAAGCGAGTTGCAGGACCATCCAGGTAAGTTCTACTTGATCCCACAAGACCCATCATGGAATGCAGGTACTACTGCGACGTACTTGGCTTGCTTTGACGGACACAAACAAGTTTACATGCTAGGTTTTGACGGAGTTGACTCTGCAAATTCTGGATATTGCTTGTATCAAGGCACACATGGCTATATTGACCCAACACACGGATATAACGAAGAGTTTATGACTAAGGCCATGGTCAAAGTATTTCAGACATATGATGATGTGGAATTTATCCGCGTTATGCCTACTGATACATTCCGTATGCCTGAAGCTTGGAAGTACATGCCTAACGTTCGTCAGATCACATTCCACGAAATGTCGTTAGAAGTAGACCTATAAAATATGCTCTACAGTGCGTATTTTCTTTAATACGCTATCAAAATTGAAACTTCTCCACACCCCAGGATGTAACGGCCTGGGGTGATCTTCTATGTGCGTCCAGGCATATCCTCTGTGTTCATGGTTAAGTGTAGGGATGAATTCTTCATCAACTGGTATGATATATGTGTGATACTCAAACCGTGCATTGTCGGAAGTGAACAGCTCTAGCGGGATAATTTTCTCGTAAGTAACAGTACCAATCTCCTCACTGATCTCACGCTTAAGGGCTTGTATAGGAATTTCACCAGCGTCAATCTTACCGCCCACAAGTCCCCACTCACCACCATGCTTTGCCCCATTGCGGAGCAAAAATAGATAACGCTTAGTTGATTGCGAGTAGATTAGTGCACCTACTCCGACAGTAATTTTTACAGTATTATTGACCATTCACCTTCGCGGTACAAGCCTTCTACGGCCTTGGACCACTGCCCATTGAGCCACTTATACTGCACGGAAGTCTTAAGGTTAGTTACGTACTCTACAGTATTGTGTGTACTACTATTTAACGCAATCGTCCACCCCGTCATAGAATATTGAATAATGTCATTTGCTTTGGCAACCAACGGTCCCCAAATTTGTGAGCTGCTTCCTTCTGCACCTATGTCCCCAAGAATAAGGTAGCGGGTACCTACAGTAGGGCTCAGCATTGCTGCATCAACAGCCACTTTGGTTGGGTCAATGATAGCAGCTATGGGGCCTAACGTATTAGCTGGTAAAGTATCAATATCAGGATTAAAAATAAGTTGTGTACTATCAGCTGGATTCAATGCTATTGTACCAATAACTTCAACGTAAGTCGTCTCTGCGCTAACCTCGTCAAAGCCAGCATACAGTTGCATTCTTGCTTGTGATACGCCGTCAACCATTTTACCGTATACATCAATTAACGGTTGCCAATGATCAGGGGAGCCTATCTTATTGCCATCAGCAGTAACAATGTCGCCTTGCTTGTACAAGGTAAGGGTATTACCAGAGTACACGACACCATAGCCTAACGGAGTAAGCATACGGCGCATCATTAAGTTACCTTCCATCATCGCATCTTGCGACAATGCACCAGTCTCGTCAAACACAGATGTGATAATCTTTTGTACCACGCCCAACTGTTTAACCTTAGCAGGGCCTGTTATCCATATAGGGATTTCAAAAGTCCATGTCATAATGTCAATTTGCGAGTCATCATTCCCTGCCGGCACACTTCGTCCAGTCCACTGAATGTCAGTACGATTAACAACAGTAAGGGAAGTCCAGTCAATGTAGTTGTCTGTGTTTTGAATTTCCATACTTGGGTTAAACAATACGCCCAACTGCTCAAATAGCTGTAGCTTCTGTTCCATGTTAGACGTCCACATGTCAAGCTTAAACGTAACAGTATATGGAACAGGCATCAAACGCTCTACCGTGTAAGCAGCGTCTTGCGTTGAGCCATATTCACCAGTCACAGGATCATAGCTCTTTTGGCGAATGTTCATCTTAGATACATGGTACGGCTCTTGCATACGATTTTGATCGTACCGCATACCTGTAATGTAGATTGCCATTGCAGGCACGGTGCTTAACATGCTTTCTGAATTGTTCTTCAAAATAGTTGCAGCTTGTCTGCTTGGGTCACCGTAAAATACAGGCACAGTTTGGTAACCAATCACACCGTTGCGGTCCTTGCCAAACTCTACCTGGAACCCAGACATCATACGGATAAGTTGGCCCAAGAAGCGGCGAATCTGCCCGCTGTAAAAAAATGCTTGTGTTTGAATTGCCATTATTGATTATCCGCTTTTGGTCGTAAGATAGAGTTGAGACTTTGTAGTGTAGGTTTAGGGCCTTGCGACGTTGGAACAGTGCTTGTGTCCTTGACGAAACTGTTGCGCAACGTCAAGTTATCAGTTGCACCATTGTTCAAGTTAGTACGTACGGCATCCTCAATCTTAACCCAACGCTTGCCGTCATATCGGAATAAACGATTAGGAACGTAGTCTAAACGCAAGTAGTACGCACCAGTAACTGGTGCGCCAGGGAATGTAATGCCAGCGTCAACTGTAGTAGCATTTGGCGGAAGTGCATCACCTGTCAAGTAACCGTGCACTTTGTCTGCAGGAGTCTCTTGTACTTCGTTTGGCTTAGAGTGCGTCTTGATATACAAGCCAGACGTATCGTATCCAGAGCGACCAACATCGTGTTCTGCTTGGGTAATGATAGCTTCGTTGATGCCTTGGTACAAGTCTAATGTAGACAAAATCTGCCCTATAGGTGTAGTATCGCCAGGATCTCCTGGATCGCCTGCCATTGTGTTTTGCAAAATATCCTTGAACTCTTGCGAGTCAGTCATTGGGTTGATCTTCACACGCCAGCTATGCGGGAACCAAGTTGGGCTAAAGCCCTCGCTCGCAAACTGTGCGTCAGAGCAAACAAAGAAACGCTTTATCGCAACAGGTGTATTCGTATCTAAGCTATTAAAGTCTTTTAAGTGGGGCAATTCCATTACGTCGCCGTTCATGATCTTACGACCAAGCAGTGCAACCATGTCGTTAATGTGGAATGTCATAAACAGTGTACCAGTCTGCAGGAACAATCCAAACTGCGAAAGGTCAAAGCTTGTGTCAGCCACCGTGTAATGCCCACGCATCACATACACGGATGTATCGTACTTGCGGTCACGATTTTCCAGGAACAAAATGTCCTGGATGTTTTTCTCTGATTGGTTAATGTAGTCAGGAATTGTTGCGTTGGTGGAGCCTGTTTGCTGCACTGGTCCAAGGTACTTGTGGAGTAAGACGCCCGTGCCACCAACTGTGTATTGCTCGCTTACAATACGATCCAAAAATTTGTAATCTTTACTGTGGGTGCCTTCACGCCACATTGACAATTTCGCCATCAGAGTCTCCGTTTGTGTATTTAGCGTAAATATTGACGAGTAAATCACCTTAATGTAGACTGGCTAAATGGATTACACTGCTCGCCTAGACTCAATAGCCCCGCTAATTCTCAACGTAAAAAATTGGTCCACACGCAACGATATGCTGAAACTGCATAGGAACATGCGGGCTTTGGCCGCTAATCTAAGCGTGGCAGCAGTAGAATGCCGCAGAATTCACAGGCCAACCGCTGCTTTTGTAGCATTAGATACACGGTTCAATGAGCAATATAGTGAGTTGGAGCAGTGGTTAACGTTTGCCTTGCTACTTTGATTTGACTGAATATTCGGTTTAATGTAGAATTATGACTTAGCAATTAGGAGCGGTTATGGACATAGAAGTTAAAGTTTTGGATCAATACACTCGTGTAATGTTCACAGCTAAACTCAGCGACAGTTGGGTCCATATCCTCACTATGCGGGATCAAGTTAAGCCCCACATTAAGAAAGTTACCCCAGTAAAGCCTGGCACTGGCAACGGTGGCGACAATAACGAGTACGACGTGGTGTACGACGGCTACTTTGTTGCTTGGGAACACTTTGCAGCAATTGGCAACGAAGCAAATTGATTTGACCATTAAATGGTTTTATTGTACAATAGTGGCTTAGTAAGTAGTTAACGGAGTTGAAAATGTTTGTACTGTTCCATGTAGAGTCCACCAAGATTGTCCGTATCCTGCGCAGCGGTTACTGGCAAGATGCCAAGTTTGCAACTGAAGGCGCTGCTAAGGCTTGTGCTACTCGCCTCTCCAAAGCTGGCAAGCTGGAACTGAACAACCACGCAGTTATGGAAGAATGCGAATTTGCTCGCATTGAAAAGAAAGAAACTGTTATCAACTTGATGAGCGGCAAGCCTGTAGTGCAAAGCGTGAACACTCCGCTGTGCTGCGATGTGTCCTCTGAAACTTACTGGAGCATGTAATGCGATCCCCAAAATATAGCGGCCACAAACAAAACGGTGGCTCTGGCGTTTCCAAACATGGCAAGTCCTGGCTGACCCGGGACGAGCTGAACCACATCAAGTGGTACGCAGAAGTGATGAACAGCAAAAAGAACCGCGGCGATCGCAGCCCGGTTAACATGGACTAAAAATGATTTTACATTGGCCTCAAATTACACTGATCGTCATCAACGCCATTGGGCTCGGCATTCACTTGGCACGTAACGGACAATCGCGCGATGAGAGTTACAGTTTCGGATGGCAGCTTAGTGCAGCCGTATTAGATTTTTGGCTGCTTTATGAAGGCGGCTTTTTTGGAGCAGTGTAATGGCAAAGTATTGGTTGGGCTCGCTTGGTGAGAAAGACGATTTTGACATGCCTTACAAGGATGTGATGATCGACGGCGCAACCCGCATGGGCCCGTGGGCTAACATGACGGAAGAATCCTTTAAGGTGTACGGCACCGGCAAGCTGGGCCTTGGCTTCGGACAGAAGTACGTCAAGCAAGAAAACGGTAAGTGGCTGAAAGTGGAAGGCTAACATGGCACGAATTGAAAATTACGGCTCCAATGTCCGTGTGCGCTATGAAGGCAATCCTATGGACAATGCTTACGACGTCTTTGTTGACCAACTTGGCGACGACGGTGTGTGGGTTTTTGCAGTGCTCCGTTATAACAGCATGTCTGACGACTATGCTTACACTAACGCAAAGCAGGCAGCTAAAGGGCTGCAAAGCCGTTTGATGGGAGTGACCAAATAATGCAAGTTTATGAAATGCTGTCTGAACAGCAAGCCCGCAAAGTGGGCGAACAGATTATCGAAATGCTGTGCTTGACAAAGAACAAAGATGGGCGTTATAATACGTCTTGGGGCAGTAAGACTGTCGTAGGCTTGGGCCGTTGCGCTCAACGCATTGTGGTAGAGACCACTAAACTCAAGGAATAATATGGCAACCCGTACATCAGCTGGTATCAAAATCAAAGTCAAAGCGTTTAAAGTACGCAATCCCATCTTCGCGGATGAAAAGTATACTGGCGGCGAGCCAGACTGGTCTGCGGACGCAGCAACCTGGGACGACGATGTTTTTGATCACCAGTTGCGTCAAAGTTTTTACTACTACAATTACTACTACAACCAAAAGGACTGCAAAAAGTTCGTTGGTGAGTGGATGGTAGCATCTGGCAACTTTACCAAAGTTGACCTCAAAGCATTTTTGCGCACCCCTGACCGTTCCATTCCCATGACAGTGTGCGGATTGGTAATGGCTCACAAAGCGGGTATGCCATTCCGTGGCCGCCACGTTGAGTTTATGACTGACTGCATCCAGAAAGCTATTGATGAGCTGGAACCAGAAGTCGTTGCAGTTGTTACTGGTAAGGTAGAAGCAGCAAAACCCACTATCCAAGACCGTCTCAACGAAAAAACAGCAGAGGTGATTGGTGAGCTGGAAGGTTTGTTTGACGAAGTGTGCTTGAAAAACAAAGTGAGCACCAAAATCTACGAATTCCTGACAAAGAACAATGTGCCACAGTCCCAACTTGGCAAGTACGAGGCTCTGTACACTGCTCGCAAGGCAGAACTGGTGGAAGCGCAAGCTAAAACGGACAAGCAATTGACTGAAGGCTATTCGCATTTGAAGCCAGCAGACTTTAAGCGCATTTTAGGCTTCATTGAAGAAATCCTGGAAGCGGTTGAGCAATACCGTGGTGTGAAGAAGGCCACTAAGGCAGCACGTAAGCCCAAGGTTGTTTCCAAAGAGAAGCAAGTGGCTAAAGTGAAGTACATGAAGGAAGATAAAGCATTGAAGCTTGTCAGTATTCCTCCTTCGCTGGTTGTGGGTGCAAAGGAACTGTGGGTGTTCAACACGAAAACCCGCAAGTTGGGATGCTACCTTGCAGACAGCCTACAAGGGCCGCTTGGTATCAAAGGTACAAGCATTACAGGCTACGACGAAGCAAAGAGCGTGGCAAAGACACTGCGCAAGCCAGCTGATCAACTCAAGGAGTTTGGTAAAGCGGGTAAGGTTGCGTTGCGCACGTTCCTGAAAGACATCCGAGCAACGGAGATCCTGCTTAACGGACGGTTAAGCGCAGACATTTTGCTGCTTAAGGTGCAGTAATGAGTTGGATGATACGGGATTCTCGTACTAATTTGTTTAGTAACGGGATCATCCAGACAAGTTATCAAGGTGGATGCTACGTAGGATGGCATAGGCGGGGGAAAGTGTGGACTGTTGAGCAATTACTTAAAGATCACATTTTGAAATACGCCCAAAAATCCGTTGATGGGCAATGCCCTGATACTTGGGAAGTCCTTGAGGTGGTGGAAACTGCAAAACCAATTAACGAATGGATTGATGCAGATATGGTGTTTAAACTTTTACTGAAAGCGAAGAAATAATGTTACGAGATCGACGAGTGTTGATGGAAAAAGAGATGCAAGAGCAGAAGCGAGCTTGCGGTGAGCTCTACAAAAAGATTGTGTTTGGCACTGCTGACATGATTGAAACTAAGATGTATGACAGCATGAAGCTCAAGCTAACTGACATGACAATGGAACTTGCAATTGTGGATCAAATGATTTTGGACGGACACGAATGAAAATCAAACTCACCTTCAAAAGCCCTGATGCCGTCGACGATGCAATGACTGATGCAGGCATTAGTCGGCGTGAGAATCCAGACGAGTACGATGCATTGTACGGGGAACTGGCTGAGTGGATACGCTATGGTGAGTACCTCGGTGTAGAATACGATACCGAAACAAAGCAGATGGTTGTACTGAAAAACGACTAACTCAGTATAACGCAAACAGTCCTAGAAAGTGCTAAATACACTAACTAGGACTTTTTCATGGCTACCAAAGACCCCTTATTTGACTCAAATAACAACATAACCACAGACAGTCTGTATGACATGAATACAGGCACGGGTGCGGGACATATTGCTAACGATGAGTTTGATCCAAAATACGAATCGCACGATGCTAAACGTGCTGAGATAGCAGATTACATCCGTATGCGTTTAGCAGACGGCATTGTTGACGTTGAACTTGAGAACGAGCACTACGAGCTGGCTATTAAGCAGGCACTCATGAAGTACCGCCAGCGTTCAAGCAATGCTGTAGAGGAAAGCTATGTGTCCATGAAGCTTCTCCCTGAAACACAAGAATACATCCTGCCTAAAGAGATTATGGAAGTGCGCACCATTTACCGCCGCGGTATTGGAAGTGTGACAGGTACAACATCGTCACAGTTTGAACCGTTTGCATCGGGTTACTTGAATACATACATGCTAGTTGCCGGTCGTGTTGGTGGTCTTGTAAATTACGAGTTATTTGCACAGTATCAGAAGCTTGCGATGAAAATGTTTGGTGGCTTTATGAACTTCTCATGGAACAAGAGCTCCAAGAAGCTTATCATTGAACGAAAGATGCCATTCCAAGGCACAGGACAGAGCACAGTGGATCACGCAGAGACCGTTCTGTTATGGTGCTACAATTACAAACCAGATTGGATGCTACTAAATGACTACCAAGTTTATCCGTGGCTGCAAGAGTATGCTTATGCGTTTGCTAAACGATTGCTAGGTGAAGCAAGATCTAAATATTCCACTATTGCAGGACCAAATGGCGGTGTTCAACTTAATGGTGTGGCATTGATTGCAGAAGCCAAAGAAGAAATCGAAACCTTGGAAGAAGAAATCAAACGCTTTATGGATGGCGGTACGCCAATGACTTGGATCACAGGCTAATGCGCCAACGAACCTTTTGGTTTGGGTTATCCATGTTTATAGGTTACGGTTATTTTGTGCTGGCTTTAACGTACTGCCTAATGATAGCGATTGTAAAACCCACTAAATGGTGGGAAAAATTAGTAGGCCTTGTCATTCTTTGTATAATTGTGTTATCAATTGGTCAATGGGAAGATGCAGATTATTCTAATTACTTGAATTTTATGTAACTTCTTGCTATACTTGCACAAGACAAGGAGAATATATGAGCGTAATAGCAATTTGTGGCCTGATTGGTTCAGGTAAAGATACAGTGGCGGATTTTTTGGTTAACGATTTCGGATATAAGCGCATGAGCTTTGCTGGCACGCTGAAGGATGCAGTGGCAGCAGTCTTTAGTTGGGATCGTGAGTTGCTCGAGGGCAAAACTAAAGAGGGCAGGGAATGGCGTGAAGCTATTGACCCGTGGTGGGCTAAACGATTGGACATTCCCAACCTGACCCCGCGCCTTATGTTGCAGCTATGGGGAACTGAAGTGTGCAGACGAGGCTTTCATACTGACATCTGGGTAGCAAGCGTAGAGAATCAACTGCGCAATACGAAAGACAACATTGTAATTTCTGACTGCCGCTTCCCTAACGAAGTTTCTGCTATGCGCAATGCAGGTGCGAGAATTGGTTGGGTTAAACGCGGGGAGTTGCCAGATTGGTACCCTAACGCCATTGCAGCAAACAGAGGCGATGACGAGTCTAAAAATGTGTTAACTATGTTAGGCATTCACGCATCCGAGACAAGCTGGATTGGCACTGAGTTTGATTTTGAGGTCGAAAACAACGGGACACTAGACGATTTGAAAGCTAAGACTAAGCTTCTGGTGTACTAGGCTTCCAGGGTAGCTTACTTTTGTAAACCTCTATTGCGCAGTTAGCGCAAATGGTCTTCAGATTGGACCAATCAGTATTTTTTAAGTTTCCATCTAAATGGAACACCTGAAGTTGATCCAGCAACTTCGCTACAAAGCCGCACTTTTCACAGTGCGGTTTCTTTTTGTAGCCCGCTTTAACCCACGCCGCTGGCTTAGGCTTTAACTTTACCTCCTTACGCCCGCACGGATCACATTTTTTACGGTAATATGTAATGTCTTGTTTAACATAGTTGATTGCGACTGGTCTTTGCTTGCAATCTGAGCATAAAGGACGGAGTTTCATATCGTATTTACTGAAATTTAATTCTGCAAACCTTTAAAGGTGCTCGTAACAGCATACTTTTAACCAGTTTTCACTAAATATTGATAATGTACTTTAAAGGATAAACACCATGGCATTAGTTTCCCCAGGTCAACAAATTACTGTATCTGACGAAAGTCAATACGTACCAGGCGCAGTTGGATCAGTCCCACTTATCATTCTTGCTACTGCACAAGACAAAACAAACCCATCCGGCACAACGGCAAGTGGCACTATTAAAGCCAACGCTGGCAAGCTTCAAATGTTTACTGGTCAACGTGACTTAGTAAGCAACTTAGGTTACCCAATCTTCAAGCAAAGCTCGTCAGGCACACCGCTGCACGGTGACGAGCGCAACGAATACGGCTTAATGGCTGCTTATAGCACATTAGGTCTAGCTAACAAGGCATATGTTTTACGTGCTGATGTTGATATTGCACAATTAGATGCAACAGCAGTTCGCCCAACCGGCACAGTTGCAAATGGCACTAACTGGTTTGATTTATCTACAACAGATTTTGGTGTTTATGAGTGGAACGCAACTACTGCGGTTTACACCAAGGTTAAACCAACAGTGTATACTTCGGCTGCTGATATAGATGCTGGTACTGGCTACCCACTAGAGAGCGTTGGTTCCATTGGTAGTTACGGTGTATCATTGGCATCAGTCAGCGGTACTGCTTGGACAGTGCTTTACAAAAATTCTGCAAATGCATGGGTTGTAGTTGGAAGCTCTGCATGGACTGCATCGCACCCTACCATTAAAGGAACAACTCCATCCGTTGCCGTTGCAATCGGTGATGTAGTTACTGTAAATGCAACTTTAGTAACGATGACTAGTGCAACATTGGCTGGCGCAGTTACTGATATCAATAATGCTGGCATTGCTAATGTCACCGCAGCATTAGTGTCTGGTCACATTGAGTTATATACTTCGGCTACTGGTACTATAGTTGTTTCTGGTGCTGCATCTATTCTTGGTATCGCTGACGGACAATATTATAGTCCAATTACCAGCTTTGGTTCTTACGTGCAGATTCCAAATTGGAGAAGTACAGATACACAGCCACACCCAAGTGGTAGCGTTTATATTAAAACTACGACAACTGGTTCTGGTGCAAATATTAGCATTAGTAAATATAGTACCGCATCTTCAAGTTGGATAGCAGTATCAACACCGTTGTATGCTACTATCCCAACAGCAACTTATGGCTTAGACCCAGCGGGTGGTGGCTATGGTATCGCAGCTGGTACAGTGTTTGTCCGTTACGATGTGGACTCCAATGGTATCGCTAATTACAAACCGTTCGTTAAGTACTCTACTGGTGCAACAAAGATAGTTGCAAACGTAGTGGGAAATACTCCGTTTACATCAGGTGACACGTTTACATTGCGCACTACATCAATTGGTACCAATGCATTAACAACTTACACGATTACTTTGAATGGTACAAACCGTGCAGCATTCGCATCTGCTATTTCAGCAGCTAATATCCCAGAAATTACATCTGCGGTAGAATCTACTGGTGCTATCAGCATCACACACAAATATGGTGGTGTGATTGTATTGCAAGGTGCCGTGGCTGGTCAAGCTGGATTTACTACTAGTATCCAAGGTGTCTCACCTACTGCTACTGGTTTAAGCTTGTCGTCTTGGACTCCATTGCAGTACACATACAGCACGACAGAACCAACACAAAATCCTGTAGACGGTACATTATGGTACTACGGATCGGCGACTGAAATCGATGTGATGATTAATACATTGACTGGTTGGAAGGGTTATCATCAAGAAGCGTCTGATGCTCGTGGCTTTGTGTTAACTGATACAGACCCAACAGGCGTTATTGTTTCTGCAAGCAAGCCTACTTCCCAAACAGACAGCACGGCTTTGGTAGCTGGGGACTTATGGTTAGATACAAGTGATCTTGAAAACTGGCCAGCACTTTCCCGTTACACTGGTAGCATCTGGACAAAGATTGACAACACTGACCAAGTATCGCAAAACGGTGTCATCTTCGCTGATGCACGTTGGGGAATTGATGGCGCAACAAATATCATTAACGGTGAAATGCCAGCTATTACTGCTTTGGCTAACAGTGCATACTTGGATGCTGATGCTCCTGACGCACGCCTGTACCCACGTGGTATGATTATGGTTAACACTCGCCGTTCTGGTTACAATGTCAAACGTTTCGTAAGCAACTACTTCAATGACACGAGCTTCCCTAACTCAGTTATTCCAGCAGTTAAAGATGCTTGGGTTTCTGCAAGCGGATTAAAGAACAATGGTTCTATGTACGCTGGTCACCAAGCACAACGTCATATGATTGTTGCCGCTATGCGTGGTGCAGTTGATGGTTCTACTGAGATCCGTGAAGAACAATTCCAGTTCAACTTAATCGTTTGCCCTGGCTACCCTGAAGTTATTGCTAACATGGTTGCATTGAACAATGACCGCGTTAATACAGCGTTCATCATTGGTGATACACCAATGCGTCTTGCTCCTAATGGTGTTGATTTGGTTAACTGGTCCAACAATGCAGACAATGCAACTGGCTTAAGCACTAACGACCCATACCTAGGTGTTTACTACCCAGGTTGCGCTGAGACAAATGACGTTCAAGGTAATACAATCATTCAGCCAGCATCGCACATCATCCTACGCACATTTATCCACAGCGATAACATGAGCTACATGTGGTTTGCTCCAGCTGGTACACGTCGTGGTATGGTTGACAATGCTACAAGCGTTGGTTACATTGACTCTGCTACTGGTGAGTACAACCCAATTGGTGTTTCCCAAGGCTTGCGTGATACATTGTATGAAACACGTATCAACCCAATCACTAACTTGCCAGGTCTTGGTTTAGTTGTATGGGGTCAGAAGACACGTAACCCAGTTGCAAGCAGCATGGACCGTGTTAACGTTGCACGTTTGGTTAACTACATCCGTACTATCCTTGCGCACGTTGGTAACGGCTTCTTGTTTGAACCAAACGACAAAATTACACGCGATCAAATCAAGACTATCATCTCTGGTGCAGTTAACGATTTAGTTGCAAAACGCGGCGTATACGACTACCTAGTTGTTTGCGACGAGTTCAATAACACACCTACACGTATTGCTCGTAATGAGTTGTATGTTGACGTTGCTATTGAGCCAATGAAGGACGTAGAGTTTATCTACATCCCAATTCGCTTGTACAATCCAGGAGACATTGCTAAGTTATAATAGCATATAATGGGACCTTAGCGGGTCCCATTTAGCAGCATAATTTAAGTAAATACATATATAGGAGATAAAGATGGCAGTTTCGTCACTAACAAAGATTACAGTACCATTGGCTACTAGCCAAAGTGCATCTACCCAAGGCTTGTTAATGCCAAAGTTAAAGTATCGCTTCCGTGCTACTTTTGAAAACTTTGGTGTCAGTTCAGACAAGGCAGAATTAACAAAGCAAGTTGCGGATATTAAACGTCCCAACGTTACTTTTACACCATTTGCTATTGATGTTTACAACAGCAAAGTATGGTTACAAGGCAAGCCAGAATGGCAAGAAACAACTATCAACCTACGCGACGACGCGGGTGGTAATATTTCTCGTCTAGTAGGCGAACAGATCCAGAAGCAATTCGACTTTGCTGAGCAAAGCAGTGCAGCATCTGGTATTGACTACAAGTTTGTATTGCGTTACGAAGTATTAGACGGCGGCAACGGCGCTAACACTCCTACGGTATTAGAAACATGGGAACTATACGGTTGCCAATTATCTAGCGTTGACTACGGTGACATGAACTATGCTACCGCAGAAGCAGCGATGATTGCGTTAACTGTGCGCTTTGACAATGCAGTGCAAACACCTACAGGTACTGGTGTTGGTACAGCAGTTGGTCGTACATTAGGTTCGTTAACAACAGGTTAATTACTGGCTAACCCCAGACGAAACACTCATAAGCCCGGGTACATTCCGGGCTTTTTTACGAGCCATAAATAATAGAGCAGGAGAATATTTTGGGTTTACTAGACGGGTTTTTAACACAGTTAAGCACTGGCGATCAGGTCAAAGACTTTTCTCACGCCTCTAAATTATTCCACGACGGTGATCAGAAGACCACAGGTAATGCGCTGTACCCTAAAATGGGATACATGTACCATGTGTACTTTGACATTGATACAGATTTAAAACAAAGTGGCTCAGTACCTGATGCCGCGACAGAAGTAGGTATGCTTGTTAAGAGCATAGACTTACCTAAGTTCACTATTGACAATAAGACATTGAACAGCTACGGTAGGCCATCTATCGTACAGAACAAAATTCATTACGATCCAGTGACCTTTCAGTTCCATGATGACAGTGCCGACCGCGTCCGTACATTGTGGGCAGACTATTATGCATACTATTATAGAGACATGGATGGTGGTGTTGGTAGGGGTGGAGAAATAGATGCATCGTATCTTGGCGCTAATGGCCGCTATGACAATGACCGCAAAAATGTGTACGGCTTCACTCCACTAACGCAAGTCACAAAACCTAAAAACTTCATTAGATCCATTAAAATTTATAGCTTGCATCAGAAACGATTCTCAGAATATATTTTAGTAAATCCTATCATTACGTCGTTTAAACACGGGCAACACTCGTCAAGCTCTACTGAACCTATGCAACACGAAATGACAGTCTCATATGAGTTTGTGTTGTATGCTGAAGGCTACGTTAAACCGTCAACTATGCCGTCGTTTGCAAAATTGCACTACGATAAGAAACCATCGCCACTTACCCCTGCTAACGGGACACAGAGCATCATGGGACCAGGTGGTTTGATGGACACTGCAGATGATGTTATCAACTCTATCCCCAATGATCCACTTGGTGCTGCATTCAAAGCATTCCGCGGTATCAGCAATGCTGGTAAAATGAATCTTAAAGAAGCAGCATTGGGGGAGCTATCACAATTTGGTATGGATGTTCTTAGTGGCAATAACCCACTAAACAGAATAGCTGTGCCTTCGTTTGGTGACCTAGCAAACAAAATACAAGGGAATCTCACTGATATTGATAACCAATCAGCAGCTACACTCAGAGGTGCAGTATCTAGTAATGGCGCAAGTAGTAATATAGGTGCAGTTGCATTGTCTGCGGGCGTTGCCCTTCTGGCGTCAGGATCGCCTAAGACGGTAGCAGGCATTGGGATTGCGTATGCAGCTGGCAAGGCATTATTCAACAAAGCACCAACAGCAGCGCAAACATCTACTGCACCAGCGCCTGTAGATGTATCAAGCAATCAAGGATAATATGAGTCAAAATAGTTACAACCTAGCACCAGTGGATATGACGTCCAATGCTAACACAGATGCGAACAAATATTTTAACAACTTCTTTAGTCCTACTTTTACAGTAAATCCTGATGTAGATGCCGCAGTGATTAGCTACTTTGAAACTGTGGCAGACAACAAAGGTGCAGCTAAGATACTTGCCAGTGCAGTTATGTATACTGCCCGTACTCGCGGCGCAGATCCAATGGCAGTGCTCCAAGAGTTTATGAAGTTGCCTAAGGGTGAAGTAAACTCTTACTTAACTATGTTTTTAAACTTGCAGCGCAAGGGCACAAGTTTACTTGGTATAACTACACAACCAATGACTAACAAGTATGTTGCACGGAGTATTTTACCGTAATGGCTGGCAAATATGCAAATGGTCAGTTCCAACCCAGGAACGCAACCAAGTATATAGGTAAAGGAACGCCAACATATCGTTCATCGTGGGAACACACTGTGATGACATTCTTTGACAACAACCCTGCTATCTTACAGTGGGCAAGCGAAGCAATTCACGTTAACTACCGTAATCCGTTTACCGGGAAAAATACTATCTATGTTCCAGACTTCTTTATCTTGTATATGGATAAAGCGGGCAAGCAACATGCAGAAATTATTGAAGTCAAGCCACTCAAAGAGACATCACTAGCAGAAGCTAAGAGCACACGCGACAAAGCAGCAGCTATATTGAATATGGCTAAGTGGCAAGCAGCAACAGCGTATTGCCAAGCACACGGTTTAAAGTTTAGAGTAGTAACAGAGCAGGACTTATTTCACCAAGGTCGCGCCTAATAAATAAGGTATGACTAAAAAACTCGAATCTAGAAGACTTCCATTATGGGTAATCGGGCAGCCAAAGCCAGAAATTCCTGATCAACTGTTGAAAGAAGATAGTATAGCTCAAAAATTTCCTGACGCACCACAGACGTTAGAAAAATTGCTAGAATGGTTAAAGAATGCGAATAAATGAAATAATATTCGAAGCTAAAATAGATTTGACCCAATTGATAAATGCAAAATTCGGAACGTCATTGCAGAGCTTGACTGATTACTTTCGCGATAGTGTTACATACTATATTGCCAACAATAACGATCAAGTTAAAGCAAGACTAATATACTTACTCCGTAAGATTCAACGAGAAATTACGATTATTGTCAGTGACTCTATGTGGCAGGATAATATCGACGATCGAGACGTTGAAGAGACATTTGATGATTTTGTATTGTTAAATAACGAAATTGAAGACTACCTCGAAACATTATGACTAAAAAACTCGGTGAATTACTCAACCTGCCAGACCTTCCAGGCGGCCATTTCAAAGATCCAGACGAACAACCAGTGTCCCAAGACACGATGGATACAATAGAAGCTAATCAAGACATGATTGCCAATGTAAACGAGGCTATTGATAAAATTGATTTGGCGTTACCATTTGTATCAGACTTAGATCAATCAGACGTTGACTTAGACGAGCTGTCTACCTTGGCTAAGGACAAGGCAACAGACTTACTAGACTTAGGTATGAACATTGATCCACGCTTTGCTGGGCCCATCTTCCAAACAGCATCCGTACTATTAGGACACGCAGTTACAGCTAAAACAGCCAAAATGGACAAGAAATTGCGAATGATTAGTTTGCAGTTGCAAAAAGCTAGATTAGATCACCAAATCCTTAAAGACGCTAAAGCAGTTAAAGAGGGTGCAGAAGTTGAAGATCCTATTGATGGCAAGGGCATGGTGCTTGATCGTAATGCATTACTTGCAGAAATTCTCAAGCGTAACAAGCCCAAGGCGGAATAAAGTCATTTATTACTAAATATGTAATAGGAACCCAACATGCAAAATCTCCAAGAATATATATTTCAGCTTAACACGACTTACGAGTACCGTGTTAAGATTGCGGGTGTAAACCCAAAAGGCGCAGTAATGGAGCGTATCAAGAATGCTCTTGATGTATACGAAGTAGACACTATCTCTACCGCTCGTTCCATCCCAATCCAAGAACACCGTGACTTCCCTAAGATGGGCCCATGCGAAGCTTGGGTGTTTGAGGTAACAGTTAAGTATCCAACGACAACAGCATTGCTTCGCCAAATGATCCGTGAACGTGCCGGCGTTAACCCTGAGTGCGTATGCGTATACACTAAGGCGGAAGACGACCGCAACGAGATGGACGAAGCCCGTGGTAAAGACGTTAAGGGTTCCCGTTTACTTGACCCTAACTTGGCTGCTGATGAAGGCGGACAAGAACGTGTTGGGCAAGCCCGTACTGACAGCATGTTAAAAGAATTGACTAAGGGCAAAGCCCCTGGTATTGAAACTCGTCCTGCCGCACAAAAAGCCGCAGCACCAGCAGACACAAAGAGCCCACTTGGGTCTACACAAAACAAACTCCCTAGCCCATTTAAAGGTAAGAAATAATGTCTAACAATATATACAACATTTTAGCAGCATTCAACAACGCTACTAAGCCAGCAGAAGTAGCTACACCTAAGCAGCAAGCACAGAAGATCTACGAAAGCGTTGAAGCTAAGGGTAGCATTATGGGCGGCGTCAAGGGCGTTGAGAAGAAACTAAGCGAAGCATTTGCTGCACACAAAGTTGCAGAATCGTCTCCTGCGCAAGACGTAGCTCGTGCTCGTGCAAAACGCGAAGCAGCAGAAGCAACTAAGAAACTTGCAGCAGATAAGAAGAAAAAGCAAGAAGCTAAGGCTAAGAAGGATAAAGTTGACGAAGGCAAGATGTCTGAGATGGATGCTGATTTAAAAGACAGTAGTTTCTCTGACGCAGACTTCAAGAAGAAGTACGGCAAGGGCAAAGCTGAAATGCGTAAGAGCATGTCCGATAAGAAAGACGATAAGAAAACTAACGAAGCAGCTGGCGACGATATCCAATGGTACGACCGCCCAGATGATGGCGATTCCACACAAGACACAGACACTGGTCGCATTCACCGTGCTGGCCGTGGTGGCTATGGTAACAAGGTAGACGACGAAGCGCCAATGGCATTGCCAGCAGGCCAAGTTGCTCGTGGCCGTGGTCGTCCAAAGAATTTAGCTGGTGAGTTAAAGCGCCAAGCAGCCGCAGCCCGTGCAGAGAAGAACGGTGGGGTACCACAAGGTCGCGGCCGCCCACGCAAGACTCCAGTTGCAGCACCAGGCGCAGATAACAGTGCACCACAAGGCACACTAGGCTTACACCGCTTCTTGTTTGGCCCACAGCCAACAGGTGATAGCTTGCCAGGCAAAAAAGGTTCCGTACACAAGATTAAAGACACTGGCACAGTAAAGAACCCTAACGCAGTAGACACTGGTGAATTTGACGAAGGCTTAGGCGATGATTTCGCTAACATGGCTCGCGGTATGAAGAACAAAGACGGTACACCACGTTTCACAACAGTGCGCCAAGGTCCCGCACCTATCAAGCCACCATCCTCTAAGCCACCAGGCGCAGTGCGCCCATCTGGCCCAGCAGCAAGCAGTCCAGCTGATTGGTACGACCAAAGCACAGGCGGCAAGCGCAACATGGGTGACAGCAAGATCAACCGTAAGGCAGCGGTTACTGAAAGTGTACAACCTAAATCTAATTTTAAAGCTTACTTAGCAGAATCTGCTGGTGGCCAAGATGCGTTTGAACATATCTTGAATCGCTTCAAACACGAAGTAAAGAACTTCCAAGCTGGCGGCGACATGGACGATGATTTATATGAGGCATTGTTTGATTACTATTTGAACGCAGGCGAAATGCCTTACGGCGTAGCTAAAGCACGTACTGGTGACCCGTTTGAATGGGTAGCAGAACGTTTTGATCAAGACAATCCTGCAATGGACGAAGCAATTGATCCAGTTAATCCTGTTGATGTACCTGCATACCAGCGCCAGATGCAAGGTAAGAACGGTGAGAGCCGCTTCCCATTAAAGTTGGACCAAGTGTTGGGCCCACGCCCAGACAGCATCTCTGACCCACGCAACCTAGCTAAAAACAACGGCACTAAAGACTTAGACGACTTAGCACGTTTAGCTGGTATCACTACTGAATCTGTTTCTGTAATGGGAAGCAGTGAGATGATGGGCGACGAAAGCCAAGAAGATAAGATGAACATCTCCACTAACCAAAGCAGCGATGGCACAAAGAGCATCACAGTAACAGCAGACGGCGAAGCAGCCGTAGCATTACTTGACATGTTGAAGAACGCTGGTATGGGTGGTAGCGATGCTGCGGCAGAGCAAGAAGTTATCATTGCAGCACAAGGTGACGAGCACATGGGCGATGAAATGTCTATGGATGACGGCTCTGGCGAAATGGAAATGGAAGAAGAGTATGCTAACGAACCAGCACCACAGTACCAAAGCGTAGAGAAGATCACTTCCGCTGGTGACGATATGAATCGCCAGAAGAGACAAAACTTCCCATTACGTGCACCAGGTAACAACCCAATGTCCGAAGCAGAGCAAGTTGACGAGATCTCCCGCAAGACAGTTGGTGCATATAGAAAAGCAGCAACCGCTGACTTAAATAATGTACAAGCACGCCACGACAAAAACAACAAAGAAGATGGCTGGAACTATCAGGACTCACAAGACGAACACGACGCCTGGGCGCATATGCACAAGCGTAAGCAAGGCCTAAAGCGAGCTAATGGCGAGCAAACAAACGAAGAGCAAGTTGACGAGTTGAGCAAGAACACATTGGGATCGTATGCTAAGAAGGCAAATGACCAACGTGCACATGAACCAGACGATATGAAAGCTGATCGCCGCGGTACAGGTGTTATGAAAGCAATTGGTAAGATTGCTGGGGGCCCAAACAAAGGCGGTATAATGCGTGGTCATGCTGCGCAAGCACGTTTTACTAACGCAAACAACTTGCCTAATGCTGCAAAGGATGCTGAGACATTTAACCGTTCAGTGGACCGTAATGTAGCCAAAGAATCCACGGACCCAGTGCAGTCCATGGGTCGTGATTTGATGGCTGAATACCAAGCAATGAAGATCAAGAAGTAATATGAAAATTAACGAGATTATCGTTACTGAAGGCAAAGAAGGCACTCAACCTCTTGTACCAGCAACAGCGGGTAAAGGGGAGGTGCGCTTCCGTGACGTAGGTGGATATGATCGTACATATCACTTGCACCGCATTATGATGGCTACTGCAATGGCAGACGGTAAGTCTAAAAAAGCAGTAGACATGGATCAAGCATCTTGGGTAGAGAAGTACAACGTTGCTCGCCCTTACACAGATGAAGAACACAACATGATGGATGCAGCATTTGCGACAATTGACTCAGAGTATCAAACTACTGCGTCTGACCGCAAGTCCAGGGAGATGGAAGATACTAACAAACAAAGTATCGTCGCTCCACGCAAGAAAAACAAGTACGGTGTCTAATGCGTTTACGTTCTGCTGATTTTGTATCGCCAGGCGAAACGTTAGATCCAGATGCGTTTATGGATGCACGTGATATGGCTGACCTTCGTCGTTTAGCGGGCTTGCCTGCATTGGGTGAGAATGTCAACTCGCAAATGGGGTTACAAGACACCAATCAGCAAAACCCAATGGCACCCGCGGGAGACAATCCGTGGGGCATCAAGTCACCAGTTGGCACTACAGGTGGCAATCTTGACAAGCGCAAAATTGAAAGAGAAAAGAACTTAGTCCCCGGAACTGATGAATGGTTCCGTTTATGGTTCTCGCAGAAGGACAACCTAACAGCAGACGATTTTGAGAAGAATGAAAAGCTAGGGATGGACGAGATTCACAATACACTAATGTCCAAACCAACTGACCCTACAGATGCAGGTGGCTCAACAAATGAAGCAGTTGACCCAGAGATCATTAAAAAGCGCAAGAAGCGCCAAGACGTAAATCATGGCATTTACGTTATAACAAACATTATCACAGGTGAGCAATACATAGGCATCACCGCAGGTCGCCCAAACTTGAAAAAAGCTCTGTGGGTGCGTATGCAAAAACATGCGCAGCGAGCACGAGTAGAGGAAAAAGATTGGGGACTATGCAAGTCCATTCGTGAGTACGGCCCGGAAGCTTTCACTTACGGGCTACTCGAAGTCGTACGGGGCAAGAAGCCTGCTCACGCAAGAGAGACGGAACTGATTAAACAGTATAACCCGTCCCTCAATACATTCCGCTAACCGTTCGCTACCTTAGCAGTTAAGCCCAAGTAGCGGTTCCACGATTCGTGTGAAATGTGGAATGGTTGTGCACGTTGCTTCCATTGCTTGACCAAGCTGTAGTAGTCTGGCTTGAAAGGCATACGGATAGGCTTCATAAGCTTGTGACCCTTTTTAGAGTTACAAACCTTGCAAGCTGCAACGCAGTTTTCCCAAGTAGTCTTACCACCAGCCACACGAGGAATCACGTGGTCGTTAGTCAAGTCAGCTTCGCGGAACATTTCACCGCAGTATTGGCAAGTGTACAGGTCACGCAAGAACAGGTTGTGCTTGGAGAACTTTACACTCTTCTTGAAGTTGAAGTATTCCTTAGTCATTACAACCGCCGGAATTTCGATCTCAAGTTTTTCACTGCGAATGACTCGCCCTGGATATGTTTCCAAAATTTCAACACGATCCAAGAAGAATAACTTGATGGCGTGCTGCCAGTCAATTACGCTCAAAGGTAAGATTGAGATTGGGTTAAAGTCCCGGTTTAAGATTAAAGTTTGTTCCATTTTCGATGTACTCTAAGGTTTACATGGTATCAGTGTACATTAAAAAGATTATCAAGTCAAATGGCTGAAAACTGTTAAATACAGTTATGAGCCAAATACCTAAAAAACCATTAGATCCACAAGCGATTGTAAAGACACCGTATAAGTCGGTGTTGTGGACTGAGCAGCAAATTCAAGAATTTGCGTTATGTTCAGATCCGATTACAGGGCCTGCGTATTTCATGGATAATTTCTTTTATATCCAACACCCAACAAAGGGTAAGATGCTGTACCATCCTTATGAGTATCAAAAGAAGTTAATCGACACGTATAACAGTTATCGATTCTCTATCAGTTTAATGCCACGTCAGACTGGCAAATCCACCAGTGCTGCCGGGTATTTATTATGGTACGCAATGTTTGTGCCAGATAGTACGATTTTGATAGCCGCACACAAATATACAGGCGCACAGGAAATTATGCAGCGTGTTCGATACGCTTACGAGCTATGCCCAGACCATATTCGCGCTGGTGCTACAT